CATATACATCTGGGATGAAGGCGGAGACCTTATTCCGGTCAACAGCTCTAAGAAGCTCAACTCTTCAGAAAACAATGAAGTAGCAATGATTACTACCGAATCGGGTAATGAGGTTGCCCTCAGCGATATCAAGATTGTTCAGAATCCTGATACTAACGAGCTCGCACTCTTTGTTAAGGAAAATGAAGAAGACAAAATTCCTGAAGGATTTGTCGTAGTCGCTGATGCTGCTCAGGCAGCGCTTCCTGCTGGTAATGCTTGCCCTGAATGTGGTCAGGACCCGTGCGTATGCGAAGGTGACCAGGAAATCGACTCGTCTAAAAAAAAATGCATGAATTAAACTGCAAAGCTGACAACGTAGTGAAGGAAACAGCTTCAGACATCGACGAGCATGAAATGCTGGTTGATATTGTAAAAGCTATCGAAGACCTTGACTACGACGACCAGGTTAAGGAAAAAATGTTCGGTGATGCAGAAGGTTCGCTAAGGGAGCTGTTGGCAAACGTCGATGAGCATGAAGCCCTTGTAGATGTTACGAAGGCTGCCGAAGACCTGCTAATTGTCGACGAAATCATGCAAGTTATCCTCGGAGACTATGACCCTCTCGACTCTGAGAATTTCGACGATGTCGATAGCTCCCTTGATTGTTCTATCGGTGATGTTGCAATTTCTCAGGATTTCGTTCGTACTTCGACAAAGAAGCGTATGAACAGTTCACTTGAACCAGGTACTGCTGATGTGAACAAGCCTAAGCAGCAGTTCCAGGTGTACTATGAGGACGAGAACGGAAATGAAATCAGGAAGCCAGCAATAGTTACAGTCAGTAGTAATCTTAAGGGCCTGGACTTGTACGAAGCAATTCAAGAACAGTTCGAGGCTGAGTATCCTGGGTGTTTCTGGACTACCATCTGCGATATGAATGACGAAGTCAAGATGGATTCTTCTAGAAAGTCTGAATTGAATAGTTCGGTACACGACAATCCTGCATTGAAGCTACTCGTTGAAAAAATCAAAGAAAAAGCAAAACAGGTAAGTACCGTACCTACCACAGAAGGTGGAGACTCAGGATACAAGATTATCGTTCGTGGAATGGAACCGACTGAGATTGAGCCAATTGCTGCAGAGTTTGGCATTCAGCTTTCTGGTATAAAGCCACTTGAAGATGGATTTTCAGTCATTGTCTATGACGACTCTCTGAACAGTTCTGAAGTAGACCCGAATAGCGGTGGTGTCGTCGACGAGGGTGCTATGAGATACAAGGACTACCTTATTACAGGTGGAGAAAAATCAGGAGGGTATATCGCAGTAAGCCCTTATGGTAAGTTCTCGCCACACGTCTACAAGACAATCGATGATTGCAAGGCAGCAATCGATAAGGATATCAAGTTCAGATTCCCCGAACAGTAAGAAAGGCTGGTGGAGCTGTATGATAAGGATTCTTATTAAGAACTCTCTCAACTCCACTTTCGCCCATCATGAACATACAGAAGAGGCTAAAGAGCGTATTTCTGAAGGTACTCTAGAGTATCATGTTCAACGTCTGAAAGACGGTGTTGTCAAACAGACATATCACGATATGTGGGACGCCGTTGAATGGGTAAAATCTCACACTAAGACGAAGGCAAAGGACGAAAGCATATACAAGAGAATTCAATTCGCAGTTTATGGTTGTGATGATACCAAATCGGCTTATGGTTACGAGTGGAAACTCAACCAGATTCCTGGTAAGGACCTTAAGGAGGAAGACTAATGCAGCCCTTAATGCAGAATTCGCTTCAGAAGGATAAGATACGATGGAAATTGAGGTGGATGAGTCGAGAGAGATTCTCTACATTAACTCCATATCAAAAATATCGCAGACATATAATCAGTGTTCGTAATGAAGTATATCGCCAGAAATTCTTAGGTATAACTGACCTTACTCACCAGTATGATGTTACAAAGTGGAATTTCAGTAATGAACCAGCTATTCCGGATAGACTGGGTCTAAAGAATGAACACTGGAAGATATACAAAGAAGCTGATAAAGAAGCGATGCGGCGTATTACGAATCGCCCTATAGGTAGGTACACACCGTGGGGTAATCTACGTCAGATATATCCTACCTTCGAAGCAGCTGCAGACTGGGTACTTTGGTATTTCCAAGACCATATTTCAGATGTACAAGGTGCTAGACCGCCAAAGAGTAAAGAACGAATAGAGAGACGTATCAGACAGTGCTGCTTACATTGGATGGATGTAGCACCGGATGACCAGTTTGCGTTCGATTACTTCTGGGAAGACGAAATATATAATATGGGCAATATACCGTCGGTAGCTCGTCCGTATGATTTTGTCTGGAAGTACCTGACATTCGACGAAGCAACGACAATACGATACGGTGACCTAGAGTCATTAGATTATACAGGAAGTAGGGGTAACGGTGCTAAGACTAAATTGCAAGGCTAAGTCACAAGCCAACCCATTCACAAGAAAGCACACCGGTGCGGAACGTGAGAAAGAACAGATGTATACTGACTTTCAATCGTCTAATATCGACGGGATGGTCTACAAGGTTGAGAAAGAGCAGCTTTGGATTCGTTTCAAAGATGGTTCTGTTTATACCTACTTCGATGTACCACTGCGTGTAGCCAAAGGCTTATACAAAGCTGGCTCTAAAGGTAAGTACTTCTGGAGGAAGATAAGAAACAATCGTAGGTATCAGTATCAAAGGTTGACTGCTTCTCTAATCCATAGACTTGATAATTATTCAGGTCTTCGTGACCTAGGAGGTGAGCGATTTTGAGACGATTCAAGGTTAATGCTTCTGCTAATATCAGCCCCAGTCAGTATGATAGTGAGGTTGACGAGCAGTTCATGCAAGACGTGGACTCTATTATCACATTGGAGGACGGAAGCTCACTTGACCTTAAGAAAGCTGTTCTACTCTATAATCCGAAATCCAAGAAAATCCAACTTACAGATTCTGATACCTATCCCGCAGAGTTTGTCCAAGTCGCGGTGCTGGATGTTACTTCTCAAAAACCTGAGGTGATTGAAGATGAGTCATTCGATGAACCGACCGAAGAAGGAACAGAAGAAACTACAGAAGAGTCGGGAAATGAAGAAACAGGAGAAGCTGAATCTGAAGATGAAGGTATGGGAATCTCCACAGCCGGAGATGATTCCGGTGACTTCTTCCAGTGACTACATGGTAACCCCAGCTAAGCGGGAAATTCTTAGCAGATACTTCAAACTCGATTAAGGTTAGGGCGGTTCGGTTGAATCGCCCTATTGTTATAACCGGTATAGCTTAAATGCAGTGGTTTAATATAATACAATTATACATCGCACTGTCTTGCATTTAAGCAAAATCAAACCCAATAAGGAGGTCAGATAGTATGCTGTTTAAGGTTAGTCAGGTATCACCTACGGTAGAGTTGGTATTTACCGATGTGGATGATTTTATCAATGTCTACCCATCATATCACCAAGCAGGAGACCCTATATATGCCAATGTCATGAATTCAGATTGGTATGTCTACGGTACGCAATATCGTTGGGAAACTCCGTACTACAATCTCAAAGATGACACAGTTCCCGTAATTCAGCTGATTTACTCGTATAACGCTACAGAATCTGAGCGTCAAGCTCAATATCGAGCATTCAAGAGCATCACAGCTGTCGAAACGAGGAATAGAAAGCTGTATCTATATACTGACGTTCGTCCTTCAACTACCTTTAGAATTCGTTACAGAATTCTAAATAAGGTGGATTTAGCTATACCACTTAATAGACACTATGGTATAGGTATCGGATATCAATCCAACTACGAGGGAGTAGAAACTCAGATGACTGCCTTTAATCCGGTTACGAATTCTAGAATAACTATGACAGGTTTAATACCAGTAGCACGAGAATACCAAGCTGGTATACTACCTGGTGGTGTCTTAGCCAGACTGAAGAAATTAGAGGCAGCTTATAACACTGATTTTTCTAAACCATACCGAATTGCGGGATATCCCTCAGAAACTGCTTCTACGTCACAGACAACGTACTATGCAGACGTCAGTTCAGTCCAAGCAGTTCCTGCTGATACCTGGTATAAAGATTGTGAGATTTGGACTGTGACTGACGCTACCGATTTCATCACCGCGTCACACTTGTTTTACCAACAGCGTGCTACGAGTTTAAATCTTGAACACGTTTATACAGGTAATGTAACAACCTTTAGTTATGCGTTAGCTGCTAATAGCTTGCTACAGAATATTGTAGGACTACCGTTACTTGACACACACAGCACAACCGACATCAGTTATATGTTTTCTGATGACTCTGCTCTAGAGCGGGTTGATTTAGGTTCCTGTTGTCTAGATAAAGTAGATACCGTGGAAGGTTTATTCAAGAACTGCACTAATCTCAATTACATTGATGTATCATCGATTGACTTTACCAAGGTGGTTAATGCTTCACCGATAATTGACCAACCAGATATATTCACAGGTGTACCAGATGCTTGCACTATCTGGGTAGGAGGTCAAGAACAGTATAAAGCCATTCACAAGAAGTATCCTAACCTAACCGGCATTACCTATAATTGATTTATTTCTATATATTAGATTAAATAGCATAACTTCGATGTTCCTACACACCTTCGTATATAATATGAATATACCGAAAGGAAGTGACAATCAGTGAAAAATCTTAGTCAGCTGATTTCCTCATTCGAGGTGAAAGCGAATCAAGACGATTATGCTATTGTATCTAAAGACGACCTAGAGCAAGCTGCTCAGCTTCTCAAAGACTACGAACGCCTGAAGTATGCAGAAGAAAGATTAAATTCTGATAATGTAATCTCGCTGAATAGTTCTGAGTTTGCTAATCCGTTTAGAGCAAAGCTAGGTCAGAAATAACGCTGAAAGGAGGATATCATGAAGAATGTTCTATATGGTGTCGACGAGAACACTGGTACTCAAATCGACATAACGAACATATCTGTCTTAGATACGGTTGTGGCACAGGTATCTGATGCTGGTGGTAATAGCTATCTAGGTAACCAGGTTACGCTGATAACCGATAGAGATTTTCTGTATGTGCCTGACCTTGACCAGTCACTTACGGTTGGTGATGAAATCTATCTGGACAATCAGACTACCCAGCGTTGGAGCGTCTGCAAGGGGTGGTATTCAGTCGATGATAACCCGCCCATAAATGGCTGGTATCTAGAATCTATCCCCGCAGGAAAAATCAGGAGTCTATTCCTCAAGGATTTCAACTCTTTAACTTTTGTAACTCCCAAGACAGAGTTTACACTACCTGCGATATTCACAAAGGAGGAAACTGACAATGGTTAACATTAAGCTGAGAAACTTGAATTGCGACGGTACAATCCATACCAAAGACCTTTCTGGAAAGTCAGAGGTTGAAATCGAAAGAATTCTCAAAGACAATCCTGACTATAAACAGGTTCGCAAACTGGGTGCTGCATTCACGGTACTTGCACCGAACGGTACTATCTTGGTATTCTGGGATGAAAATCAAGGTACCTGGATTGGTGTACCTATCAAAACCACAGGAGGATTCCATAATCTTCAGATTGATGGTTCCTACGCTCCTAAGGAGCAATAACTATGGACGACCTAAAGCCAAGATATTATTCTATTGATAATTGGAGACAAGCAACGAATTGCGTTAGCAATGTCGATAAGTCACTAAAAATCAGATATACTCAGTTCGTGAATTCTCACGTCCTTGAGGGTGGAAGAATTCAGGTAATTCATCCTGCTTTCGGTGTAGTATTTGCGGCTTTTACGTCTGCTTCCGGTACAATCGTTGACTATGATGATGATGCCTTTCTTCGAACTGAAGAAATCCTGAGAGGCTTACGCCAATGGGGTTTCGATATCAGATTTAAGGTAAACCCGATTATAAACCAAGCAACTCTTAATTATCTACAATCGGCTTTAACTCTGGGATATACTACAATTCGTTGGTGTATCAAAAAGCATAAGGTTCAGTCCAATTCCACGGTCTTGACAGGAAACTGTCGAATTCGTGGTTGTGCAGAGAGACATACGCATATAGTCGTACTGTTCAATGAGAACAAAACACCAGAGTTGCTTAGACAATATCCACCGCCGATAAAGAATTTCGGCGGTGATATTATGGAAGTAGATTTAGCCAAAAATACTGCTTTAGACTTTTCGTGGCTCAGCCTGCCAATGAATATTCAAAGCATACTCGATGCTCAGACTAATAGAAGGGAGGATTAATCATGTTCGGTAAGATTATGAGACTCGACTGTGCAAGACAGAACAGGGTAGACCCCGGTGCTTTCATGCAACTATTTAGCGAGAAATCTCAGAACACTATCCGAAAACTCGACGGAAAAGCACCTTCGTTGAATTCGAGTCTGTGCCCTAACTTCCACGAGTCACTGCCGGTTCATCAAGCTATATACCCGTCGTATTTCGACTCTACTATGCTTCGCACACTCTACTACAACATCAGAATTCACGGTGATATCCCCAAGATGACTCGTGTGTTCATTAACAAAGACCAGACTATCGTGTTCGAATTCGAAGAGTCAGTTAAGAAAGAGACTGCTAAGAGACTTGAAGAAATTCTGAAAAGTCTTGGTCACGTTGAATTCACAAATCCGGAAATTTCCGGTAAGCGTGTGGGTTTCGACATTGTAACCGATTCCTATTCAGAACCAGAATGTAACCTAGGTAATGTAGGTGATGTCGATGAGTAATCCGAAATATGAAGCAACCGTAAAGAACTATGCTGACGTCTTTAACTATGGAACAGGTCAACCGATTGAGTTACCTAAGTCAGATGAATCCTATCAAGGACTGCAGGCTTGGGTTGAACGGAACAATCAGCTCATATATCATCTGCTTATCAGCGACACTGAAGCAATTAGAGCTATTCAGCCTGGCACAAGGCTGAAGCTAATCCAGCAGCTTAAAGAGCGGAACAAGGAACTACGTCTGCTACGCTTTAACCGGATTACTGACAAACTCACCAACAAGCTGGAATATGCTATCGATGCTCTCATGCAGTCTGATGTAGAACATGACGCTCAATACATTCCGATGTATACCCAACTGCTCATGTCTTTACAACAGGCGACTAAAAATATCGATATACCTATCGATGTTCAAGATGCTATCATATTTGACACGATTGAAGACGCTCAGCAAACAGAACTTACATCTAAAGAGCGGCAGAACATTCGTGATGCTGCAAAGGAGTTGGCAAAACTATGTACCAATACCTCGACCGATTCACAGAAAACTGGAGCTCAGATGACCTGATAGAGATATTAGGTTCGCTACCAGATGAGTATAAACTCGATGTTTCGGCTTGGGCACCGGTAATTGCTTGTGTGGGTGTACAAGGGTTCACACACCTATGTGCTGTGTTTCCTAATCAACCAGTGAAATTCCCGTCACTGTTTGAGCTCCTTGCTGTATTCGCAGCAAAAGAAATTGTCATTAAGATGAAGACAATGTCAAGAAGAGACGCAACTAAAGAAGTTCTAGGTACTCTTCAACTCAAGGAGGTGGATAGACTTGTCGACAGATTATGCTCTTCTGAGAACACTTCTACAATTAAGCCGAACGAGAGTTGACGCTACCGAGAACTATATCACCGAGTGCTCCAAATTCCTGAGTACTCGTCCTGAAGGAGGGTCAAAGGATGATTATAGGAATATCCACAATCGATTGGATAGGGCAATTGCCGATAAATGTCCTAAATGATTATTTCAAGTACATCGATAAACTTGTCGTCACTGTCAATTCCCCTGATGAGGAATGGGTATATGAAGATAAGGTATATTATCGAAATATGTCATACACCGCTCTGAAACAGCTTATGGGATATTGGGGCTGTTGTAAAGCATATCCCAGAAAAGTTCTATGGTCTAATCACTTTGCTGTTCAAGAGATACCAGCAGGAATGACACCAGATGATTTAAAGCGGAGGTGGTTAAATGAACTCAAAGCAAAAGGACTTCTTGCAGGAGAGGTATAAGCCGAAAGATTGGTACAATGAGCTGTATCGTATCTTTTCTTGCGTAGATGCTTTGCTAACACAGACACAGACTGTTCAGATTGGTCAGTGTCTGAAAGCATTAGCAGCTGGTGAGAATATCACTTACAAGCTTGAAGATTTGTACCACTCATTTCGCGGTAACAAGAAAATCTGCGAGCCGCTGGAAAACTTTATGCATCAGTACATCGATAATATCAAAGATGACACTGTCGAACAGAGTCATCCAAGAATTGAACAGGAGGTTAAGAATTATGGTTCGCTACAGTACCAAGACACAGACATCAGCAGTGAAAACCACAGATTCTATTAAACTTAACAGCTCGATGGGAGTCGACCGTGAGCTCTTGCTCACAATCTCCCAGAATCTTACTGACCAAGCTCAACAGCTTGCTGCGTCTGTCGAAGCGAGACTGGAAACACCGCTTAGCGAAACATCAGGTGAGTCACAAGACAATACCAAGCAGCTTCTTGATTGGGTTGCTGACCTGTACGCAATCGGTGCAGATATCAATGCTTATCTGAACCCTGAGGTGGAAACAAAATGATTTCAAAGAAAGAACGGAAAGAAGCTGAAAAAGCTGCTCGTTCTCTCTATCAGGATGTTCTAACCGTAGATGTCAAGGAGGACCATGAAAATGAGTCCTCCTTGCTCCTTACTATCACTCGTGGCAGACAGATGCCTACGGTACGCATAGACCGCGAAACTTATGAGGTCAAGTCGTTTCGTCGTAAGAAAGGAGAGAAGGGAGAGAATTGAGTTATGTATACGATTTATATTCATCGATTTCCGAACAATAAGGTGTATGTTGGATGTACTGCACAGCGCCTTGATTGGCGTTTCGGTAGAAACGGTGAAGGTTATAAAGACGCAGCTAAAATCTGGGCGGCTATCCAGCAGTTCGGTTGGGAGAACATTCAGCATGAGGTGCTGGCAACTACAGAGAGCAGGTTTGAAGCTTCTAGATTAGAACAATATTACATCGATTACTATCAATCTTCTAATGACGACTATGGTTATAATACCAGAAAGGGTGGTCTAGGTAAACCACTACCTCCTATGCGACAGGAGTCTAAAGATAAAATTGCTAAGGAACATCGTGGACGCATTGGTATTCATAAGAACGGTCTAAATTACACCTGTCGACCAGAGCTTTTACCTTCAATGTTATCTAAAGGCTATGAATTGGGATGGTATTCACCTCCAGAAGAACAGGTCAGAAAAATAGCAGAAGGTAAACGAGGCGCTGTAGGCATTCATAAAAACGGTAGAAATCGATATGTTAAAGAAGAAGAGTTACCTGAGTTCCTTGCACAGGGGTGGGAACTCGGTGGTGAACCTTTACCTGAAACTATGAAGCAGCATTTGTCTGAGATAAATAAAGGAAGAACGTGCTCTGATGAAACGAAAAGGAAGTTAAGCGAAATTCGGAGGGGAACGATTCTGGTTCATAAAGGTGAAACTAATCGTAGGGTTAGGCCTGCAGAATTAGATAGTTATCTAAGTTCCGGCTGGGAGAAAGGCGCATCACCGGATTGGGTAGAAACCAATCGAAAGGCTCAATCTGGAAAAACGCAATCGACCGAGACACGCCAGAAAAGAGCCAACGCACTTCTAGGAAAGAATGTCGGAAGAAAGCACATTCATCGGAATGATGAACATAAGATGATTAGGGCTGATGAAGTGGATAGCTACCTAGCACAAGGTTGGCAGCTAGGTAAGCCTAAGTTCTGAGGAAAGGAGTGGTATTGGTGAGCAGTACGTTAAATCTTACCATGTTATCTCCCGAACGTTTTCGAAGTATCTATAATTCATTATCACCGTCTGAGCAGGAGACCATGCAGCAGATACTCAAAGAGTTAAGTGAAACCGGTGAAAGTGAAACATATGAAAAAGTCTGGTTAGAGGATTATGAAGAAATTCCAGTAGATATCGATACATTTCTAGAAGACCCTGAATATCTTGGTAAAGCAACTAATCTAGGTAATCAGATTTATCCCTTTTGGCGTGAGAAGTTACGCCAGATATTCGCAGGAGGGGATACTGAATATGAAGAAATTGCGTTTACAGGTGCTATCGGAATTGGCAAGACTGCCATCGCGGTGTATGCTATTGCTTATCTAACTTATCGACTATTATGTCTGAAATTTCCGCAGAGATATTTCGGATTCGCAGATACAGACGAAATTGCTATATTCTTCTTCAACGCTACGGTTGCATTGGCACAGAGCGTCGGTTATGGGCGACTTCATGCGTGTCTTATGGAATCACCTTGGTTCTTGGCTCACGGTACAGTTGCAGGTTCAGCATCTAACCCTTATTATGTACCAGGAAAACATATTACTATTAAAGCAGGTTCTAAAGCAAGTCATGGTTTAGGTCAGCAAATATTCTGTGGTTTCCTTGATGAGGTTAACTTCACACCTGGTTCGAATACAACCATGGAGAAGTCTAAAATCATGCAGACTTACTCATCGGTTAAAGCCAGAATTAAATCACGTTTCATCCGGAACGGAAAACTCTTGGGTAAGATGTTCTTGGTTTCATCCAAGAAAGCTGAAGATGACTTCTTGGAGGTGTATCTAGATAAACGTCGAAAAGAAAACGATGCAGATAAATTGTTCATTGTCGATGAGCCACTATGGGTTGTAAAACCGTCTGATACATATTCTGGTAAGATGTTCAAGGTTGCTTACGGTGCAAAACAGCTAACTCCTCGAGTAGTTGAAGAGGGAGAAGACCTCGAATCAATCCGACAGCTTGGATATGAGATATTGGACGTTCCTGTTGAACTGGAATCAGATTTCCGGTTCAACATCATAACTGCACTACAAGACCTTGCTGGTAAAGCACTACCAGGTACAACCAGCTACTTCAGCTATAAGATTATCAGTGCGTGCTATACAGATAGACTAAACCCATTCTCTGCCGAAATACTCGAAATAGGATGCAACGACCATATGGAATATCAAGAGTTCTTCGACCTAGAAAAAGTACCTAAGGAGTATAAATCAAGACCGATGGCTATACATCTTGATACATCATTAAGGAATGATATTACTGGTATATCAGGTGCTTGCTATGTAGATAATGTGCTTGCAGATACGGACGACGGTACAATCGAGAAGAGAGTTTACGCTCAGGTATTTTCCGTTGGCATTAAGGCACCACCAGGTACCGAAATCAGTATGGCTAAAAATAGACGTTTCTTATATTGGTTACGAAGTATGGGATTTAACATCGCTATAATCAGTACGGATACATACCAGACTGCTGAGTCTCACCAGATATTGCGAGATAAAGGGTTCACCACGGCTATACGCTCACTCGACCGCACACCAGAAGGATATAAGACGTTGCGTGAAGCGATGATGGAACGTAGAATTAGTCTAATTCATCATGCTAGATTAGAAAATGAATTGATTTATCTTCAGTATGATACTCATACAGGTAAGCTAGACCACCCTGCTAACGGTTCGAAAGATATTTCAGATAGCTTGGCAGGTGCAATATGGGATTTGAGTCTGTTACCGTACACCCCCGTTCTGCATGATTTCACAATGTACTCGCACGAACAAGAAGACAGAATGCCTCCATCATTTAAGAATGGATTATTCAATGGGCTTAGGACTTATGATAAATATCAATTCGACCGCAGTCAAGGCGACTGCGATTTGTTCAGACAGAAAGGTGATATTATGAACACAGATGTATTTGATTTCATGCATAGGGAAGGACCGGTTAGTACCTATCTAAAAGATGTAGGAAATACTTCAGGACACGATTATATGAAGTTCGAGAAAGGTAAGGACGGTCACTTTACCTATATGACAGGTGACGAGTATATCGATAAATGTGTCAATGATTTATTCAAGAGTACCAGAGAGGCTGTTGTTGACAACGCAGTTACAGAATATAAGGTTCATAGGTATGCAGAACTGATGAAGCGAGGTGTGAAATTTCCACCAATCTACCTGGATTATGTCACAGGTAATCAAGAAGGTCGATATCGAGCTTTAGCTTTTAAAGAAGCATTTGGTTCTGATGCTAAGATGCCTGTATTCGAAATATTCCCTACAAAAACCAGCCTTAATGAGCTTCAGCAATACTGTCAGAAAAAGTATGGTAAGATGGGTAATCAATTCATGTTCGAATACGGACCTAGACTAGGTTTTAGTGCAGAGGAAATCTATGACTACCTAGGCTGGGATAAACCAGAAGAATCGGAACCTGAAGAAAAAGAACCCAGTGAGTTATCTGAAATTTCAGATGAAGAACTTATGCAGAATGTAGCTGATTATTTCAATATGACAACCGATGAATTGGATAATCTACCCTTAATTGAATATACCCGATTAATCGACCGTTATATCGACAAGAAGTACCACAGTTAATCATGCGTCGTATCTTGATTTAACGGTGTATTATATGATATACGAACTACATAGCACGCTACAGCATGCGTGTGTGATTATAAGTGTGTACAACTTTATTACACGGTTCACAAAACCACGCAAAACACAAGCAAGCTATAAGAAAATCTATGATGTTGTATTATAACACTACAGTAAGGAGGTAAATGACATTGGGGCTTTTCAAACGAAGAAGAAAGCAGATTATCGATAACAATGCAGTACCTGCTAATCAAGTCAAGAGAAAAACCGACCTGTATGATATCGACTATCGTGTATTAACCGGTGCTCTGACTGACCTAGACCAGATTAAACAATCTGCAACTGCACTGAAAGATAGAGCTACGATGTATAATTGCATGACTCAATTGAAGTCTGATGCTATCATAGGACCTGCAATCGAAATCTATGCTACAAACGCTACTGGTGCTAACGCTGACGGTGATGTAATCTGGGCTGTACCAATCAATGACGATGACGTTTCGATAATGGCTGCGAAAGCAGCAAATGAGCGGATGAAGGCGTGGAAGTTGAACTGGCGTGCGTATAGCCATATGATTGAACTGGTTACGTACTCTAACCTTTACCTTAAAACTACCGAATTTGTAACGCCTAGAACAAAAGATGACAGTCAAGGTGTTCTTAGTCTAAATCAGAGAAATCCGAATCAACATTGGGACGTCCGTACAGACGTCGCAATCAGTCCGGCGATTATCTATGAACTTAGACATGATGATGAGCCGTCTGCATTCTGCGTGGATTTCTCACTCCAAGATAACATCAGCGAGACCTCGTATGACAAGTGGTGCAGAATCAAGAACAAACCTTGGTCTGTTCAATCAAGTGACTCTGTTGTGCACATTGTCTACAATCTGTCTTTATATCCATCAGAAATTGAGGTTGAGGATTCAGACGGCATAACACCTTATACAATTTATCAGGGTGACCCACTGTTTATCGATGCTTATGTACCTGCACAGATACTTTCACTACTTGAGGACGCGATTGTTGCTAATCGAGTTACCAAGTCTGCTCTGTTACGAATTCTTCAGCTTGAAGTTGGTGACTGCTCACCAGAAGAAGAACGTCGCCTTCTTGACCAACTCAAGAGACAGATGGAACATAAGCTGGCAGCGAACACGAACACTGGTTCAGCTTCTTCTTACGCAGACCCAGGTCCATTAGAGAAAATCGTCTACACAGTTACTCGTGACGGTAAAGGTGTTATCAATCTAGAAACGCTCGGTGGTGATGTGAACATACGAGACATCGTCGACTTGGATTGGTACAAACAGAAAATCACTTCAATCACCGATGTGTCTCCTGGTAACCTAGGACAGTCTACGGATGAAGAAGGTACCGGTGGAGCTACAATTCTAACGCAGAATAACATTCGGCTGTATCGTAAAATCATCAGTTTGCAGCATGCGTATAGCGAGGGTATTCGCGAAGCATTGAATAAATATTTCGTGAAGAACGGCTTACCACAATACAAAGACCGGTTTGAAGTTAAGATGCAGCCTCCTGTAGGTCCTGAAGATGAAACAAAGTCTGAACTGCAGTCTAACGCTGTTTCTAGAGCTAACGATATTATCGCTTTGCTTGAAAATATCGGTGTTACCGACTCTCAGGTTAAGATTAAATCTATCAAAGGACAGCTTGATGTTATCGACCCTGCAATCTATAGCATGCTGAACAAAACCGATATTATCGAATCAGCAGAAGGTGAAGCTGAAACTGAGGAGAATCCCTTTATCTAATCAGTAGCAGACAATCCTGACAATTGTTCATATAATGTAAATTGAATAGACAACAATTTTACGTCTATTTAAGCGAGGTGATTACAGATGATTACAGAAATGACCCAAGACAAGAGCACCGGAAGGTTTGTCGTAGGTGGTGACTTTCTCGACATTGACATTCCCAATCAGGACGGTTTGACTTTTTCAGGAGCAACAATTGATTGGCTCTTGAATGATGAAACATTCAAGGATTGTCTCGCACGCAGGGTCTATCCTGCATACATCGAGCACCCAACAGATAACACACCGGGGTTCCGCAAGACTGAAGCTGGTTTCCTAATCGACTGTCACCGAGAAGGAAACAAGCTGAAAGGCAAAATCGAGCTTCTAGACTCAACCGAGGAAGGCAGATACATCAAAGATTTGTATCTACACGGCATTAAACCTGGTGTTAGCATTCGTGCAGATGGATGTACCGATACCGGCACAGTACCAGGACGAACAACAGGTCCAATCGACTTCTTTGGGTTTGACTTTGTAGCGCTACCGGCTTTCAAATATGCTGTTCCGGTTAAGCTCGCAGCCTCAAGGCGAAACCTCCCACAGAGCACCCTCAGATTAACAAACACCAGCCGTCAACTGGCAGAGTTGCGTAAAAGTGCTTTGTGCGAGATGTTATATAATTCGCACTTCAAAAACTTCAGCTAAAGGAGAGAATACTTATGCTTAAGCCGTACACAAACGCAGGCAAGGCAGGAATTCAGAGCCTGAATTCCAGTCGGACTGCCAAAGGACTATCCGGGTATGACGCTATTGGGCTTTCTAAGGCTCAGAAGATTCTCAATAACGCATACGCACTGCAGAAGAGAGCGCTCAACTCGAGTCTCCTTCCTACTTCTATTATCCCGAGCGCTACTCAACCTGGTGATGTACTTCAGAAGACAACTTACATGAACGTACTTCGTGCAACACTTGTTGACTGGCTGATTCCGGAGTTCTGCACAATGCAGCCGATGGCTTCTCGCCACACATCTATTCCTTACACTCTGTTCCACTTCGGAGAAGATAAAGGTACCGTAAAGGCTGGTCAGGTTTCTGCAAGCCCGTTCGAACTCGCAAGAGGCACTGAGAATTACTCTGGTAGTGATGTCAACAACGAACCGTTAACCGACCTTTTCCTTCGTGCACCGGTTGTTCCGACAACAGTCAGAATCGTTGAGCAGGCTGGTCACAGCTATTTCGACGACGGCGAAGGTAAGATTCAGTACCTCAATGGTTCTAATGTCGTAGATGCAGGTACAATCGACTACGCAACTGGTGTTATCACAGGTGTAACAGCATCTGCTACTACACTTGCTTCTTACAGAGTTGATAACATTTCTGCTTCTGCGAACACACCGCCTATCTACAGCACTCTAGAATGGCTCGACCTCGTCGCAGAAGACAACACTCTTTCAGCACGTTGGTCTATGGCAGCTGCTTACGATATGGAACAGCAGTATGGTCTTGACGGCCCGAAAATGCTCGAAGAGCAGGCAACGTCTACTATCGTAAATGAATTGAACACCATGGTTGCTCACGATATGTGGCAGAAGGCAGCAGCAGGTCAGCCGGTTGTCTGGAGTGCTACTCCTCCTATTGGACAGGGACAGGCAGGCGACCTTGCACACGATAACTCATTCATCAGAGCTATCAACGCAGGTTCTCAGAGAATCTATGACGCAACTGGTCGTATTCGTCCGAACTTCATGCTCGTTGGTTCTAGCGTCATGACTATTATCCAGGGTATGTCTATGTTCAAACCGGCTAACACTCAGAAGACAACCGGTTCTTACTATGCCGGCGAACTCGGCGATAAGAAGGTTTATTGCTTCCGTGGTGGTATTCCACACGACCAGTACGTACTCGGTCATGTTTCAGCTAACGATGTCGAACCTTCCTATGTATTCGGCACATACATGCCGGTTACTGCAACAGCTGCTCTTATGGATGCTACATTCACAGGTCAGCAGGGATTCGCAACATCTAACGCAATGACGATGGTGAATCCGAAGGCATTCATCCGTGGCGTTGTTACCAACCTGGTTTACTAATTCTAAAGGAGGATTAACGCTATGAGTTACACTGTTACAATCACCTATAAAGCTGCCAATGATATCTACAATATGCAGAATCAGGAGCTGAACGTGAAGACGGTTGCACCGATTCCGGGTCTTTCTGCTAGCACAATGCCTGGTAAGTGGCCTGGTGCTTCTAAGCCTTATATCTACGCAGCTGATAATGCAACTGCACCTGAGTACAATAAGGAGAACCTCTTCACCAACACGAACGGTTCTATTACCGCCATCGCAAATATCAGCTTGCTCACTTCTGCTCAGAAGAGATGGCCGCAGTCTGTGGCAATGAACCTCATGAATATTCTTGAGGCATACCTCACTCCTCAGATTTCCATCTATAGAGCATGGCAGACATTCAAGATGACTGCAGAGCTCGACGGCACTACAAATAAATTCACGTGCGATACCTACGCAGAAGCTTCCTTCTACGTTCAGGCAGGTGCTGCACTCAAGGACTTCGGCTTTACAGTTACTTCTACAGAAGCTTCCGGAAGCAAAGCTGCCGAAGGCTAATCAGTCCCGAAGGAGGGGTAACATATGCTAAACCCCACAATTCAGGAATATCTCGATGATATGCACCTTGAAGTGCCTTGGACTGCTCAAGAAGTTAATGACGGCGACGATATGAAGATTCTAATGAAAGCTTTCAGAGAGCTGAAAGAGAAGCTTCATGAATACGCCGACTTAACCGTACCTTACAAAGAGCGTATTTGGGTTGGTAACTTAAAGGTTAAGGATTTCATTTCAATTCGGCGTGCTGAAGTTCCTGCAGGCTTAAATGTGGACAATACCAGTGTCGGTAATGTCTTTACATCGCTTGCAGGAATGGCAGCCGTACCGAACTCTGGTGCTTATCACGCATATTTCGACAGGTATGTTCAACTGATGCTCGTTCAGCAAATTAAGAACACGGTGTCAGAAGACTTACAATATCACTATGACCAGCAGAATCAATACCTATATGTAGCAGCGAATGTTCCGAAACCTCTGTATGTCACCATTACCTACATTCCTGAGTATGATGACCCTTCAGAGTTGAAGTCGAGCTTCGCTCAAAATCAATTACGCAAACTTGCTGTAGCGTATATGAAGATATATGTAGGTAGTAAAAGACGAAAAGTCAAATTACCAAATAGCCCTGTTCAACTCGATGGAGAACAACTTCTTTCAGAAGGATTAGAAGAGCTCAGAACAGAGCGTGAATATCTGGTACAGAACAACACACCTCAAACCGTGTTGTAATATAACTGATAGGAGGTTATCCACTATGGCTAAAAATACTAAGAGACGAATTCTCAAGCTTGACTTGAACAGCTCCAAGAAAGGTAAAGGTGCTAATCTTAATTCTTCTAAGGAGGTTGAAGGTACTGTATATTACAGCATTGAGGATATGGAAGTTGTCATTCAGGCTGTTCTTGCAGAGCTGTCTTCTGACCCGACAATTGGAGTGTCTCTCGCACCTTCTGATACAGGTATCGTGCTGAATTGCGTGCCTGAGTCTGGCGATGAGTACACCGTCGATGTCGACCTCAACACCGAAACTCTTGCTGAGGACGATGCTGCTGAAGGCGGCGAGTCTGAATTAGAATAATCTAAAGTAAGGGAGGAGCAGCTATGAGCCTAATCGTCCCTGAGGAAATCGAGTATCTGAGGGAACAATTCAAGCATACTGTATATGAGGTAGGCGTTGAGTTTCAGTACAGATACCCACTCAACAATAATATCGATTTCTTCAATCAACCTGCTCCTGATGGGTATTCTGAACGCATGCCGGTATTCGGTATTTTCGAGGGAGAACCCAAGCTAACGACATATAGGAATTTAGGGTGGGTTGTCGAAAAGACGGACAACCTGCCCTTTCTTATTCATGTCCCGTTCGACGTACCTCATATTCAGAGAGGTTGTCTATTCGAGATTGACGGTCAGGTAACCTCAATCGAAACCAGACTGTTTCAGGTAACACAGCTGACTACTGGACTGGTGTGTCCTGACCACATCGTTTGCCAGATAGTTCCGCTTGTAGGCAATCACAGACCGTTAACCGAGCAGACAGAAAGAGACATTGCTAAGAAAAATTCTGAACCCAGACGGTTCTTAAAAGAGTAGGTGAGAATATGATTAAATTGCAACTACCTGATAATCTGAAAGACTCAGGATTAGCTATGCCAGATTCGACGCCAAAGACACTTATCGAGGTTGATTCTGAAAATCTGCCTTATGCGTGTCAGTGTCCCCTATGTGGTGGTCTGTTCAATATTCCTGAAGGACTGCTTTACAAGATTGAAGAAGATTCGCTGGAAGATGCAGACTTCGGTGCTGAAGTTACTGCAAAAGGCGGAACCGATATCGATATAGACACCGGTGGTGGTTTCGACGAAGGCATTAGTTCTTCATCTACTCAGACGTCTAGCACATCCTCTTCGAATATGGGAGTAGGTGAAGCTAATGATACATCTATATGATACCGCACTCTACAATTATTTCAAAGAAAACTTCAAGGGTGAGGTCGCAATAGTTCCGGTAAAGGATTACTGGAATGTTATCGCAATGCATAAGGAAAATCGACTTCAACTACCAGCTGTTGTGCTTTTCAGAACCAACTGGACTCCTGAAAAACAATTACAGTCTTGGCCGATAGCTCGTAAGGGCAGGGTCGATAGAATTCAAGAACATAAGAAGATAAACGAGCAGGCTGTACCGATACAAGCAGATTATACCGTTACTCTGCTAGCATATACACAAGACGACATCGATGAGCTGACAAGCGAGGTATCATTTCTGTTCTTGAACAAACCTAGGCTTACGGTAAATCTACCTTATGGTTCTGACCGCTCAATTCATGGTCAGATTTTAATAAATGGTGACTTTCAGAGCAGTTCTGGAGTTGACCAATTCTCGGTATCCGGAATACTATACCAACAGATAATTCCGATTCGTGTGTTAGGTGCTAACATCATCAATATCAGGAGAAAAAATCTACGTTATCTGGATTGGTACATAGATTCTGAGTTATATAATAACGTAAAGGAGGAGATTGAAGATGCCAAGAATTAATATCTATGAGCATTCGGAGACTTATAGCTTCCAGACTAAGAACAATTCTTACGCAACGGTTGCTTTCCCGATTGCTGCAATCTGGGGTCCTACCTTCGTAGAGGGTGACGAGGACGCCAACCCTGATTGGGTACATTTCAGTGCAGGCTTCAGAGGTACTACCGACTTTGTATCGACGTTCAGAGGAGCGAACAAGTATCTAGGTGCTCGCGAGAAGTCTTATGACTATGCACTCAAGCTTCTTGCTGCTGGCTATGACATTCTTGTCAAGAGAGTCGATGGTCTGGGTGAGAAAAGCCACAATAGTCTGTATGTAGTTCCTGTTGGGGGTACAGAGCCTACTCCTGCAACCGATAGCATCATGCTTTATCCTGATATGATGAGTACACCTACAGCAACTCCATATAAAGACATCCCGTACAGATTCTACATGCCTAGCAACAATCTCGTCGACGGTAAAATCGTGTGGGATTGGGGTGCGCCTGACTCAGTTTCCTCACTGAGATACTCGGTATTCCCAGCTGTCTATGACCCGGTTACTGATAAATACAAGCCGAAGCAGGAACTTAAAGCTAACCAGTTTAAAATTTCTGCTAAATCTGCAACTGCAATTTCCACAGACAAGCCGTTGATTGTTGCGTTCGGCAAACCTGAAGTTCTTACTACTCAGATTAAGCCAACGACATCCACAATCACAGTCGGCAACAAGTCAGAACGTGGTAAGCAGGTTACTGTTTCTGGTACTGTTCAGGTATCGGTATTCACAACCGACGGTACGGTACTTGAAAGACGTAACATCACGATGACAGAGACTTCAACCTACGTTTCGAGTGACGCATTGAACGGAAGAATTTCTGTCGACAGCGTGCTCGCACCTGACTTCACATACATTCAGCTGGAGCAGGTACCTGCACTTCTGAGTCTTAAGGCTGCGTACGACAACAGCATAGCAAACATTTACTCCAGTACGTCGAGTGATTCTGGTTTGGGATTATTTACTGTTCGTCTAGGGTCTGCATGGACAGACAAGCCTTCTGACAGTCATAGCGTCCTCTCCGCAGAAGGAGTAGCTGCCAATATTCCGTCAACTACTCAGCTTGTTCGTTTCCAAGCAAAATTCCCAGGTTCGTTCGGCAATAACCTGAAGGTTCGAATTAAGTGTGGATTGAATGGTGATGGACTCAAGGTAGGTACCGTCGAAGTATTCGACAACAATGGTTATAGCAGTAACCCAAATGAGATTGTTCCGACTGACCAGCTTCTTGAGCTTGTTTCGGTAGCTTTCGACCTCGATGCTGCTACTGACAACCGTCCGCTCATTACAGAAGCCACATTCAGCAACCTCGATACACCAAGATTCTTCACCTTCGGTTCTGGTGATAATATCGACCCGTCTGCTTATCCGACAGGTATGCAGGTAATTTCACTTGTATTCGGTACTGACTATGCTACCTCACTGCCTGACGGCGAGCCTATTACGGCGAATGATGTAAAGACAATCGTTGCGGAGCGTTTTCCGACTGACAGCCAGTTCTATGCATACATCAGTGAAATTGCGAATACGTATCAAACTAAGGACCCTGATGCTCTGATTCGTCTGTACAATCAGCAAATGATGTATAGCCGCTTCTACAAGACGGTCGGTGAGCTCACGGACCCTATTGTATATGATTGGGACGCTCTTGTTCAAGGTATCGCAGATGACCAGTATGTACCTAAGAGCTTCTTAGAAGAACACGCTGACACATTCTTCATGGAGTATGAAGTATCTACGCTTGTAACCAAGATGATTGAAGTTGCCGCTAACTCTAAATGCGGAGCTGCATTAATCGGTACTCCATTCGGTATGCCTAGAGGTATTCAGACAGGTACTGGTGTGTCTGCTGTTAAGACAGGCGCTCTTAAGTATAAGGATTCTATCTCCCAGGTCGTGGGTCCTACCTACTCAACATTTGGTGAAGTCGTAGGTCCTTGGTGTAAGACTACATTGGCACTTTCTGGTGCTAATTCTTGGATTGCACCAGAAATTGCACACCTGCTTTTAATCATCAATGCTAAGGGCATTGGCGGTCAGAATAAGTGGTGGATGGTACCTGCTGGTATGCTAGGTACTGGTGTTGTTCATACACCGGAATATAAAATCAAGAGACATTATCTTGACCTCATTCAAGACCACGACGAAGGTGTTTGCTTGAATCCGCTTATGGAAGTTCCTGGTAAGGGATTCACTTGCTTTGGCAACAGCACACTCTGGGACAAGCCGCTTGGCTCTTATAACGCACTTCAGAATCTGTCTACTAGATTCCTTACCAACAGAGTTAAGCAGCGTATCTGGGATACCGCACTTCAGATTCTGTTCAGATACAACAACGAAGACGCATACTCACACTTCTATGCAGGACTAAGTCCTCTACTTGATGAGATGCGGTCTGCTGGTGCACTTACAGGCAACGAGTATAACCCGTGGGGTTATCGCATCATCATGAATCCTGATATTATCAATCTCGACCGAATCAATGCTAATACCGTTATTGGTAAGGTTGAGCTCGCTGTTACAGGTGTTATCGACACTGTCGATGTTGACTTGTTCCTACTTCCTCCGACAGGTTTCCAAGAGACATACGACTAATACCGTGATACTGATGTGCGTCTGTATATTAGGACGTAGGGCGTTTGTTACAGGCGCACATCACTAATCTATTACAAAGGAGTCTATTATTATGAATAAGCAGGAATTCGTTTCCAAACTCAAAGAAAAGACCGGCTTCACAAATGAGCAGGCATACAAAGCCATCGACGGTGTGTTCGGTGTAATCACCGAAGCGCTTGAGCAGGGTGACAGTGTTACCGTTCAGTCCTTCGGTACATTCGAAGTCCGTGAAAGAGCAGCTCGTAAGGGAATCAATCCTCAGACAAAGATGCCAATCGACATCAGTGCAAGCAAAGCACCAGCGTTCAAGGTGAGCTACAAGCTCAAAGAACGTGTGAACAAGTAAGCACATCGGTTTTGCTTAAATGCTACGTTGGTTAATCTATGTTCTACACACTATACACCATGCATTTAAGCAGAACAGTTAAAATCAATTAAAAAGGAGGACAAGTCTATGTGGATGGACAGAATGTACTATGGCACTGACCATATGATTGGTCGGGACGAATATATGCCATATCTGAAAGACAAGTTCGAGATTAGACTATACAATGTCAATTCTTCTGAGCTTGCTTCATTTTCGGATATCTTGACACTATCTACAGACTCCCTAGGTGAGTTCAAGAAAGGTTACGGCGTAATCGAAGACTTCTATGGCAATGACAGCTTAAAGTTCGCAGGTAAGCCTACATACCAGAACGTATCTTGGACTATCAAGGGATACGTCGGCTTGGATAGCCAGCAGGCTTTGGTTGACCTAGACCAGCAGGTATTCGACGCTGCTACTGAAAAGGTAGGAAGACCAAGCCGTTATATGAAGGATGCTTATGTTCTTCGTGACTCTGGTGATGGAGACCCTAACTTCTCTCGTATCTGGAAGTGGAGAGGCGTTTGGATTTCTTCGCTTGGTTTCGGTGATGCTGACTACAAGTCTTCGGATATTGTTAAGTTTAATTGCACACTTGAAGTTTCTCGTGCGATTTACCTTGGAGCCATGTCTTAAAGGAGGTAAAATAGCATGAACGTATTCATTTCAGAAATGTGTAAGACTATGGGTATTACAAATACCCAGAAACTCAACTGTTGCAGAACAGAAGGTACTATCATTGACAACTCAAAGGTAGGCTTTATCCTTACTCTTCCTGACGGTACTGCTGTTGAGGTTTATACTCCGACAGAAAACAGTAAAGCTATTGAAGAAGGGTTTGCATATGTTCCGCAGTATGACATTGAAAGCCCGGATATGTGTGCAGAAGACCTCGGTGACTGGCTTGATACGAATCTCGAGTGCTGCCGACGTATCAACGCTTTTTACAAATCAATTGAAGGGCAGAGCACTCAGCTTAATTCTGCCCTTGACCACGATGTAGCAATTCGTATCAAGAATGTATTCAGAGCTGCGCAGGAAGCAGTTGACCTTCCTCCTGGATTCCGTTATACCGCTTTCCGTGAGAACAAGGGTGATGACTTAATCTTGTCAACTCTGATGTACACTTCTCAGAAACTCGGCAATACTCAATGGGTAGCTAAGTCTTCACTCACGGTCGAGGTAGGTGCAGGAGTTGATGAGAGTGGTGTAGATGATTGGTCATTCGAGCCTAACTACAATCCTAACTCTGAAGCTCACTTGATTTACCACAGACAAGGAAGATTCATCGACATTGAGCAAGGTATGTACGCATACACAGCAAACGGAGACAATGCAAGCAAAAGAGACCAGCATACAGCTTACTGGCTTGCAGGTCTTTTGTCTGATATGGTCGATAGTATGCTGCAGAACCCTCCAGCTCGCTGCTATGAGTACTTCCTTGCAGACGGTATTGCAGAGCTCAAGAAGTCTGACCTTGACCGTATGAGCACTCCTGGTGTTATGCGTCTGGTCACGAAGGGTTATGTCGACGCAGAAAAGGTTCTCAAAGCTAAGCCGACACTTGCCAAGGACCTTGTAACCAAGGGCTTGATTGCACCGGAAATCGTTGCACGTAGAGCTCCAGACAGAATTCTTTGGCTGGTACAGAAGGGTTATATTTCACCTGACTATGCTATTAAGGTTGACCCGACTCTGAAAGATAAGCTGATTAAGAAAGGACTATACTCTGTTGCAGAGGATGTTCCTGATGACCCAGCAGCAATTCTGGAAGGAGTCAAAGCCGGAACAATTAAACCAATCGACGCTTACAGAAAGAATTCAAAACTTCTTCAGCCTATGGTCGAGCAGCATCTTATTACTCCTCAGGAAGCATATAAGCTAGATGCGTCTATCATAACCTGGCTACTCCTGAATAAATATATCGGAAGAAAAGAAGCAATGAAGGTTAAGCCTGATATTCAGAAGTACGTCGCAAGAAAGTACAAAGATGTCAACTGGGATGACCTTGACGCTTCATTCGATGAGAATGGAGGCAGTTTGAATTCATCCAAAAGAGAGTCTGCTTTAGATAAGCTAAGAACAGCGTTCAAGAAGAGACAAGATAGCATGAAGAAGGCAGAAAAGTCTGCTGGTGCTGCAACTCAAGCAATTCTGGATAGAGTATCTCAGACGCATAAAGCTGCTGGTCTCAATTCTTCAATTAGCTTCAACAGCAACGCAATCAGAAGCGAAGATAAGGTCGGTGAATCTGCAGTTGCAGCTACTGACACAACTCGAGTTTTCGATGATGGTAACTTTCCTGCATACGGACTTGGTTACGAAAATCTAAGAGACACTCAAGCACAGGGACCTGGTTTTGTTGCTGAGTGTGTTCTTCCAGAAGACGATTTTGACGGGATTGTCGTTCCTGGAGACTCTGAAGACATCGCCAAGGAAACTCTGATGCAAATGCTTCTGGTGAACGACGGTACGTTCATTGACTGGAAACCTGTAGCTGATATTCAAGCATTTAAAGCTGAGAACAGTTCTGGAAAATTCTTAGTTCTTAACTAAAACACGTAGCATGCTAACGCATATCAACGATTTGTAAACCGTATATAAGTTTTATATAACTTGTGTAAACCGTACGCAAATCGTTAGCGTGCGTTGTATATTAACGTGATTTATGTATCATATAATTACAAACAAAAACACGGTAACGCTGTTGTCGGCATTACCGTGTTTCTTTTGTTCTGATAGTTTGATATTACATTCGATACTTTGCGTACTCGTACTCTTTCTTCCTCATCTTCTTGAGGAATAGCATCAGCTCGGTAGTAGATAATGCTAAATTAGTATTACCAATACCTTCCTTGTCGATTAGATTCTCATCGTAAGACTGTAACCGGAATTCATTCCAGACACTTCGGCGTTCAATCACTACCGTATGATAATACCCATACTTCTTATCATACCTTTCATAATGAACCCGTCGGATATCTTCATACACCTTATTAAATCCAATCTTAGCCAGTTTCTTGTCAACTGTCACGTTCTATCAACTTCTTTCTGATAAAGGTCAAACATCATCTTTCCTTCTCTTCCACTCACTCATATGCCGAAAATCCGGTTCGAGTGTTATAAAATAAACGTGCTGAAGCATACCTTGATTATTTCTTCGACCTTGACTCCAGAAAACATGGTATCCTAAATTTTGAAGGTGCTCTAAATAATCTTCAATATCTTCAAACCAATCCTCAGACCACACTTCAACTATTCCTATTCGCCATAGATTTTCCACCTGCTCGTTCAGATTAGCTTTATAGCTGTCTTCACGCTCTTTACCAAGCTTAGCTAACCACTCACTTCTGTGAGCAATCTGAACAGATGCATCCATGAGTTCTGGTTTCTTCTCATGCTTAAGGTTATCTATAGCAGCTACATACCCTTTCAGAACGCTGTCATCGTTTATTCTTTTCCATACCTTACGTTTCAGATACCAAGGTGTAGTTTCCATGGTAGCGAGGACGCGAATAAGCACGTCCTCAACCTCCTTGGTGGCTAATCTAGATAAATCACCCATAGCTGCTAAACCTAGCATCCAAGCCTTAAAGTCTGAATAAGTCATATTCGACGTTAAAGATACATAATCTATATCTCTATTTCTGCCGATATCTATCTTATGCACATTCTTCCTCTCCTTCTATTCAATTTACCTCTACCTAATAGCCAACCTGCATCTAGATACTCTTGCAGTTCAAATTGTTCAACAAATTTAGAAACACCCTCTTTGTTTATCCAAACTCTGTCTTGTAGTTTCTTTACAGGACCTCGAGCTCCTGATGGCAGTCGACCTCTATTCCACTCACCTGTAGCAATTAACTTTTCAGCTTCAGCTGCAGTTACTCGCTTACTGTAAAACCCGTTATTGATAAATATCAAACCAGAGAATGCAGATGAGAGTTTAGCTTTTACTTCAGGTCGATTTTGAGCTTCTTTACCTACTTCAGACATTCTAGCTTTATGCTCTGGTGTGTTGCAAGCAGCTTTCATAGCTGCTTGCGTTCTATCTCGGTATTCAGGGTTCGACCACTTTCCATACTGAGCGGCTGAAATCTTAGCACGGACTTCAGGCGAAGCTAAACCTCGCTTAGTGCCTTCAGATATTTTATTACGAACTTCTGTCGACGCTAAGCGTTGCCTAGATAACTCACTCTGTTCTTCACGACGTTCTTCAGTCCAATATCTAAGTACTGATTCTCTTATCTTCTGTCGAACTTCAGGCTTTGCATTATTTCGTTTAATGGCTTGAATTAATCTTTCACGCACTTCCGGTTTTGCGAGGGTTCTACGAATACGTTGTCGATGAAATTCACGATTCTCGGGATTAGCATAAAAACGCCTAATAGACCCTGAACGCTGCTTTCTACTTTCTTCAGTTGTTCCTTCTTTAATCGCTCTGCTGAGTCGTTCAGAATAATCGTCATCGGTTATATAGGTTTGAATTCTTTTATTAAATCCGTACCTAGGATTGGTAGTATCATACTTCTTGATGTATTCTGTTTCTGTCTCAGCTGCTAATCTAGCGTCTTCTGTTTCCAACAAAATTTCGCTTACAAAATTATTCCAACCGAATTTCTGAATTGCCTCCCACAACTCGACATTGTCTCGATAACCGCTACCATCAGCACCTGACCTTTTGATTAGAGTTTGGGCAGTACAACCAACGTAAATTCTACCATCTGGCGCTATTCGTTTATATACCTTATACTTCTTCATCGTTTTCGTCATCCTCCTCAATGTCAACTTCAGCTCCATACCAGCATACTGCTGTTTCCGGGTCTGATTTAAATGGTACTGGTAGATGTGAAGCTACCTTTTCCATATCTTCCTTGATGTATGTGATTGCTTCTTTATGATTTTCGATAGGGCACTCACATATAACCTCATCGTGAATCATAAGTAACAGATAACAATCCAGCTTCTTTAGACGAGGGTCTTTATCAATCTCAATCATTGCGAGTTTGCTCATATCCGCAGCCGACCCCTGAATCCTTGCGTTAAGACATTTACGACTTTGCTCAGAAATTTGATATGAATAATCCTGCACTTCTATGCCTTGAGCTCTCAGTCCCTCGATGTACTCATTCTTATCGCGACGATATTTGAACCCTAGCAAATCCTTGATATATTTTTTCTTGGTTGCTTCTGGTAACTCGTTCGTATCATTACAGTTATCCAAGTCAAATGGGTCAAAATCTGGATTACATCCGTCCTTGTATCTGAATTCGTATGGGTCGTGCATCATAACCGACAAGTGTCTGCGTCTACCCCAGAGTGTTTCGACATAGCCCTTGGTGTGAGCCATTTCAGCGGATTCATCTTGAGCTCGGAGAAGACCAGGAAAACTCTTGGTAACTTTATCGTAGATAAGCTGAGCCTCATCTACACTACATTTTAGCTGCTCTGCAATAGACGGAATTTGTCGACCATAGCAAATACCTAGCACTATCGTCTTCGCCTGTCCTCTGCGTTCCTTACCTTCCAGGTACAACTCACCGTTCGGTCTTTTCTCAAGGCACTCTTCATAGGTAGTGTTAAAGGCAACAGCAGCAATCATCGAATACAAGTCAAGACCTTTCTGATAGGTCTCAATCATCTTCGGGTCCTTTGACAACGACGCTGTCAAACGAGGCTCCTGACCAGAATAGTCACACGAAATTAAATATCTTCCTGGACGTGCGATATACATCGTTCGGATTTCTCTGTTGTGAGAAGGGATGTTCTGCATATTCGGGTCTACTGCTGATGTACGTCCTGTGTCAGCTCCAAGCTGCTTGATACCGCCGTGAACACAACCGTCTTTCTGAATAAACTTATCAAGACCCTCAAGGTATGTAGACAATAGTTTCTTAGCTTCTCTGTATCTAAGAACTGCATCTGCAATCGGTACTCCAAGGTCTTTAAGAACATTCTTATCAACTTTACCAGAATCCGGTCTCGGCAATCCCATAATGTCGAACAGAAGAATCTTCAGCTGAGCCTCAGAACCTATCTTAACCGGCATGTCGATTACCTTACCTTTCGCTCTACCGTACCGCATTCTCCACTGATTAATCTTGGGAATATATGGTTCATACTCGTGAATAACATCCTTTTCCGCTTCTTCTAGTTTCTCACGATACTTGACGATAAGTTCAGCTCTTTTAGCTTCATCAACAAGAACACCTTTCTCACGCATACGCAGAAGTACAGGAATAAGCGGCCGCTCGATGTCTTCCCACACTCTGAGTAAACCTGCATTCTCAGGCTTTCTCAATTCACCGTAAGCATAGTCGACAAGCTCACTTGCCATTTCAGCATCTCGAGCACCATAAGCACTGGTATACTTATAAGGACATCTATTGAATGTCCCAGGAGGAAACAACTCACCGAATCGAGGACCTCGACTGGTATGCGAACAGAAGTCGGCATGCAAGTCCTTCAAGTTGTTGTTTCTGTGACGCTCTGTGTTCAGCAAACGCATCATCAATGACGCATCATTCGAACAGATATCCCAGAGCTTTACTCCCATCGAATACCAAATCATATTCATATCGAATGGTGCGTTAAAGTAATCGATTGTCAACCCCTTAACGTCATTAAGACGAGCTAACTGCTGAGCACAGAACTCAACTGAAAGCTGCGAAGAGTCAACCTTACCTGTAAATCTTGACAGATGGAGCATCGGGACATAGATTGCTTTCTTTGTCGGAGCGTAGAGTGAGAAACCAACTACCGAGTCGTGGAAAATATCCAATCCAGTAGTTTCTGTATCAAGACCTGTTCTTCTTTCTTTGATAATCGTGTCGACATAGTCGATAAGAACATCTTTGTCGGTTACACAGTCATATTGACCTGCATACTTCTCAGACATCACTTTTGCTTGAGCAATAATAGAATCCATATCCTTAACTGGTTTAGACTTCTTTTGTAATGATTTTGGAATTTCCACAGGAGCTGCAGGTGCAGTATCTCTCTGTGGTAGTCCTATCCTTCTTCTTGGCATCTGATTAGTTACCTCCTTATTTTATATACTTATTATAAACGATACTACTTAAATGCTACGAAGTTGCGTGTATAAATTTACAAGCAGTTATCATGCATTTAAGCAGTACCACGATAATTATTTTCTTTTAGGCATCTTATAGTAAGAACGTCCCATTTCCCAACCTTGTGCTAGATAATCACCAAGCAAATCAGGATTTATCTGCATAGACTTCTGACCTAGATGTATCCACTTCTTACCTGAATGAGCTTTTACAAATTTTTCCCTGATTTCAGGATTGCTCCATGCTTTCTTTGCAGAGTTAGACAACTTTTCATGCATCCCTGGTTTTGTCATCGCTTTTTTGCTAGATTCACTTTTTAACGCCCTAACCTCAGGTCTATTCTGGGCTATCTTTTGAGCCTCACAGATTTTTCGATGTGTCTCCGCATTTGCGTGTGCTTTGCGAGCCGACTCAGATAATTTTCGTATTCTACGTGGTGACACTCCACCAGTTCCCTTTACCAGATTGTACCCGAATTCAGGGTTGTCTGCTTTATAAAGATGAATATAGTGATTTTCAAGGACAATTGATTCTTCCTGGGTTTCTGCTGTTGCTAGAATTTCAGTGGTAATCTGCTTCCAACCATATTTCTTCACAACCTCGCCGAAGTGTCCTTGATACCCTAACCAACGCCGTTCTTGTATAGACTTTGATGTGCATCCTACATAGACTTTCCCGTCAGGAATTCTATGGATATAGATGGTATACGTAAAATCACCTTCTTAGATGTTCTTAAAGAACTTAATTCTAGAACCGGTTGCGGTTTTATCGACGATGAAACCTTGAGGTATTGTGTCGATTAAATCTTGAACGTGCGAGATGATACCGACACTTCTGATGTTTTTCAAATCACGCAACGTCATCAATGTTCTGCTAAGGCAATCACCGTCGAGTGTGCCAAAACCTTCATCTACAAACAATAAGTTCAAGTCTCTCGCAGTGAACATCGAGTCAATGGCAGTCATCAACCCCAAGCTGAGACTAAGGCTTAACATGAATAATTCACCGCCTGAGTATGTCTGAGCTGGACGAGTACTACCTGTGAATCGGTCTGTGATTGTAATTTCCAAACCACCTTGAGTACGACCTGACGACGATTCCCACTTAACATGAAGCTCGAATTGACCAGCTGAAAGTGTATTCAGATATTGATTACTCGATTGAAGAATCCATTCAAGCTGTCTATGCAGAACAAAAGTTTCGAATGAAATCTTAGAACTGTTCTTACCAGACAGCAGATTGTATAGATACATATGCTGGTCATAAGACTTGATATTTTTATTTCGCTCAGCTCTGATATCCGATACCCGCTTAACCAACTCTTTACGGGCATCAAGTAAATTCTGAGCCTCTGCAATTCTTCTGACAGACTCTTCAATACCGATGTTCGTATCTGTAATTAGCTGCTTGACACTTGCGGCAGTATGCCCAGGATGTGGGTTGGTAGGTTCTTCTACAGACAGTAGATTATCTCTGAGCATCTCGTACTGCTGAATTTTGTAGAGATAATCGTTAATATGAACACGATAATCGTCTACCTGAGCTGCGTGGGATAAAGCAGCCTTCAGTTCTGCATCATCATCAGATTTAGCTTCTGGAAGTGTCATCAAACGCTCGAGCTCAGATTTAAGAATTCTCATCTTATCTTGAACACTTTTAAGATAACCCTCAAGAAGGTTACGACTTCTCTTAGCCATTTCATTATCATCAACCTTAGCCCAGAGCTCGCTGTACTCTGCATTAACCTGCTCGAGCTCTTGCTGAAGCTCTAATTCCACCAGATTGGCTACCTTCATTTCGATATTAGCAACCTCACGCTTAGCTGCTTCAGATGCCCCAGTTAATGCTGCCAACTTCTTATCGACCGTATAAAGCTTAGATTGGGTTTCATTATATTTCGTTGTGGCTGTATTCCATTGCGTGAGCAATTCGTTGTATGAAGCTGCTTCGGTACATTCTGGTTCTGGAAGAGCTGGTAGATTATCGAGCTGCACTCTGAGTCCTTCCAGCTGGTTCTTCTTGGTCTCCAACTCACGCTGTTTGGAATCCATACTACTACCAGAGACTTCTACTGATGCGTGTTCGTCTGTATACCCCGAACCACATATCGGACAAATTCCAGGCTCGCTCATATCCAGAAGTTTGCGAGCGAGTAACTTTAAGTAGATTGCTTTATTGCTATCTATAAATGTTTCTAACGACTCGATGTCTTGCTGCATATGAGCCCGTGCTTTATCCCGCTCAATTACCTCAGCTTTCTTCTGGTCAAATTCACGTCGAGTATCAAGTCTGATTTTAAGATTATCCTTGGTTTCTTGAGCAGTATCTAGGCAGATTTCGAGACGGGTCTTTTCATCAGCGAGTCCAGATACTTCCTGATAGTAGCCATCAAGCTGCTTCTTCTGACGAGTAAGTTGAGCGAATGCATCAAGCTGTGCCATCAGCTCTGATTGACGTGCTTGGAGTGCAGAAACCTTACCAGAAAGCTCTTCATCAACAACCACAGAAGCGATTCGCTTCTTATAGTCTGCTTCATCAGCTACGCACTTGTTATACTCTTGTCTGATTTTATTGTAAGACGAATACCAATCAAGAACGGAGACGTACGCCATATATACATCTCGTTTCTTATAGAGCTCCTCAACCTCTAACTTAAGAGCTTCAAGCTGTTCAAGTTCCTTCTGTGCCTTCGCATAAACAGCATACTGCTGGTCATACGCTACCATGTCCGGTAACATATCCTCAGCTGCCTTATGACGTGCTCTAAGCTCATCAAGACGAGCTTTCTCTTCTTTGATGGTTTCTGCGGTAAGAATAATCTGACTCTGGACAGTTTCAAGCATCTCTCCTTGAAGAAGACTTTGTTCAAGCTCTGTAGAGTTTAGAATCGTCTGCTTCAGGTTAGAACATCTGTCTTTGAATTGTAATTCAATGTCCTTGAATAGCTGGGTGTCGAAAATATCACGCAAGATTTCAGCACGAGTACGAGAGTCTGCAAGAAGAAATTTAGAAAAGTTACCTTGCTCCAGCATAACCATCTGGTCAAACTGCTTAACCGTAAGTCCAATAATCTTCTCCAGATGTTCGTTCGCTTCTTTTACCTTATCGTAGATAATACCAGGAGCAAACAACTGAACCGTAGTACCGCCGTCCTTCTTGAGTGTGCGAACTACCTTATAATCAATCTTGTTCTGATTGAAAGTAAGAGTAACCGTCGTGTCCTCATTTCCCGAGGCGTAGGTACTGCGGATTTCTTTAGCAACCGCTGCGCGATTTGAAGACAGCGTCTTTCCGAACAGTACCCAGTGGATTGCATCCAGCATTGATGACTTACCAGAACCTGTAGGTCCTGAAATGAGAAATACACCGTCATTCAACTCTTCAAAGTCGATAGACGCTTGCTTGATACTAATAAAATTCTTAATCTGAAGTTTCAGTAATCTCATGAACTACCTCCTGCACTAATCGTAATTGTTCAGACTCCAGGACTGGAACTTCAATCTGATTACAGAAACTATCCAGAGCGGATTCTATCGAGTCGAACTGAACCATCGGTTTATTCAGGTCAGCTTCCCAGTCGTCGGTTATCTTAGAAACAGCTGTTACCATATTTTTGAAATGATTCTGAAGTTGAGGTAACGCTACATCGAGTGGTACGTTCTCATCAACAAGCTCGACTTTGATGTAAGCTTCCGTATCCACGATACTCAAACAATGTTTAAGGTCACCTCTTACAATCTGGAATTCACGATATAGAGGTACAGGGTAGATAGAAGAACTTACCGCGAGTTTGCCGTCCGTTCCTGCAATAATGTCCCATACGGTAATGCCACCTGCATATTCATCACCGAAGGCATACGGCATAAGACTACCTGGATAGAATATATTTCCTATCTTTTGCTTCTTATGTATGTGACCAGCCAGTACCAATGGGAACTCCTGAACAATCTGCTTGCTAACTGCATCATCAAAGAACGACATTGCCTCAGATGAACCGGTAGTGCAACCTTCGAATGTCTGATGTGCGATGAGAATTGTATTCTCACGATTTGTTTCTGGTAGATAGGCTTTAAAAGCCTCGTTGTAAGTTTCGAACGGACGGTTGAATCTTGTCTGTGCGATTGTAGGTTTTACAAAAGAAACTGCATAGAACGGAATACCGTCGATTAAGATTTCTGCAGCGTCGTTCACGATATGAACTCGCGTACCGACAAAGTCTTCCCATAAAGCAAGACGCCTATTTGAGTCGTGATTACCTACGATAATAATCGTAGTCAGATTATACGCATCACAGAGTTTCACGATTTCCTTGATAAAGGATACGAACACTTCTTGAGCATCGATTGACGGATTTGCAGAATCGAACACGTCGCCTGCAATAACCAGGTGTGCTTTCTGAGATTTCATCAAATCCAGAACCTTTTTCAGCATGTAAGATTGGTCGAGCAGTAGACTTTTCTTGTGAAATGGCTTACCGATATGAAGGTCAGCCAGATGAATAACTTTCAATATATCTCATCCTCCTTATCTAAGAGTATAGTGACTTCGTCACCATCTTGGTCTATCTCTGCTAGATAGTCAAGGCACTCATCACCGAAGTGCACAAAAGCAAGATACCAAGCTTGTCTGACCGAGACTGCATGATACTCATATTCTTCTTCTTCATACCTAGCACGGTAGTTGTTATAGAACTTCTCAGCCATATCTTCTGATGTAATTCTTCCCACTACTTTACCTCCTCTACCTGTTTCGTGATTGCTTCACTTTTACCTATGAAACACCTCCTATATTGTTTATTGTATACACATTATAACAGATTCTGTACACGCACACGAAGTTATAAACCACATAGCACGCTAACGCATATCAACGATATTAAATCTCATGTAAACTTTATAAATGTATATGAGATATACAGCAAAACCGTAGCGTATCGTGTATACGCTACGGTTTACAATTGACTTACTATCCACTTATGCGTGTACTGTATTTCTGATGATGCTGAGCATTCTTGACATTACGCTTGGGTCAAATGTGACCTGCATGAATGCTGTATCTGCCGAGTGTGGAGTTTGCTTACGCTCCTTGTGAGTTTCGTAATCGGTAAGTGCATTAACGAGACCCCAAGCAGTACCTCTGAAGTTACCGTTATCGTCGTCGTTGTAACAAAGATTAAAGCGAGATTTCTTTTCTTCAAAAGATGACTTCTGTCTTTCGGTAATCGCCTTAGCGCTCTCAAAGAAAGCGTCGCAAATCTTGCTACGGTCTGTATCGGTGATTTTGAGCAATGCCAGCTCTTCTGCGGTGTTCGTAAAGCCCTGCATATAGATTGCTGTATCCTTCAGCAGCTGCTGAGCTTCCATGATTCTTCCTTCCAATCTCTTAGAGTGCTGAATTGAAATTGTATTCGTCATGTTCTTAAAGGACATTGCGAACTGATTCTGGCAGACGATTCTGAGCGGACAGATTGTAGCTCTGAGCGAAAACCAACCATTATGGCTTGTCTGAAAAATAACGTACGGTGTGAATTCATCGTCGAGCACCTTGAGTGTCGGTAGCTTACCGATGATATAAACCATACCGTTATAAGTCTCTCCAGCTCTCACGAACTGAATGTCTGGAATCTCCTCGAGGAACTTGAACGCATCAGCGTTCTGATAAATCTCGTAACGGTCAGACACGAGACCAATCGGCTCTCGAGTTTCAGACTTGATAGTTGCAATTCGACTTGGAACGAGAATTCCATCTCTAAGATACACCGGCTCTTTCGTAACCGTGTAGTCAAGACCTGCCTTCTGAAGAATCTCATCGACAGAAGTCTTCTGAGAAACATCGGTACCCACACCAGACCAAGTAGTTGTTCTTTCCATAACATATACCTCCTGAAATTAGGGGCTCGATTGAACCCGTCTTGTGTTTTACTGTATCTATAGTATAACACAATACAGGTACGAAAACGAAGTTATTTGTAGGTACTTTTATAGACGTATTTCATCCTCTAGAGCTCTACGCCTTGCGTAATAATTTCTCTGTAGACGTCGACCATCTACATAAGAGTTCGGTGACTCGCAGACAATTACTGGATTGAAATCTTGTCTTTCAGGCAATGCACGCAAAAAGGTTGCAGGCTTAGGTCCTGCATTATGAACAGAAAATGGAACGTGCTTCTTCTCACCTTTATCCGTATAATCTAATTTAGAGAAATGAATGTGCATATAGTTAACCTTCCATGACGGTAACCCAGCATACAGCTGATTAAATACCTTCTCGAATTCTTCTTTACAGTTCAGAAATTTACCGAGTGTTCTTCCGTGCAGATGACCGAAGTCGATACAAGGTATGAAGTTATCTGTCAGATTGCATAGCTTAATAATATCTTCAACGTCACCTACCTGACTTATCTTACCGAGGTTTTCAATGCAGATTAGACAACTATCAAGCAAGCCTTTGTCTCTCATCTTATACCAGAGTGACCAGAGCGTCTTACGCTGTACCTCATAAACCTCTTCAGTAGTTCGCTCTGAAAAGTTAGCAGCGTGAACGACAATTCTGTTGGTTACACCAGGCTGTATCTGCTTCAGCAAAGAAAGATGATTGCATATAATTTCGGTACTCATAAACCGCACACCAGGCTTTTTACTTCCGATAGCAACTGACATAGGCGAGTGTAGCGTTAGATAAACACCTGTGTTCATCTTGAACTCTCTAATCTTGTTCAACAAGGCTTCATCTAATATAATCTCAGCTCCGTCCAGTTTCCAACCTGTCGTAGCGTCTGTAGAATACCAATCTGCACTAAATAGCATTGCGGTCACCTTCATGATTCAGATTTAACAACACACCTAGAATGTCATGCTGCTTGAATACAGATTGGCACGTGCGTAGTTTCGCTGAACAAACCTCAGAATTGTGTCGGGTAAGAAAACCACATCTCGGCATGAATCCAGAACTCCTCTTCAGGTAACTGTCGAACCAAGCTGCGTAACTGTAGTCAATCGTTCTACGTTCGGTACGATAAGCACTGAATGAGTCACGCAAAGATGTAGCGATTCCTTCAAACCAACATAACCTTTTTTGACAAGAAGGTATGCGGAATTTGCTACAGCTGGTTTCAAGCAGAAAAAGAATTAGTCTTATCGAGTACTTTGCACTCATGATATTACCTCCTTTAAATTTACATCTAATTATAAGATAAATATTCAGTTCTATTCGAAGTGTGGTTACTCAGATGTTCGGATTCAGCTCTTGGCTGTTATATGCAGACTTGTCAGAGTAATAGGTCATACGTCCTGTACCGTATGGTATCCATGGTGATGGTGAATCATAAATCCATCGAGCATCGACTATGCCTGCTGAATAATAGTTCTCATGGAAATTTCCGTCTTGAGGGCAACCCGTTTCACTATTATTACCTGTAGGTCCTCCTCCAGCTATGATTCGCATTTTATCGAAATCGTCCATGTCAGAAGTATATCCGGTCATTACTCCACCGTACTTCAACATATAATAGAAATTTTCTAATCCTTCTTGCGTGCCTTGGCTACGAACTGTATCTAGCAAATCTGATTCATTATAAAAGGTACCGAATGACCAAGCACCGGTTGGCGGATTAAGAAGAGCCCGACCTTCTTCTGTCAAATCGTGAGAGAATCTGATGTAGTACCCAAGCATTAGATAAGTACGGAACATTCTAGCATACAACCAGCTAACGGGGTTATTACCATACTCTCGTATGCTTATTCCATACATAATACCTAAACCAACATTTTGACTTATATCAGCTATTGCTGGTAAAATACCCATATAAGAATCTGATAAATCCATATCGATATACTCAGGAAACGGTGTGTATCGGTCGTCTACGGGAACGCCTTGCTGATTTGTTATCTGGCTACAAACCCAATCATATATCATCTGTGAGGCTTCGGGTTTATAGTGCAGATTATCACCAGTTAACCAAGCTGCACCCTTATCTTTCTCCAACTCCTTGATATATTTTGCTACATCAAGAATATGAATATTAGCTACGCCAGATAGTGCTGATTTTAAATCTTCGTTAAACTGTTCTATATCTTTATTGAATTCATCAAGCGGCTGTCCAGCACCACCGTCGCACTTCCCACTGCCAGTACCGTCTGGACAGTGACCTACAGTTGCAACAAACACCATAGCATTATCGCCGACATTATTCGCGATATCTTTATAGACATTAGCATATTCAGATGCACCATACCCTAAACCATTTACACCCCACCAAAGTATGATATTGTGCTGAACACCTTGACTTTCAATTTCAGACTGAACTTGCTGCAGCGTAGGTAACGCTTGACCACCGTAACCAGCACCGTCGGTTCCCGTCGCAGCTATCAACTGAACAGTTCTAGAGTCACCCGACCAATACCAATCGGTGAATGGCGAATATATCCTACCACCCGAACCTGAACCTGAACCTGGTTTTCCAGAATTCTTCAGATAGATACTCACTTCTGCTTTCGAGATAGGAACTGGGTCTTCGACCGTACCACGCTGAAACGAAATAGGTTTTTTAGCTAAAAAGATTTCTTCTAGATAAAGCTTTGATTTTGGTGGATTACTTGCATAGAATAATCCTTGGAGCTGGTTCCCATTAATCAACTCAATCTCATTTTCAGAAGTTGGCGTGTCATAGAATAGAGTTGACCCTGCTTCTATAAAACCGATAGTATGAATTTTACCTGCTTTCATGACTACCGTGCTTCTCCGGTAGCACCAGATATCTCTAATTTCTATCGATTGATTGATTGTTAGATACGAATTACGGAGTTCTAGACGAATAACCTTACCTGAATAACCTGCCTCTTTTAGAGTCTTTCTGAATATGACAGCAGGGCAGTTCTCGATAATTACTCTATCCGCAGTTAAATTATCCAAAAACAGAGTCGATGTGATGTCTTTTAAAACCAAAGTCTTGAACAATCCTGATAACCTTATGCAGCCTCCATAGAAACCTTGATATACCTTATCCTCTCTTAATCTATCCGATATAGTAAGAATCCCTTTATGCGATTTAAGGAGACTTGACACAACAGATTGGGGAGGGTTTACCAAAGTCTGCTCATCAAGAGAACCTGATAGCATATAATGTGAATCATCATAGATTAAACCTACCTCATCCTCGCCGATGTTTACCAGATTAGGTACCACGCCCTTAAGGTTCATCACATAACCAGCGTTAACCGACATTTTATCGATTAAATCAGCGTCCTTCTTGGCACGTTTCTTAAGGTCCTCAATGATAGACTCAATCTGTTTCTGCAATTTATCGATATAAGCTAAGGAAGGTAACCAATAGACAGCAACAGAGGTATTTTCAGAAAGTTCATCTGTATCGCCTCGAAGTATCAGTTCATTATCTTTCACCTCGACTTCTACTAAGTCTTCGATGTGCTTGAGCTCGACTTCATCGGTACTGCTAAATTCAAGATAGGGTATCCTATTGGATTTTTCTTTTGCTGTCAGATGGTACTCAAACCAAGTCTTGTCGTCGATGGTAGCTTCAACTACCTGACTGAGCTGATACACCTCAGGCTTATCATACCTGTAGATTGCGCCCAAGTCTGTACCAGCATGACGCAATATTCTATAGAAATACAAAACCTGAGTATCTCTATTCGAAACCTGACTAAGCTGATAAATCATTATAATCCTCCTTAATCTTTCCTTATCGGCTTCTGTAGACACACCATAAAGCTGACAATCGGGTATACTGTATAACCTGTCTCGCTACCGCTGCGGTCAAGCACCAAACCGTTTTCTGTTCCTAACCGTTCTCCATTGCAATACACCAAACCAGACCGGATTTCAAATGCAGGGTTCAAGGTAGCACCGTCGGTAACATGAGGAACAACTTCAGGTGAATAGAAGGTCGGGTCCATCCCAAGTCGATAATTATCATAGTAGTGAAAATCCAGATGTAAATCAGAATAATCAGAATAAAAGCTGTTCGTGTAACCGATTAAGTCACCCTGCTTAATCGGTACATCACAAGGTTCGGTGAAATCTTCAGAAACATCTCCTTTAGAAGCATCTAAGTTAAAGGTATTAGGACCTGGTGAGATGTTGCGTCCTGCTATCTTCGCCGCAATTTCGCCTAAACCCGCCATTTCTAGGTAACGAATGTATATCTCTTTTCCGACAGAGTCTACACGGTCAGTTTTTATTACGACAGCATACCCATACTGGCTGGGGTCAGTTCGACAGTTCACTGACGTTATAGTACCGTTCGTCATTGAATACACCGGTATATCTGGTGGCACACCCCAGTCTAACTTACCCCAACCATGTCCGCTGGGAGGGCTTCCGTAGGTATGAGGAAGCACATTATATCCAACGTCACCGTCGATATAATGCTGAGCAAACTCACCTAGTGGGTGATAATACAAGGCTGTTGAACATGGGTCTAGCAGGAAATAACCCTTACCAGCACCACCAGCTATATAAGAATTATACTTAGCTTTCCACTTGGACACATACATACCAGGCTGCGGTTCTGCATCTGAGTTACCCAGTCTCGGTGTTAAATTCTTGAATCCTGCAATCATGATATCATTGAAGTCAGAGATAAATGCACCTATGATATCATGCATATTGAAATCGTAAACTGTATTACAAGGGTCATCCTCACTGTAATTCGCCAACTGAACTCTACCTGGTACAGCTACCTGTGCTGAACACCAATACGTACAACCAGGACCTACATAAGAAAGTGATTTGACGTTCGCTCTCCAATGTCTACAGATACTATCAGCAAACATTGATAATTCATTAATTAGATGAATCTGGTTTTCAAGATAAACCGTACTACCTTTACTAATCTGTAGCTTGGTTAGCTTACAGATATCACCAGAATGTGCCGCTGTAAGGTGTACTTCTGGGCAGTCGATAACGGTTATAGTCCCATACCATCGTCTAACCAACACCTGACCTCTGATATTCTTCAGAACTAAATCTCCATGCCCTGAAATCAGAATTATAGGTGCTATAATATCATCTACGACATAATGGTCTTTATTGATGAATCTGAATTCTACCGCCTCATTGAATATGTGCTCCATATGATTTAAATTATCTTGCGTCATATTAACAAACAGACGATTACTCTCTGCCGTCATTATCTTGTATAAAGAATCTACCAGATTAGAACCTTCCGAAACATTCTCAATCTTAACCAGATTTGGTATCAAACCTTCAGGACGTTTCAGATAACGTCCTGTATCTTTGAAATTTCTTATTTCTTTTTCAAGCTGGTCGTATTCCTTAATTAGTCTGTCTAAATCCTTCAAAATATCTGATAACATCGTATCGATGTGACGCAATGAGTAGCACCAATATACGGACATAGAAATTGACTCTAGATAATTAGTAGTGCTATAAAGCTTGACTACATCACCATCAACTTCAACATCAATAAAGTCAGCTATCCATTTCCAGTCTACGTCTTTGTCTGGATGAAATTCTATGAAAGGAACACAATCCTTTTCTGGGGTTACACCTGACAATGTAGATTCATAGACAACATCATAACCGTCGATGATTCGAGAACTAACAGACCACGCTAAATCATTCGATATTTGCGGTGTGCTATCACGGCATATCGCAGTTAGGTTTTCTGAAGGTTCTCGCAGTATTCTGTACTCATACAGAAGTTGAATATTTCTATTCGTTATCGAACCTACATCATAGAACATATACCATCACTCCTCCTGGTGAATATGAATATTATTAACATCCATTTCAATAATCTTACTTGGTCTCATCTCCTCTTCATGCTCGCCACTAATCTCATCTATTCTACGTCCTCCTATATAGAGAGCACCGCCACTATCTGAAAGACTATTCCACCAAGCTAATCCAAGAATGTTTTCAGCTTTTACCGGAATTGGTTTAACCCAACTATATAGAGAACAGCCGTGACCAATCAAGGATACGTTCTGCAAATCAGAACCAGAATGCTTCTCAGCTGTCGCGGTAGGGACCTCAACCATAGTGCTACCTCCTACCAGATGCACATCCTTAATAGTTCCTTGATTAAGAATTATTAAACTTCTATGTGAATATAGATATATACAGTTATATCCTGTAGAAGCACTACCCTTTGACACTGTGTTTCTAAAATGAACCAGCTTACAGTTCCACAGATAAATCTTACCCTTACCGGATACAAAATTTATACCGCACTGTGTATCACGAATAACCCAATTACCATTACCCTTGATGCTGATTGTATAACCAGAGAATGAAGAAAGGTACCGAGTACTGCTGTCTGTCACCGTTATGTTGATATTATGCTTTAACTTTCTCGGCAAGGACATAAGCAATTCTTGGCTGGGGTTTACCAGCATTTGAGCATCAAGCGCTGATGTAATCATGTAGCCCGAATCTTGCATGGTTAGTCCCTCAGCACCATTTGTGAACTCGACTAAATTCTCATCACGACCTGCAATTGCGCGAATACCTTTTGGTTGGTTTTTCTTATCATTGAACTTGCTTCGTAAAGAACTCAGGTCTAACTCCTCGATGGATTTCAGATACTGCTCGATTGCCTTTTTGATGGACTCCAGTGAGCTTACCCAGTATACCCGTATCTGAACCGCTTCTTGAAACTCTGCCGATTTACCGTATAGCTTTAAATTATCTAGATAGATAAGCGTTTCTAAGTGTTTTCTGTCCGCATCGTTATCAGGGTCAAATTCTAGATAAGGTATGTAACCCTTGACTGGTTCTATACCCAAATCGAAAGCATAGAGTGGTGAGCCGTCTTCGCTCTGCAAATCGGTAATTGTTCCTTCCATAATTTCAGTAACGATAGGCTCACCTTGGTTATATATAGCTGAAAGAAACTCGGAAGGCTTTCGTAATATCCGATAGCAGTTTAGCAAGGATATATCACGATTACTAATCTCATTAACCAGGTACATAATCAATCACCTTCCAATTCTTCAGTATCAGGTTTCGGATTTACCGGAGTATCTGAATCCGAATCTGAGTCTGCGTTCTCGCGTTCATCATCTGGTTTAGTACCGGTAAAGCTGCTTGCACTATCTTTTGCATCTTCTACGACAACCTGGGTATCATGCTTATAGACAGCTGCATACAGAATCTCTTCCTCAGTCTGCTCAGCATGAAGTCGCAGAAAGGCTTGCTTATTTTCTTCAAAGAAGGACACATCTCCCTCAGATATAGCATAAGACTTCTGCTCATCTTCCCAAGACTGTTCAAGACCTTGATACTTGAACAGATAGGTAGCTGAACCCTTTGCTAATGGTTCTGTGAATGAACCACCAATACCTGTACCAGAAGGTACAGCTACGACACGGATGTGTGAATCCTTGTGTATAGTTATACCTGAACTATACAGCTGTGCTTTGCTTGCTACGATATAAGCTAGGTTATCTTCCACATAAGTATATTGGTATGGTGAAGAGCCATCAACGGTATAATATAATTCTGCGTTGTCAGCGTCTGTGGTGAGTGTAATGGTAGCTTTTCGGTCGCTCAGCAAATCTGTGGCTGCGTCAAGTAACCCAGGAGTGGGGTTAAAATAGATTCGCTTTGGTGGAACTATATCAACAGTGACTTTAATGACTTCTCCGCCTCCACCTCCTCCGCCTCCACCTCCTCCGCCTACTGTAGGCAGCGGTTGAAGAACAGAGTCATTATCGAAATCCTGGTGATAGTATGTTACGTCAGAAGACCAACCGCCGCCTGGTGTACCGTCCTGCCACAGATAGGCAGCTGTAAATCCATAATCCGCTAACTCAGAGTCTACCGTACTTCTAGGCTCACCAGGTCGACTATACCAGAAAGGATAGTCTTTTACACTATCTATCGTGAAATTACTAAGGTACGACTTATAGGTATAAAAACCAACTACCGGGAAGCCTAGTGCAGTTCCTGTCTGGTGAAATAGTTCGATTACGTGGTCGTTATTCGCCGGGGTTGCAGAATGTCCACCTTCAAAATCTAACCAAATTCCCAAATCAGTATTATCTGGTTTGACATCAGAATCGGTAAGATATTGAAACACAGACTCAAATAGCTGAGTTATGTCAGCATCAGACAGACCATCTGGATTTATTTCCCAATAGAAATAAAATCCTACCGGCATGCTCTTTGCCCTCGCATTTGCTAGGTGAGTGGTAAATTGATTGTCTTGCCAATAATCTGTCGTGCTATTAGCTTGACCCCACCTAATGATGAAACCGCCGGTTGTACTATCAGAAGCTAATTGCTCACTTTCACTTCCGCTCTGATACGTAGATAAGTCGTATACCCGTTTATCAGTAAAGAATGGCTCACTTGGAGTATCACCACCAGGAGGTCCGTAATCTGGTGGGTTGTCTAAAGGTATATAATCCCAGTCTCCGTCATGGTCGACTGCGTCACCGAAATTCCAGCCAGAAGGTAGTGTGCTACAATCAAAAGCATCTATCGGGTCATTAATTCGTTCTCCGTTCACAGTAACATCATAATGCAAATGAGCTCCTTGAGAATCTCCGGTATTACCTATAATACCGAGTTTATCTCCTTGGCTTACAGAATCACCAGAAGACACAACTAAAGAATTCTCAATCATGTGCATAAAACGATGACTTCGACCTTTCTCGTCTTCGATAATCACATAAGTACCCATACCGCCGTTGTTTCCAGTCTGAGCACAACCACTAACGGTACCGAATACAGGAGTAATCGCAGGGACAGTAGTCGCACCCGCAACTCCCATATCCCACGCATTATGACCACGCCAACTTGTCGGACGTGCAAAATTTCCACTGTCATCTCTAAGGGCTAACTTAAAGAACGCTGGTAGACTCATCTGAGTACCGTCGGTACTTCTTAATATAATCTTATCATCAGTACTGTATTCATTTGGCACAACTTATTCCTCCTTTACACCGCGTACCCAAGGTTCGTACCCACCCTTCTGATAAGCTTCTTCTTCATCGTGTAAAAATAGATATCCATGAGCATCCTCACACTCAGGAATATTACCAGAAGCATCCGTTAGAAACTGACAATTACGAGCTGCTTTTACCAGACCATTAAGCGGTACTTCGGTAGAACCACTGTGAGGGTTCGAAGTGTCATTTGTAAGGTAAGCAGATGACCTACCATAATCTTTGGTATGCGTTTCTGCATCAGTAAGGACTGAACGATAATGAACAGGCCACTGCGTTCGAATAATCGGCACGAAATCTTTAGAGCGTTCATAGTCATTCGTTCCGTCGTCATTTCTGAATATAGTCTTTCCAAATAACAATGGGTCAGAGTTATCAAGAGTATACATCACAACTAAACCTTCTTCAAGTTCAGCATCTATACCTTCGGTTGCACCAGCAACCCAACATTTCGTGTATCCAGCAACAAAATCCAGCCAAGAGTCTCCATAGCTATCAGATACAGGTGAACCATGGTCAGGTGCGTCGCTAACCATTCTGGCATTTTCTGGTACATATCCTGGTTTGTATTTCGTATAGTCTCCTGAACCGTCTAATATCTGATAATAAAAGTCAATTCTTTGGATAAACTTCAGATAAATATCGAGTGACTCTAATGATTGTCCGCCTGAACTTACATTTGTCGTACCAGCTTGTGATGGATTTTGATTTGCTCCCTTAACATAGCGAAGAACCTTGGCTGCTTCATCATCTTGAATAGTCGTGGTAGCAGCCAGGTCATCAGGATTACTGTCTTCTAGGTATTGTGTCCCAGCATTACAAGATTTCTGTATCGCACTTGTAGAGCCTGCGTTAAGTCCATACGCAACATTATCATGATAATCGACAAATATGTCACAATGACTATGTTCACCAGAAGCACGAATATCACCAGGCTTTGCGTCTGAAGCGTTAAAATCAAGAACTTCCCAGTCTGATGATATATTACCAACCTTATCTTTAACGAAAGAGCCTGACGCATCGGTTAAATACCAACCGTCACCATCATGACCGGGTACAGAAGACACACCCCAGTTCGGGTCATAACCCATTACACGTATTATACATTGAATTAATCCAGTACAATCACATCTACATTGCTGTGCAACACCGTCGACATTGATTGTGACTGACGTTTCTGTACTATATGTACCTGATGGATAAGCTATCTGCAAAGCTGCATACACCTTAGCAGCTGCTGTTAGAAATTCTGTCTGAGCACTATCCCAGCTCGCCATTATACCACCCCTTATCTACAGTATGGTAACCAGCGACACCGCCCATAATCATCTCTTCTCGATGTCGGTCGAATATTTCTTCAACTCGCATAATGCTACGAGTTCTATTCTCAACATCATCACGAAGTAGAAAAAGCTGCATTCTGTTCAGATTGCCTTTCCAATTCCGCTTACGGACGTTCTTGTCGGTAGTTCTGGTAAGAATAGCACGATTTACCTGAGCACCTTCTACGTCGATAAAATAGATACCCCAATCACCGTCCTGATTATGATAGTATAACCTTAAGCCGCTAAATACACGCTCACGGATTATCTGCTTATATAATTCTTCACGCTCTATCATAAGAATTCGCGCAGACTCGATACAATGTTCTGTATTTTCAAGCAGATACAGGGATTCAATAACCTTGATATATCTATTCAATATTCTGGTTCCTCTATCCCAATCCTTTACGTCATCAGGAAGGAAGAGATGATTAAGCTCTAATTGAGTACCAGATTCGTCGTCGCGAAGCAGGAATCCATCATAGAACTTACAACCCATCTCTTTTAGCTCACGGTATTCAGGAATTCTATTTCCTACCTCGAAAAGTCGATTACGTCGTTCGATGATATCTTGCATATAGAAAAAACTTGGAATTTCCATATCACATCACTCTCCTATTTGTCTTGGTAAAGCTAATCGACCTTTCACAATATTCTGAAATATTCTTAAGAACATTATCAGTTGCCAGAAATGCTTAGTATAACTGCAAGCGTCCTTGTCCGGACACGTTCTTGTTGCTGTTATATCTCTGCGAATATACGTCCGCAACCTTGCTTTCCATTCTTCGTCAGAATATTCACCACCGTCTGCTATATCCCAAACCCACTGGTCAGGTAGCTGAGCCCAGATAAATAAAGCATCTGAACAATAGGTCTTCAAGGTCCTGGGATTTACCTTAGGGTTGGTTTCTTGCATATACATATAAAACGCTGCTCGGATATACGTTGCATCATAAACCTCATTTCGATACTGAACTGTCTTATTCATTCTGCTTCATCTCTTTCGCAACATCACGAGGTAAATCAGGCAATTCAAATACATAAGGATGAGTTCTAGGAATCAACTCCTTGAACTCAGGATTAAATTTAGCATTAAACCCACGACGCTCCCAACATCTAGGATTTCTAGGAAAGAGCTGCTTTAGGTAACGAGTGAACCAGAGATTATGTCCTTCCTCAACCTTTCGACGGTCTTCTAAAGAAGCATAGATTAGACTTTTTTCACCTGCTGATTGACCTACCTCCTTAGCTATAAGGTAACGATTGCGAACGCATCTACCACCTGCTTTAATCCAGTCTAACTGAAACATCGTATCCTCAGGAGGTTCACCGATTTGAGCGGCAGTATGCCTGTCAAAGTAAACCTCCAGGTTCTTATATTTCTTAATATTTGGAATAAAGCACGATTGCAGACTACCCTTAATTGGGTCTTTGCTGAAATACCAGTGTGTTTCATGATTAGGCCACTCATAATTGACTTTCTTGAATGGCTCATACATTGGTAGTATGCAAGACACGATGTAGCTTTCCTGGCACATATACAGCACCCTTGGCGTAGCGAGGTCATCAAACCACTCCCAATATCTATAATGGTCGTAGAATACTCGGTCATCATCTAAGAGAAACAACCAGTCATAATCAGAAGCGTAGAACTTCTCCAGGAGAAAGTTTCTATTTACTGCACAAGTATGCTTTTCTACTTCGATAGGTATAATTGGCAGTGTAGACGTGAGCTCTGCTTTTGCTGTAGGTCCCCACGCACTCTCAACTCGATAGACAGGAAAAGAATGCTGTACCTTTTCGGAAAGCCATTCCAGCCAACGTAACTGCTCTTTATGCAGCGGAATACGCTGCTTTCCTACATCTGTTTCTGGTATATATGATATGATTCCAACCATGAAATTACCTTCAGGTTTCATAAAATCACCTCACTTCTCGATTATAGAATCCCAGGCATCGTCCCAAGCTACTTCTCGTCTTAGGAACAGATGAGTAGGGTCGAATGTATTCCGACGAGCATTTAGAGTCTTCTTTTCCCAAAGTGCTTTGTTTCTGGGATTTTTCTGCTTGAGGTACGAAAATACCCATTGTCTGTGATATGCCTCAACCTTACGCCGATGCTCTTTATCTCGATACAACGAGCTCTGATTCTCACCGCCGAACTCTTTGATAATCAGGTTCTTGTTACAAGCCAATCCATGCTTTGCGAGAACCCAATCAAGCTCAAACTGTAAATCTTCAGGTGCTGTTCCTTCCATGCAGCTGGTCTCACCGTTCATATAAAGCGGTTCATAGCCATATTTTACCAGATTAGGGATGCAAGCAATCTGAAGAAAACCGAGCGGTGAGCTCTTGGTCATAAACCAAGCTTCTCTCTTCTTAGGAAAATCAAGACACTGTCGCTTGAACGGCTCTACCATCGGATGTAAACCCTTAATAAGAGTTCCTTCCTTAGCGAGTCTATCACCGTCAGGTCCTTTGAGTTCTTTAGTAAAGAAAGCCTCACCATTGAAATACGGATACAGAGCTCGGTCATCGTCCATGATTACCAACCAATCATAGTCTGAAGCATAGAGCTCTTTCAAAAGATAATTGCGATTTGCTCCTGGATACGCTGCTGGTACTGGCATGCTGTTAATCTTAAAAGGAACGTCATACAGCTTATCGTAATCAGAATCGTCGCCCCAAGCACTCTCAACTCGGTAGTATAAATCATCTGGTGTAAGAAATGTAGACAACCAGTCTAACTGTCTTCTGTGATTTATAATACGCATCGCCTTTCGCGTTGCATCTGGTGGAATATATGAAATGGTACCGTACATAATCTTTCCCATAGCAATCCTCCTTGATAACGGTGTTTTGTTTACTATTATATTATACAACACCACATGAGTTTATAACGAACTTATATGGTATTATCCAAGATATTTTTTATTTCTTCGTATCGACTATAACTCTTAAGCGGTTCATAATCTAAAGCCCAGATACCCTTAACCTTATGCAAAAACCTTTTATCATTAAAGTCGGTAACGTATTCTCGCTTCTTCTGGTCTATCCACATTACATTACCGAAAAGATGTAGTCTGTACTCTCGTAGAAAACTCGAAAGCCATTCTACAGGAAGATTTGCACGCAAATATAATTGAAATTTAATTCTGACTTGCTGAGGAATCGGTCTTGCGTATGCTAAATCTTGCTTTCGTATTATATTACAGCATGCTTCATAAGCAGGCATCGTTTCTGACGTGATGTGGTCGAAGGAATCATTTATGAGCAATATACCTTGAACATACATACCTACATAAGACATCAGGTCACCATACCGAGCGGCTTTATTTCTAGGTAGCTCTAAAGCATCCTGATAATCATGAGGTTTGGCGTGAATTACGCCCAGAACTTTCGCTGCTTGATACTCGATAGACGACATGACAACTTACCTCCTTATCTTGGTTTACGACGTTGTAGATATACACCAAGTAGGTTGGTCAATTCCTGAGAATCTGTTCTCTCAGAGAATCTATCAATGAACTTGTTAATAGTTTCATCTGTGATTACTGTTTGCGGCTCTTTCCAGGTATCCATACTGGTGTTCAAGGATACCAGCTTAACATTTCGACGAACCAACTCTTCGTTTTCGATAAGTTTCTGCTGAATCTTACGCTTAGTCGGAACCTTAATGATATTCGCATAGATATCATCTACAGTACCAAATTCACGAAGTAACTCGATAGTGGTTACCTCACCGATTCCCTTAACGCCAGGAATATTGTCTGAACTATCGCCAACGATTGCCTTAAGGTCAATCAACTGTTTTGGTGTAATTTTCTTCTCTGCGAAGAACAATGCGTCGTCCCAAAGAACGTGTACCCCATTGGTTTTAAGCTGAAGTACCTTAACATTCTTACCAAGAAGTTGCAACCAGTCAGCATCGACGGTAAGTAAGGTTATGTCGTTGGTAGCAGCATAACGTTCTACGAATGCACCTGCTAGGTCATCAGCCTCTCTACCTGGCTGCTTGTATACAGTACCGATAAGCTCACCAAGCTCAAGAACAAAATCAACCTGGTCGTAGAATGATTGGTCAGCTGCTGTGCGATTAGCTTTATATTCTGGATACAGCTCCTTTCGGATGTCTGCAGAGCCTGGCATGTCTGTAACAAATATTGGATAGTAATCTTCTACTGCATGAACGCGGCTAAGAAACTGCTTAAAGAAACCGATAATTACTGACGTGGGTTCACCCTTACGATTAGTCAACTCTGGATAACCGTATAGGGCTCTAAAACATAAAGCGTAGGTATCAATTACCAGATATTTCATTAAACTCCTCCTAATAAAAGTCGTATATTTTATATTATCTGAATTATAACACAATTTCTAATTATATTTCGAAGTTCTATCCTGCCAAGCAGTCCACCAGCTGCTCTGGTAGTTCAGCTATCATGCAAGGGTACTCATCGATGGAGCATAGATTATCAATCATGTCTAGAGTAAACTCAAGATTATACTTCTTGGGCGTTTCAGAATCTTTTACCAAATCGAACTCATGCTCGGTACACAATCTGGTAAAATCCTCTACCTCTCTAATGCCGCTCTCTACTGCAATACGAGTAGCTTGATAGGTATTAGAAGTAACTGCTGCAGCAACCAAGTCAGCTCCTCTCTTCATAATATAAAGGTCAACCGGTTCATTCTTAGGTACACCTTCAATCTTTACTACGCAATTCTGTCTGTACATATAATTCATCCTCTCATCTTTAATTGACATAGAAAATGCTTAAATACAGAAACCACACAACATCATTTTATAGTGTAAATCACTGCATTTAAGCATCACCGTTCATTAATTCTGAACTAAACTGTCGTCGGTTTCATCATCGTCGGTGTTCTGATTGTTGTTGCAACAACAGCAACAACAATCACCATCACAGCTGCCAGAGCAACTTCCACTACCAGGACTTCCGCCAGGTCTTATAGTAGAGCCTGCCAGATAAGCTGCGTTCGGGTCGCCATTGATATTCTTAAGATACAGATAAGCGTACCAATCAGGATTCTGTCTGAAGGTATCGAAACTGAACATAATACGTAGTCTGACAGTACCAGATAGTTCAAGACTATCCAGCCAGGTGCTTGGTACAATTATCTCAGGTCGTTCTCCGACCTGGTGGAACAATGCCCAGGACTCGTCTTCACCTGTGATAACGTGCTTTTCATTGTCTTCCACGTTCCAGGTCACCTTTGTTAGACGTCCGCGAAAGTCTTTCGGCATTAGGAATCTCAGGTCAATATCATGACCCCATTCCTTGATTTTCATGAATCCAAGTGTAGTGAATTCATTCGGATTTGTCCGGATATCAATCTGATTAACCATGAACTTCTACTCCTTTACCTAATATATTCTGACACAGCATCTGCTGTGTAGCAGTCAAACCATGTTGAGTATTTTCTGAACCAAACGCTGTTGATAGGAACTATCAGCACTGATAATACTTTCAGCAAGAAGTTCTTTGCTATCAACAATCTCTTCATTGACTGTGTCGTATGAGTGGTTGGTTACTAATCTGATTACGTTGACCGGGTGATGCTGACCTATACGGTGACATCGGTCTTGAGCTTGTGTTTCATCAGCTGCTGTCCACGGTAGTTCATACTCAACTATCGTAGAGCTTGCTGTAAGATTAAAACCAGTACCGAGTGTCTGATAGTTACCAAGAATTATGTTGCACTCTGGTATTGTCTGGAAAGCTTGAACATTAGCTTCTCGTACCTGAGTGTCGATAGCACCGTAAACCAAGGCAGGATTGTATTTGTGCTTACGCAATGCCCAGTTCAAATATTCAAGTGTGAATACATGATAGCAGAAGATTACAATCTTCTGACCAGAGTCAACTGTTTCTTCCACGATATCTAACAGAGCTTCTAATTTAGCACAAGCCTCTGGCGGATAGGATTCCATTACCATAGGAGGGCATCCAGTTGCTTTCTTCAGACCAACCAGCTGACCCATCGGACTCGCAGCTGCAAGTATTTCTGCAGAACGCTCTCGCAAATCCTTCTGAATCTCTTTATAAAGCTTTGCTTGCTCAGGTAGCATATCGAAGTGTACCGTCTGCACAGTTTTCTCAGGTAAATCAAGACATTCATCTTTTGTACGACGGAGTGACCAACAGGGTAAGTCTTTACTTAGGTCTTCTGTGTTCTTAAATCCAATTATCTCCTTATCTTGAAAGCCGCCCTTTAAGCAGTACTTCGCTTCAAAATAAGTCTTAGGTGGTACGGTTCTTCCTAACCACTGCATCATAGCAAAGAGGTCAACCGGTGAATTTACAATAGGTGTACCAGTTAAACCTAATTTATAATGAGTGTTGAGTTCCAATAAACCCTTTGTCTGTTTGGCTTTAGGATTCTTACATTTATGCACCTCATCGACTACCACCATACCGAGTATTTTATCATTTATCTGTGAAGTTAAAGCGGTGATGATTGCATCATTTCTAAGCGTCTCGATATTAGTGATAAACACCTGTGCGTTCATCTTAGCCATTCTGTTCACATCATCAACCTTATCTTTACCAGAACCTATCTTAGTTCTTAAACCTGACTTACCCATAGGTCGAGTACCTAAGATATACCCATTTAGGTCGGTGTGCTTCTTGACTTCGTTCAACCAGTTATACTGAAGACTTGATACACCAACAATTATAAGAGCTTTCTTGATTTGACCTGCTTTGATGCGATTTGCAATCAAATCGAGCGACTGTTTGGTTTTACCGAGTCCTGGTTCATCGAGCAGCAACATCTGAGCGTGCTTTTCAGAATACTTCAGAAAATCTTTCTGATGCTGATACGGTTCTGTCTTCCAGAGATTAAAATCTAAACAATCCGCATCCTTCTCGATAATATCCTCCATTACAGGAACCAAAGGAATTTCCTGTCCGTCTTTGTAACGTGGTACCCACGCATGCTTCGGTCTGCCTTTGTATCGATATAATTCATATTCGCGTTGCGTCTTTGAAATTACCTCTACAGGTTCACCTTCATATGTATAATACATTAGTAACCTCCTTGTTCTAGGCTGTATGTTATTTTACTACATTTTTATTATAACATACAAGCAGCAGAACGTCGAATATTTATATTTTCGTTGAAATTTGTTTAATTTGTACATTATCAACAATTTTTCTTTAATCGATTTGTTTATTATTTTTAATTCTATGTATTTTACACGACTCACAATATATTATATGTTCGCACCGCCCCATCTAATATATCACACCGACAAGTCGGATTGTACACCGCTTACAGCATGGTAAACCATACTTATCGCTACAAAGGTCTCTGCTTTCAGCACTCAACCTTGACTGCGACAAAACCGCAGACAAACCAAAACCAAACCAAATTCAAGAATCAGAAAAATCAAATAATCAAAAATTCAAGTTAAGAATAAAAAGATTAGATATAAAAGATTATATAATTCTAATTTATACACGATTAAATCTGAAAATAGAATCTTTAAAGCTAGGCGCGAAGCGCCTTGATATTTTGCTATCTGGTGGCACTTTAGTTCGTTAAAGCAACAATCTTATTTAGAATAATAATGTGATTATTGTTATATTATATAGTATTGATAACATAGTTTTGGTTAATTGATTTAACTTCGATGGTAAAATAGAATATGTGTTATAATTATGATACAATGTAAGATATAATTAGTTGTGTAAGGTAGAGCGTGTGAGTAACTTCGTATACCTTGATGTCGTGTGTTATACTTTATATGTGAGTTCAAAAACGTGTTGTCATCACGTGGTTAAGAAAGAGGGTCTATAGATAATGTGTCAGAAAGTTCTACCTAAAACTTCTTTTGAAGAACGTCTTCCTGAGGGTTGGTTTTTAAGTCGCCTCTACAGAGGAAATAGAATTCTATATTATAAGGATATAAAGGTAGCGAGCTTACCGGATAGCTTTGATATAGAATCTCGAGTTGCAGACATAATCAACAATCCTCCAGAAAGTGTTCAAGCTGCTTTATATCAAGACGGTAAAATCGCAGCACTTGATTTAAGCCCTAACGTTCAACAGAAGTTAGTTAAGAAGGGTATAATTTCATATGAGTTTGCTCTTAATTGCCTTCATGAGATTGAAAGTTGGCTTTACAGATACATTCCTACAAAAGCTGAGTATGCAGGTGTTACATACAAAAATAGACGCAATCGTTGGTATGACGAGGACGGAAATTGTATAAACACTTCGGTTATATTCCTATCAACCTGGGATGCTAGAGTTCGATATGCTAAAGGAATGTGTACGCTTGCAGATGTAGCGAGATACAGCTGGGCAGCTGTTCTAGAATGTCTAGGTGATGACCACCAGCGTTTCATTGAAACGGTAATTAAACCTAAATTGATAGTCAATAAGAAAGGTTGGGTAGTTGAAGCCAAAGACAAGAAAAAAGAACGTCTTAATAGGAATGCTAAATGGGAATATACAGAATTCGATTGTTCAAGAGAAATTGAAAATGATTATCGAGAAGATGTAAACTCATGCTTGTATAATTATTTCTTTGATTCTATTAGCAATCAAGTTCAAATGTTCACTGAGAATTGTAGAATACCAGCGTTTAAGGGTATGAATGCTCGTGTCAAAAAATGGGAGCAGAATGTTGTCGAACAGCTTAAATCTATTGAACCTAGATTATGCAGATTCAAATGGAATCCTTTGCTGAAAGCTCATGAACCGGTGTTTGCTCCTCGAGTTCTTTCTTACGAAAAGCGAGAAGATTTCTATGACCTGGTTCATCAGGTAATTATCGGTTCGATGAGCGGTCATCAGGCAGCTTTGCATATGGTTAATGGTGACTGGAAGAAAATCAAGCGAGAAGGAAATCGCTATGAGAAGCATATGACTCAGCATGTGCCTTATTACACTGACAGATGGAAAAAGCTAAATCCTAACTCGCTAACATTTACAGACGCTGTTCGTTATGTTCAGTCGAATGTGAAAGACCTCATTACGATGGGTTTTCGAGCTGCAGATAAATTGATTGCGTCATTTACCTATGATGATTGTCGATTTTCAGTTAATGTTATGACAGGTGAGGTTCATTACATCGGTGTAGCTGAGGGTAAGTATATGTCTGACCGCTGGCTTAAAATGAAACCTGAACAAAGACGTGCAGTTCTTAATGATGATGCAGAGTGGGAGTATCAGGAGAAAGCTATCAAACGATACAATCGTCTGTTCTCCTATCTATATAATGTAGTCCACAAGCATTGGGATAGGGTAAGCTACTTTATAAAAGACAAGCTTACTGCAAAGAAAAAGTATCTTCGTCCTTCTTCTCGATTCCTAGATAAGATGAGAGAAAAGGCTGAGAAATATATCAAATCATTAGAAAGAGGGGTTGTCACTTGTTAAAAACGCAGTTATACTTTGCTGGTAGTGCACCGCAGGCAGTTGATGAGTATCTGGTTGAAGCTGGTTATAATCGATTGTTCTCGCAGCTGAATGACCGTTCACGTATTAAGCGTTGGATGAGTTATAAAGACGAGCATCCGAGTATGAAACTGTTTGTTGACTCAGGTGCGTTCTCGGCTTACACCAAGGGAAAAGAAATTGACCTTGACGACTACATCGCTTACCTTAATGAGTATGGTAGATATTTCGATGTAATGGTTCAGGTTGATTATATCCCAGGTAAGTCCAATGTCGTACAAGACAGACAGGTTTATCTTGATGCTCCGAGAATTTCTTGGGAGAACTTCTTGCATATGCGTGAGCGTCTTGACAAGAGTCTCTGGGACAGATTTATTCCTGTTTTCCACGAAGGTGAAGATTTCAAATGGTTGGAGAATATGCTGGAATACCGTGATGCTGACGGTAATTCTCTTCAGTACATCGGTATATCACCTCATACAGAAACAACTACCGACCGACGACTTGCATTCTGCAAGGAAACATTCCGTCGAATTAGGAAGTCGTCTAATCCTCACGTAAGAACACACGGATTTGGTATGACTGCCTTGAATATTCTTCAGTATATTGACTTTACCTCGGTTGACTCTACAACCTGGTTGAAAGGTGCAATCTATGGAACAATTCTTGTTCACAGACACAACAAGCTTGCCGCTATGAATGTAGGTGAGAGAACTACTGGAGCAGCTGACCATTTCTGTTGGTTGGGTGCAGACGCTAAAGAAGAAGTATGCAGGCTTATCGAAGACGCTGGTTTTTCTACTGAAAAACTCAGAAAGATTGACCCTACTCGCTCGTCAGAAGAAGTACTCGATGACGGTGTTGAAGATATCACGAATAGCATTGCGATGCGCCAGATGTTTAACGCAGCAAGTATGATTAGATATCTAGAAACAACTGAATTCGTTGGTCTTCCTAAGTCAGCTCGTCGCATCGGCTTATGAGATTTCGATAATTACACAACTTCGTTTTATATGAAGTTGTGTGTTATAATAAGCATACAATGTTACATTGCACGTTACCGCGGACCGTGTAGTGGATTACATTGAGTCTTGCTTAACCATTGACAAAAAATGTAAAGCACAGAAAAATCAAGTACCAAACACCAAGTACCAAAATTCTAGAATCAGAAAGGAAAGATTATTATGGCACGCTATACAGCGGAAGAATCTAAAGCGATGGAGTATCAGGGCGCCGATACCTTCAGAATCGAGAAGGACGGTGGCAGAGCTCAGGTTGTATTCCTCTACACCGATGAATCAAGCATCGATGGTTGGTCTTGCCACAGACTGCCAGGTGCTAACTTCTATACCTACACAGTTGACTGTCCGAGAGGTCCGAAAGACCCAATTGAGAAGTGCCCAGCATGCCAGGCAGGTGAGCCACTTTCTACCAGAGTGTTCGTTCGTATGCTTGACCTCGCTTCTGGTAAGGTGATGATTTGGGACAAGCCGGCATCCTTCAGAAAAGAACTCGCTGGTTTCATGCACTACTTCAACCCGCTTTATAAGCAGAAGTATGAGATTACTCGTACAGGCACAGGTCTTAATACCAAGTACAATTTCCAGAGCATTGGCGACAGTGGTATCCCAGAAGAGCAGTATAAGGAACTCGTGAACCAAGCAAACGACGTTTGTGATGATTACGTTCGTCCTATCGATAAGTATGAGGAAATCAAGGCACGTTCTGAAGCAGCTCAGAACGAGCAGGTTCAGGTTGAAGGACAGCAGGGACAGGCTACTCAGCAAAATGCTTGGGGTCAGAATCAGGCTCCTCAGCAGGGTTGGGGAGGTCAGCCTCAGAACGGCTGGGGTGCTCCTCAAAATCAAGCTCCGCAGCAGGGTTGGGGTGCTCCACAAGGACAGCCGCAGAATCAAGCTACTCAGAATCAGCAGAATCAGCAGGGTGGTTGGGCTCCTCAGAATCAGCAGCCACAGAACGGCTGGGGTTCTACTCCTCAGGGTGCTTGGAACAACAATCCGCAGAACTAATTCAGATTGAGAGGTATATATAATGATTTGTAAGAAAGAAAACCTCAACACAGCACTTGCGGCTGTGTCTGAAGGATTAACCCCTAATTCATATGTTATCCTTGCAACCACCATCACACTTCACGTTGCAGATGGAAACCTTTACCTTATTACAGAACCTGATGATGGTGAAGTATGGTACTGTGCAAAGGTCGGTGCAACTACCGAAGCATTTCCTACGGTTTCTGTTGACGGTGCGAAGTTCAGCAAAGCAATTTCCTACTGTGACAATGATGTTGAACTTTCTGCAACGGATGACACGCTTCTCGTTAAGAACTCTAAAGGTACACTGAAACTTTCCATCCTCGTTGATGACGCAGGAAACAAAGCAGCTCATGAGTTTTTCACCAAGTCTGGTGAACAGCTTAAGGTAGACCATCTCAATCAGCTTAAGATGCTCACAGGAACAATGTCTAAGACCATGGATTCGATTGCAGAGCGTTGTGTCTACACGGACTGTGATTGCTCTTTTGCTACTGACGAAGTCAATATCAGTAAGGGCGACTCCTTGGTAGGTGCAGCTGGTGGCATTCTTCTCTCTGCGAGAATGATTAGCTACTGCTCTAAGCATTCTGATGTTCAGATTTACGACGCAGGTGCAGAGTTCTTCTGGTTTGTTTCTGAAGAATCTGGTTCGGCTGCAAGATTCTCTAAGGTTTTCCAGGACTTCATTCCTCAGTTCCCTCTCCAGAGTCTTAAAGACGAATTTGCGAATGAAGTTCTTCATTCTGTACAGGTTGATATGAGCTCGTTCCTTAACTCTATGCAGTTCTTGGCAATCGTTGCTGATGCAGCTAATGATTACAGCGTTACCGTATCTCAGGAAACGCCTAATGAACTAATTCTCAAGTGTGCAGAAAGTATTCAGAAAGTTCCGTGTAAGTCTATTGCAGGTGATGGACCTTGGTCTGTCGAGGTAGACTGCGTTTCTGCAAATGCACGTTTCGCTTCATATGACGGTATGGTTCAGCTGGATGTTTATGAGAGTCAGCTCGCCTGCGTAGGACCTGTAACAACATCTATTGGGCTTATTGTCTAATGGCAAATAATCTCGGTAAAGAGTGGGAAGATATCGTTGAAGAATGGCTGAAGGAGAACAACATCTGTTATGACCGTATTCACGACCAGATGTCGGGAAAGAAAGGCTCAACGAATGTGTGCGATTATGACGCATACATCTACCCTCATATGTACTATCTTGAGTGCAAAGAGTGTGCGTCTTCCCTATTCAATATGCTTCAGAACATATCCGAATATCAATGGATACGTATGCTGCAAAAAGATACTTTTCCGGGGGTTAGAGCTGGGTACGTTATCTGGATGTCAGGTGCAAATAGAGCTTTCTGGGTATCACCGCTTACGTTGAATTTGTATTACTCCGCGGGTAAGAAGTCTGTATCGGTAGATGACCTAGAAGCTGGTGGTATAGAACTTACCTTGTATCAGAAACGAACCAGATGGCATTTAGAAACATTACTCGATGTTGTCGAACAGCATCTGGCACAGGTGAACTAATAAAGTTCACCTGTGCTTTTATTTTCTGGTTGTTTAGTTTCTTGTCGTTCATTACAGATGAGCTAGGTAAAAGCAGTCTGTTTAGTCATTTACATTACTTCGGTATTGTTTTTCTAAATGTTGTATAATATATTTGTAAATAAGAACACGGAGGTGATTTATTGTATCGTATATATCTAAGAAGAACTCCTGATGGTAAAGTCTATATTGGTTGTACGACAGTTTCATTAGAGGTTCGAGCAAAGCTTGGATATGGTCAGACAGATTTCCAGAGAGCTATAGAGCATTTCGGCTGGGATTCGATTCAATCTGAGATATTGACTGAAACCACAGACAAAGAGCAAGCTAAACGGTTAGAGCAGCGATACATCGAGCAGTATGACGCTATGAATCCGGAAAAGGGTTATAACAGAAAAGGTAGTGGATTTAGCATGTCTGTACCTCGTCGAATTCGAATGTCTAAATCTACGAAGGTTTACTGGGAAAATCCTGAACACATCGCAAGGATGAAAGCTGCAATAGCAAAGAGTCATAGGTCTCCAGAATATCGCAAGAAGATGTCTGATATTATCAGAAAGAAATGGGAAACTGGTGATTATGCAGAGCGCGTAGCAGATAGCATGCGTGAACGAAACAATCGACCAGAAGTGAAAGCGAGTCTATCAGAACGCTCACGCGAATTTTGGTCAGATGAAGAGCATAGACAAGCACATTCTGCGAAAATGAAGCAGGTGATGAATCGTCCTGATGTCCATGCCAAGTTGGTAGAATCTCGAAAGAAAATCAATTGGCATTCTGATGCAATGAAAGCAGGACGAAGAGCCTGCGCAGAAGCCAATCGAGGTAAGGTTGGTATTCATAAGATAGAGGATGGTAAAGTCCAGAACAAGAAAGTTTACGCTGAGCAGTTAGACACCTACCTCGCAGATGGTTGGGTACTCGGTTTTATAACAAACGGTCCTGGAATTGCTATTTCTAGATATGAAAATGGTACGTTGATTAAGAAGCGAACACCTGAGTGTGAACTTGATACATATCTCGCACAAGGTTGGAAGAGAGGTTGGAAAGGTTAATGAGAAATTTAGCTGCTGTTTATCGTCCTACAAGACTTGATGATGTTGTAGGTCAAGAAAACCCGAAGAAGGTACTTCGCAATCATCTACAATCAAAACCTAAATCAGGTTATTTGTTTGTAGGTTCAGCTGGCACTGGCAAGACGACTTGTGCTCGTATCTTTGCTCATGAATTGAATGGTACAGCGAATATCTACGAAATCAATGCTGCTGATAATACAGGTGTTGAAGGTGTTCGTAAGATTATTTCTGATGCTAGACACAAACCTATTGGCACGAAGTATAAGATATTTATTCTTGACGAGTGTCATATGCTAACAGTCCAGGCTTGGAATGCTTTGCTGAAGCTTGTCGAGGAACCGCCAGAATCAGTCGTACTTCTATTCTGCACTACTGACCCTCGTAAGATTCCGAGTACTATCACTTCTCGTGTCTTGCGTCTTGATTTCTCTCGTATCAATGTCGACGATGTAACTACGAGACTTCAGTGGATTCTTGAACAAGAAGGTGTATCAGGTGTTCCAAGAGAGCCATTGAGATATATTGCACAGCTTGCCAACGGAGGTATGCGTGATGCAATTACAATGATGGATAAAGTCTTAGGTTACGGTGTTGCAATTGATTTTGATGTAATCAATACTGCTTTAGGATTGGTTGGATTTGACATTCCGATAAAGATTCTTAAGACATTTTATGCTCACGACTTTAAGGGTGTAATCGAGGTTTTGGACGAGTGTAATCGGAACGGTATCGACTTTAAAACCTGGGTACAGGATTTTCGTAGATTTGTGCTTCAGGCTGTAGAGCTTCAACTTGGTGTAAAACCGGAAGACGTTGCACTCCCTCTTGAGGTCAGCAAAGAGCTTCTGACGTTACCGCGGGACGGTCGTTTGTTCCAAACCCTGTCTAATCTAGACAGTCTGGTTCAGCTGATTCTGATGGAGCCGGACCCTTATACACTGGTGAAAGTGAATTTTCTAAAGATTGCAGGTGAATTCTGATGAAGTTTATAGGTCAGGAAACTCTAATAGATAATTTATCGAAGACTAATGCTCGTGCAATTCTTATTCAGGGTCCTTTTCATTCTGGTAAGAAAACTCTTATACGTCAGGTTTACAAGGACCTCGGATTGTATGTGTATGAAGTGTCAGGTACGGTTTCAGAGTTTCGAGAAACTTTAGATTTTATCAAGACACAGACTAATCCGATTATGTATCTAATACCTGATGTTGATAGACTGCATCCTGGTATTCAAAATCTTCTTCTTAAAGTTCTAGAAGAACCACCAATGAAAGCTAGATTTTGTCTCACTGCTAGCAACTCGATATTGCCGACTATAAAGTCAAGATGTATCTGCTACTCTATGGAACCTTATACACCAGAGCAGATTATGGCAATCTGTGCAGATTCAGAAAGGGCTCAAGTGCAGCAGTATATCAATGTTATCAGTTATGCTGTAGAAACCCCTGGTCAGCTGCAACATCTGATAGGTTGGCAGGGGTATCAAGTATTACCAGACATGATACAGCAGATGGGTGATTTGAAAAACTCGCTTACACAACCTATAGCAGTGGTTTTGAATAAGGCAAATATGTTAGGTAGGTATATGAAGGAGAATAATATAGACTTCTATTACTTCTATCTTCTTGCTAAGGGTTTCCATTCTGATATGGATAGTTTCTCAATCTTGTCTCAGAACTTTTATGACCTTGACCGCTATATTATGTGCTATTTCTATGCTGAGTTATGGAAGGAGGTAGCTTGTAGATGAATCTTGCACAATTCCGGGAAGTCATAAAATCACCGCCGAACGTATTCGTAATCATGGCTAATGACTATGACCTCAGAACGCTGTACCTGAAGCAATTCTGTAAGGCTCACCGAGCAACGCCGACTTATGTAGATTCCATAGATTGGAAGTCTAAGGGTAGAATTCTAGGTAACAATCAGGTATTTGTTCTTACCGATGATATGGATGTTCTTAACAATCCAAAGCCTGAATATAAAAATACCAATCGTAAGATTGTCTATCTGTATACCTCTATCAAGAAGGTTTCTCAGAATACTCTGGAGTTCTTTGATAACAATATTCTGGTGATAGAAGATTTAACCTGGGCACAAGCTGTTAACATCTTGTCTAAGAAAAAGTTGAGTCCGAGTATAATCGACCATATGAAGAAGAATGTGGATAAGCCTTGCACTATGCGTTTATTTGGGCTTCAGATTCTTGATATGGCATCGGAACTTGGTATGTCTGATGTAGATGTATTCAATATCTACTATAAGCCTTGGATGCAATCTGACATAAGTGAGGAACCCGGACCTTTCTGTGATGCTATATTAGACGGAGATTTTTCGTTTATCTTCACCTATCTTGAAGCGCAGAAGGGAAATGAGTTCTTTGTTTATGCTTCTATATTCAGATGGCTCGAACAGATAATGCGGTTTGTGTCGTGTGGTAAAGATTATTGGGAAAAAGGTGGTTTGGTAAAAGCTGTCTATACGAAGTTTCAAGGTCGTGGTTTGCATAATATTCCATGGGTAGAGTGGATATATCTATATAAGCTAGGTCTACAATCAAGACGGCAGATAAAGGTAAGTGAACGTGATGCGTTAACCGGACTGGAGGTGTATGTATGTACCATTTTACGAACTCTTCTGGACAACAGAATAATAATACCGGATACTGCAGGTACTGCGGGCGTCCGCTGAAAAACTACGGTTCTGTAAATCAAGAAGCTGGTGATGTGTGTATGGCTAAGCACAGAAGAAGTCGTGTTCGCAGGATAGGAGAAAAGAGGGGTGAGTGGGATGAACCTAGAAAATCAGACACAGATTCAGATACAGAATAAGGTATTTACGTTAGGTAGTCCTGTAACTCATGCTGATACTCTCAACCAACTGCTACACATTTTCGAGCAACAGGGGATAGAAAATCGTCCTATCGTTGTGATAAACCCGGTAGATGACTCTTTACCTGATTTGGAAAATCTGCTGGAGAATTATATCGAGAATGCTATGCAAGGTATGTTAGTCAAGCAGAGAACTACCTATATGTTCCAGGATGCTACTGACGAAGAGGTAATTAATTGGGCAAAGAGTCAATATCGTTCTGACGAGGTTCAGACAGTTGATAGCCTGATAGAAACCGGTATGGCAATTCGTGAGCAAAGTAGGTTGAAGCGAGATTTAGACGGAGCTAATGCACGTCGAGATGAGCTATGGAAGCAGCATTGTCTTAATCCAGAATCAGATGCTGGCTCAGCTGAGTATTCTGATATAACCTATAATGTTATACCTAGAATTGAAAAAGCTATAAAAGACGTGACCCACCGCATGGGTTCTATACCGAAAGACCTAAAGAAAGGGTATGTTCAAGAACCCATTTCACCGATTGTTGAAAATGCCGTTGAAAGTGTTGAAAACCACACAGAACCGGTTCAGGATAATGTTGAAAATCTCGTGGAAACTGCTGATATCAATTCGGAGATGACTGGTACTGGTAAGCCGAATATTATGTTGATGAGAACTACGAATATGATAATGCCATTATCGGTAGCTAAGCAAATGGTGAATAATCCTCAGAATAGTGTCTACAAGAAACAGCAAGAAACGGTTGTACCGGGATATACCACGGTTCCTCTTGAGTATCTAATCGTATTAGGGGTTCAGCTTTATGCTGACGGTGTTCCTATTGTTTATACAAAAACCGGTGGGTTTATGAGAGTTGGTAACTCCAAGGTTAGCCCTGTGGTACGCAGATATTGGTACCCAACACCTCGTTATAAGTAACTTCGTGTACCGTTATTTGGTTACTATATAATTATAATGTGACATTCGTTGTCACCGTTTGTGCGTGGTTTTGCTACGTGGTTGTGTATTTAATAATTGTATATGTTATAACACGGTCCTACACGCAAAACCACAGCAAATCGTAAGCAAAATAAATGTTATACACAAGGGGTGCGTATTACCATGAAAAATAATCTACCACAGCCTTATTGGTCACACGTTCTAAGTCGATTTCCTAAAGACCAGAGCTTACTCGACGCTGCTGCTGGTTATCTTGAAATGAGGGTTAAGAAAAATAAAGAGTTGAGTATAAATGATTGGGATGCTTGTCTAGATGAAGTGCTTAAGGTATATGATATTGCTGATTCTAATAAGCAGTCTCGTGTAAGAAAGATTACGTCTAAAGGTACGATAACCGTTCCTGAATTGACTTATCTATTTCTCACAGCTACAGCTAGGAAGTGGAATCACATCGTGTTCACATCTGAACAAGATAGGATGTATGCGAATATATCCTACTATCAAGACCCATATTGGAATGATACGAAAAGCAATCCCGATACACTCGCGGTACTCAGAAAGGAGTTAAATGATAATGAATAGTCCAGTAGTAGACGTGTTTCCTACGTTGTTGCGTAAGGCAGAAGTACCTGAAAAATTTCAGGATATGAATAACATTCCTAAAGAATATATTCGTCCAAATATCATCGAGCTCTGTAATAATATTCAGACATTCGATGGTGTAGTATTGTTGAGTGGCTTGAAGCGAGGTAAGACAACGAACGCAGCAGCTATTCTTATGTCTTATCTTAATTCTCGCAGATACATCGTTAATACTCAGGACGTTGGTTTATACATTTCTGTTAATCAGCTATGTTACCAGAATAGAACGCAAGACCGCTATGCGAGAGATAATGCAGTTCAAGCTATGGTTCAGAAAGCAGCTAAGGCTCGTTGTCTGGTACTTGATGGTTTGTTTTCTTATCTGACGCAGATTGATGATTTGATGCTTCAGGCTATATATGATGCTAGACAAAATAAATCTTGCATCACCGTTGTAACGACATCTATGACTGACCCGTTGAATTGTGCTGGCAGTATCATGTATAGAATTGCAAGAGACGCAAAGATAAAGGAGGAATTCTAATGGCACTTACATCAAGCCAGGAAGTTGCGTACAAACGAATTATGTCTTGGTATGAAAACCGTGAATCTGACGTGTTCAAGCTCGGAGGACCTGCAGGTAGTGGTAAGAGTTATCTTATAGCCCTTGTTGCTGAAGCAATCGGTGTTGAAAATTGTCTCCTTATTACACCTACAGGTAAAGCCGCAAACAATCTTATCAAAGCAGCTCTTCCAGCTCGTACGATTCATTCCCAGATTTATCACGTTCAGTCAAAAAATTCTGATGACGGTTCAATCGACTTTGAAACATCAGGCGAAAGCGAATTTAAGAATCTTGCTAACATTATTGAGCAGAGTATGAATCGAGGTTGGGATTTCGGTTCTGATGAAGCCCGTTTCATTCTGAAAGAAGAGCTCGATGCTCGAGTGAAGTGCATCATTATCGACGAGGGCAGCATGGTTGGTGGTAATCTTCTGAATGACGTATTGTCTTTTGGTATTCCTACACTTCTGGTAGGTGACCCGAATCAGCTTCCTCCTGTAAATGACACATCGGTGTTCAGAACTTGTGATTATTATCTGACTGAAATTGTGCGTCAAGCACAAGGTAGCCCTGTAATATACCTGTCGCAAGAAGTTCTTCAAGGACGACTCAAGGTAGGTAGTTACGGTTCATGCATGGTTCGTAAGGGACCGGTTTCTGATGAAGAACTTTGCTACGCAGACATTGTCTTGACAGACACGAATGTTTCAAGAACAGAGCTGAACAACCGAATGCGGAGGCTTGCGTTAGACTTCAGACAGAGGTCTAAGCCCCTTAGTGTAGGTGATAGAGTTATCTGTCGTACGAATACGAATATTACTTCTTCAGAAGGCTTTGCACTTACGAATGGGGCTCAAGGTGTAATTAGCAAGATTAAGCACAACAATCAGAATTATTCTCTTGTTGATATGGTTATGGAGACACCTGATATAGGTACATTTAGCTTCGTAGGTACCACTCGTCCTGAACTTTTTCCTTCGGCGATACGTCCTCCTAAAATTGAATATGGATACGCACTTACTGTACATCTGAGTCAAGGTTCTGAGTGGCAGAATGTTATCTACCAGCAGTGTTCTTTCATGAAGAAGTCGGCGATTTATACGGCTATAACTCGAGCTAAGGATTCGGTACTAATCGCTTTAGGATAAGTCATGAAGGGGGTGTTTAGATGACTGTACCAGAACAAATTATAATCAATATGGTTATGAACAACCAATGTATCCAGTATTTCGAGTACCAAGATGTGTGTACCTATAAATTTTTTGGAGTAAGTTATCGATATCTTGAATTTGTTCGCACTCGTTATTTGCAGTATGGTTCTGTAACCTTAGGTGAGCTGATGTCGCAGTTCCCGAATTTTCCTTGTTCTAATCTGAATGAGGTTTCTCAAGACTGCGAGTTTCTTGTCTACAAGATTAAGGAGAACTATGTATGGAATGAGCTGTCTAAATCAATCGAGGAAGGTCAGCAAAGATTTCCAGATGATGGTATTCAGCTTATGGGTTTGGTGGAGGATAAGATAAATGAACTCAGAGCTATAATCCCAACGCATGCTGATTATGATGCGATTAAGCATATAGGTGATAGACAAGAAAAATATCTTAAGACAGCAAATGACCCGAATGCGTTCATTCCAACCGGATTTCCTGAAATCGATGCACTTATCGGTGGTTGGGCTAAATCTGGTGAACTGTTCTCGATACTTGCTAGACTGGGTATGGGTAAGACTTGGATTCTTATCTATACAGCAGTAGCTGCTTGGAGAGCAGGTTTCCGTGTTGGCATTGTGTCCATTGAAATGAGTCAAGATGCAATCGGCTATCGTATAGACACCTTCTTATCAGGTATTTCTAATTCAGCACTTCGTCGTGGAGATGCTGTGGATATGAAAGCATATAACAGCTATGTTCAGGAAATGCAAGGAAAAGAAGGTATTCTGATAAGGTCTCGAAAGGAGTTCAACGGTCATATAACTCCATCTAAGCTAAGAACTTGGATTGAAACTGCTCATCTGGACTTGTTACTTCTTGATGGTATTACCTATGTTGAAAACGAACGTATCAATGCAGCTTATAAGAGCGAAACCAGTACAACTGCTGATGTAGCTGAAGACTTGATGTCTGTCAGCGTAGAAACGGGATGTCCTATCGGTGTTACTCAGCAGGCGAACAGAGGCGGTTCAGATACGTCACAAAATCCTGATGTTTCGACTGCTCGTGGCGGTGATGGTTTGAATATTCACGCATCATTCGTTATGTCAATTGCTTATCCAGAAGATTCACACCAGGTAATTCAGCTTGAGATTGGCAAGGGACGTAATTGTAGGTTTGGTGAACACTTCACATATACCTGGGACCCTGACCACGGATATATTCAGTCTCGCGGCGATTCAGGACAGGGAGGTGCTTTCTTTGGTAATACAGCAGCAGGTTGATTTAAGGTCAATCGATGTAGATGCGGTGTTCGACGCTCTTCGGGCGTCGACATCGTTCTTTCGTATTTGGAACGAGTCTGGCGATGATATACTAACCCAATGTCCTTTTCATGGTATGGGTAATGAACAACACCCGTCGTTCGGTATCTGTCATAATCGAGCCAATCCGCATTATGGTAAATATCACTGCTTTGCGTGTGATGCTAAAGGTACAATCATATCATTAGTAAACCACCTAACAAATCATGAAGCAGGTGATAGATACGGACTTGATTTTATACAGACAATATCTGATTTGGAGTTTGTTGATAGGTCGGGTAACATAACTCTCGCACCTAGAACACCGATTAAGCCTCCTGAAGTCACTGAGGTAGAATTGATGTCTTATCGTTCTACCTCAGTTCCTTATCTAACAAATGTTCGTCATATCAAGCCTATCATTCAACGTGTGTTCGATACGGGGTTTGACCCAGTCACTAACTCGGTAACATTCCCTGTAAAGAGACCTGATGGTTCTGTAGCATTTGTTGTTCGACGTGCTATAGACAAGAAATGGTATAACTACCCGCTTGGTGTAGATAAACCTGTCTATGGTGTGTTCGAATTCAATAAGATTGTTCCAAATAACAGTATCTTTGCTAAACGAGTAGTATTGGTAGAATCTATTATCAATGCGCAGACATTATGGGGTCACGGTATACCAGCGTGGGCATTACTCGGTACTGGTTCGGGTACTCAGGTAGATTTTCTGAATACGACAGACATTCGTGAGTTCTTGATTTGTATGGACGGAGACAACGCAGGTACAAAAGGTGCCGCTAAACTTCAGCAAGCTCTGAAGGCTCGTACATCGATTATTCCGATGCTACCTAAGAAGGATGTAAATGATTTAAGTGAGTATGTTATGCGAGTGCTATATACTCTAAGGCGATAACAGTTGATTTCATCACCTATATTAGAATAAATAGGAGGTGATGTTATGAAATACTTTCTGTCTACAGCAGGCAAGAAGTGCTGCAAGGGTTGTACCTGGTTGTTATCGTTGGCAAGAAATGAAAAAGGTTATGACCTGATACAGATTAAACGTGGGTTTTCTCAGAACAGAAATCTGATGAAACTTTATCCTGGTGAACCGGCGATTATACTGGACACAGGTGAGTTCTACATCGGTGACGCTTCTGGAAAACCCATTCTTATTAACCCGCACGGTGCTGGTATGCCGCAAACAGGTAGTATTCTATGTATCAAGCATCAGTCAGGTTGGTCTCAAGGCGACGTGGTTACAGTACTGTATTCAGACATGATAACGTCTGACGGTGTTGCTCCTACCGGCGTCGATGGTAGCAAATACAGTTGTGCTGCTATTCTCGATGAGAACGACGTTCCGATTGGAGTAGCATTTAAACTAAGCTGGGTTGAGACTGAACAGTCAGCGAAATTCTTGATTGGCTACTTTAACCACGTGAATCTTCTAGAGTTTACTACCACTGATATAGATGCAATTCTTGAGCACGCAGAAGCAAATATACCAGAGTAGATTTTGCTTAAATGCAGTGGTTTACTGTGTGTATTTGTTGTAGAACCTTGTAGCAGTTAAGCAGTGCGAGGTGCCCTTTAACTTCGAAATCCATAGTGTTTTCTTGTATAATGTGTATATAACAAGAAAATATTATAGGAGGCAGTTTAATGTACCCATTTGTAAAATCTTGGTATAGGGAATTGGATATAGACCAGCGTAAGGAGTTGTGTTCTTGCTCGTACAGAATTTCTAGGTCTTTGAAACCTTGGACTCCAAGTGCGAAGCAGACAGTGATGGAATTGTTGGATAAGGTAATGAAATTGTTTCCATTCATTAAGCGTGATTTGGGTACGTGCAGAGATGAACTCGAAGAGAACAATCCGATTACCACCATTCCGTTCAGTATTCTGGATTGTCTTCGTTCATATTTTAATCAATTCTACGTTGTGAAAGACCGCAAGTTGTGCTTGCCTGTAATCGACAGCAAGCCTACGGTTACTACTATCCAACCTAATACGCAGGTTCAGACACAGACTACAGCAGCTACTAAGAAAACCCGTTCAAAGTCAAGAGCAATCACTGAGGAAACCTGGTGGGTTGTTCGAGTGAAGAATGATTATCGTATGTGCAGACTTACCTTTGATAGAGGTGAGTATTGGGAAATGGTCGAGTACATTGGAGGTAAGGTTCACAATGCGCAGTATCGATTCCCGAAATATGATAATAGAGTAATCTACGAATTCAAAGAGCACCTCACACCGGATATGTTCGCAGATAAAATCAATGAGGCAGTTTCAATTCGAAAAGCCGCATTGCTGAAGCAAGCTCAGGTGCTACTCCTTAGATTTGATACTGTCCTCATCGCAAGACACCTAACCGGAGGTACACTTGTAGCAGGTGTTGAGGATGAAGATGATATGTATTGGTATCTTGATACCTATAATGAACATGGTGAGCATATCTTCTATGGCGACAAACGCTGGGAGCTCGAAAAGAAAAGCAGATGTACTGTTGTTCAAATTCTGAAAAGGAAGTGATTTTTATGGCAGAGAAAACCTATAATACCGGTCGAGTTGTAGGTTGGTCAACCTACGAGGAGTTCCTCAAAGAGACAGGTGCAGACCCGAATGTAATCACCAATTACATCTATAATACGCTGGTGACATATGGCGTGACGAGGCGAGTGGAGCTAAAGCCAGGTACCGATGCTGGTGCATGGAAACCTTCTAAAGGTGGGCAATTCTACACGCAAACTATTCGTGTTCAAGGTGCGTCTTGGGGTGCAGTTCCTATTGTTGGATTGGATTATGAAGCTTATATCGACGTTTTCAAGAATCCGTCAGCTTCTACCGAACAGATTGAGATTGTTGATGCCGACGAGAAAGAAGCAATAGAAACTGCAGTCGGAAATATATTCGGAGTTTATGTATCAGACGCACTTGGTAACAAAGCATCAAGTGCTGTTTCCGCTCATGGTTATCTGACTTTTGTTGCCTATCCTGAAATTCTTGATTTCAATGAAAAGATTTCTACGATTTCTGGAGGCGTGCTGAAGCTGATTGTTCGAGGATTGTCTTTAGAGGACTTGGACGTGAACACCTTGTATTATGGACCTCAGGGCTTTATTTTCGCTGGTAATGGTTTGGTAGAAGACTGTTACCATGAGACACGAGATATCAACAATCTCTCATTGAATTCGGCTGGTTACCTTTGGTTAAGTATGGGAGGTAATCCTACACCAGCTGATTACCGTGGGTTAGTAGAACACCCTTCCGGTCTGATTTTGATATCCACATTCGGCTATATGGATTTGGATTTCATTAACGGTACCGGGTTGTTTCAAGACCTTGGTTCTTACGGACTTACATATGCTGAGTACCAAGATGCGTTGTCAGGCGTGAACAAGGTTGAAACTCAGGTAAATGCTATACCTAGCAGTGACCGAAACCAATATCTGTATCTGGTAACTGGTATAGATACGTATTCAACCTATCCTTCAGCGGCATATCCGTTCTATATTATACCGGTTAAGAAAGATACCGGTAGGGTGAATGTCGGTAGTTATGACAGTTATTCTACTCCGAAGATGAAGAAGTTCATTGACTTCACTCGTCTTTACACTGCTAACGGTGATGACCAGGCTGTACTATATTTGTATGACAAGAAACTGCCTGAGTATCTAGGTAGTTGGTGGGAAGGAAAAACTCCCGTGTCGGAAGGGCTGGTATATCTAGGTAATAACTCGTTGAATGATGACCACTGGATTCTTTCTGACCTTGCTACAACTGCTGGTGGTACCTACCACAGAACTGGTCGAAATGCTTGCTGGAAGATATCTAATGATGTTGTTCAATCACTTAATAAAGGCTCCACGTATGTAGTTTCGAATCAGCAGAATAAAGAGTCGAATGGTGTTTACCTGTGTACCAAAGATGTTAAGCATGATAGCTCTATCTATCAGCTTAATCGATTCGGTGGTTACATTCATTGTACAATACCGCAGTGGTTGAAAGATAAAAAAGACAAATCAGGTGATTTCGATTTCGAGGTTGACCTGACTAGTACCTCTTATACAATTGACTCTGGAGTTCTTTATGTAGACGGCTGTCCGATTTACCCCGGTGAGCCGATAATTTTGGGAACACAGTCGTCTTGGCTAATGGGATATGTATGGAACACCGTCCAGAACGGTCAGGCTAAGTTAATCTGTTCTACAAGAACAATCCCTAACCTTTCTCTAGATGCTACTCAAAGTCAGAGCATTACGAATCAATCTGATACTCACTCTAGGAAGTTACGCATTCCTCGTTCTTCTTGGAATGAAGCTTATGCAGGTAGAGAACGAACTATATGGACATCAGAGTCTAATAGTTATTCCTTCACGACTGCTGCCACCGAAGTAACCGCTGGAATTTTCATCGAATTTCAACACTCTAATGAATCGGTCTGGGCATACGGTAAAAAATATACGTTCGTAGTATTGAACATAGACGATAATTATGTTTATCTAGCATCAGCGATGGTTTGGATTGATAATCCGACCTTGTCATCTACCGTGGGTTATCCTGGATGGTATGATTCAGTGGTTCCTCGGTATAATCAGACTATTCCTGATAAAAGCGGTTCGTATTACTACAATATGAAGTCGGTTCTTTCAAGATTAACTGCTCGTAAGATGTTTCTTGATTTCGGTTGGAATATCGAGGATTATGTCGACAAGGATTTCCAGGACCTAAGTCTAGGTGAATTTTTGCAAGAGTGTGTCCTCAGAAATGATTTGTCAATACCGAAGTCACCAGAAACGACAAGAGCATACGCACTGAAGTCTGAATTTTTTCTGTATTCTAAGAAAGACCTTAACTACACATCAGGTAAAATACCGGACCCAGCTATTAGACCGATTATCAGTTCGCTCAAGATGGTAGCTAAGACTTCACCTCGGTCGTTCTTTGATACCGCATTTTATACAGCAGAGTTGAAAGACGGAACTGAGGTTAACATCAACAATACCGATTACCCTATATGGGTCACAATAGCAAAATCCAGACACGGGAAGCAGACTATGAGTGTATCTGTTATTGATGATAATAATGGTCTGCTAGACTTTTCTGGTAACGAAGGCATTATCGAGGCAGATAAAGTGACCTGGTTGGATTTGCTAACTGGACTCGGTTCAGGTAAGTGTGTGGATTTACTGCGAGGTATGAAGATGCGTCGTACACCTTCTGACGTGAACTATATCGAAACAGCAAACGATACAACTCTGGTTATATCCAAGACTGCACCCCCTGCAGACGACTTCCCGGTTGGTACTATTGGAATAGGTTGGTGATATTATGGGACTACGTATCGATACTTCCAATGATACCTACCGTTGGGCTACCTCAGACTATTGGTATAATAACCCAGTACACATCACAATTCATAATGACGATACCACCCCAGCAAAGCTAGGTGGTATTCGTTTACATATAGTCGCTTGTAACGCAGGTAATCATTCTGTTTCTCAGATAGCACCTGGGCAGGCAGCTGGACAATCAGGTAGGTTTGTTCTGTGCGAGTATAACGCATGGACAAAAATATCTCAGATTGTTCCTATTGCGTCTGAACCTAGGTCTAATCTTTGCACTACGTCCAGCTCTGAACCTTTTAGCAATGAACTAACCTGGTTTATACCTAGATACACTAAAAATGCAGGTGAGCAATATAATCAATACTCATATGACGGAAACTATATTTCACAGCAGGACTATAACAATGCGTTCTATACCTTTAACCTAAAGTCTCCTCTGGTTATTCCTGCAGGCGGTCAGACTACTGTGACACCTAGACTGGAAGACGGCTGGGGAACGTGGCAATTAAGTGATTTGGTTAGTGCTACACCGTTGTCTTCATATCAGGTTACTTATAAGCCGAACGGAGGAAACTGGAGTGGTTCTACTGCAGAGTTAGTACATGAGGTAGTTCAAGGAGAGAATGATTCACTTCCTCCAGCACCGACGAGAGACGGCTACACGTTTATCGGTTGGTCTCCAGATGGAGCACCACCTTCAAATGTTCAGGAAAATCACGTATATACGGCACAATGGGATGAAGGTACTACTACCTACACTTTCTGGCGTAATCATGATTCTTCTGATACTACTGTCGTAAAAACCGGTATCGCTAATATCGGTTCGACAGTTGCTTCTGTAAAGCCAGACGACCCTATTCGTGATGGTTATATATTTCAAGGTTGGGGTAAGCTGAGAGAAGGTCCTGTTATAGGCAATAATACTCAGATTACAGATTCAGTGCATGACTTTTATGCTATCTGGACACGGACAGCAGCAACTGTATGGGTAGTCGAGCAGGTAACCGAAAGTGGTGTCATAAAGAAGAGATGGGTAAAGAAACTAAATGTCAGAAAGGTTATCGATGATGGTTCAGGAAACAAATCCTGGGGCTTACTTCTGCCTCACGAGGTGGTTGAGGACAGCTCGCAAGATAAGTCGTGGAATTAGAAGCAGTAGTCGGTAAATCATGACGCAAACCAATATTATAATAGTGAAGGACAAGGAGTGCTAGATGAGCAAAGGACAGAGAAATCAAGAACTTCTGAAAGAATATGCAAGGACGAGAGACCCGGCGATAAGAAATCAACTGGTTTTGGACAATATGGGTCTTGTGCATAGATGCTATCAGATGTATTTCGCAAGTCGCTTTCCAAGTGAGAGCGACAGCGAAGAACTCGTATCGGCAGGGGTTATGGGATTGATAACTGCTATAGACAGATTTGACTCTGATACATACGCAGTTCTTAGCACATATGCTTTTCCTTATATAAGAAACCAGATGAATAAGCTGGTAAATCCTGAAGTGACGTTCTCAGAATTTGAATGCGAGGATGCTGATATTCCGATGGAAGAACAGATAGAGGATAAATACGAGTTCGACCAGAAACAGATGAACATCTCTAGAGTGGTTGAAAAGCTGCTTACCCCTGAAGAAATCAGTGTTCTTCACGTTATAAACAGAACTTCTGATGAACCGCCGTGGAGCGTGAATGAAATCGCAAAGGAACTTCACATGCCGGCGAAAGTAGTTACTGATTTATATAAATCTGGTTTAACCAAATTATCGGTGCCGTGCGTACAATGGTACCTAAGAAAATGTAAAGGAGTGTTATCAGATGATTAGATTGAAACTTAATCTGCCTGAAGCGACCGTGTCTTACAATGAAACAGGAGCTCTGCTCGGCAGTCCAGTCGAACACACACCGAATCAGATAAAGAATTACAGTCTTCCTTTCGAGATTACCGGTTATGTGTCTAAGAATGACTTTCTGGCATACTCGTTGTATTCTTCTGCAAGAAAGTTTACTGTGTCTGAGCAGCTTGCTCTGCTGACTTCTCTTGGCTTTAAGACAGTTCCTTACTTCGAGAACGAGAATAGTCAGGGAAATCAGCTCATTACCATTAAGAATCAGTACTCGATGTATGATGCTTATTGGATTAGTCTTCCGACTGGCAAAGAGTTTAAAGTTCCTGAATTGGCACACATCAACTCGGTGAAGTATGTAATGGCGGCAGATAAGACCTTAACTCTGGTCTGCACTACAGATAAAGGCGAGTTCGAAGTAATCGATATGAAGTTGATTGCTTATTTTCAGCCTGGCTGTACCGCAAAGATTTGGAACGGTGAAATTCAGCCAATGAATACTGCACCTGTTGTTGCTCCGATTCCACAGTTTTGTCCTAAGTGCAATAATCCGCTCAAGCGTATTCAGATTTATCCTGACCTTCCTATGTTCTATAAGTGTACCAGCAGTTTCTGTGACCAGCTTGTGCTAGATGAGGACCAGGATACACCGATTGAGGATGAGTCGGCGGAAATCGAGCGGACGGTTTCTACTTCTGATGAGTTCGATGGAACTAAAGAAAAGCCTGAGGTAGCTGAAACCGCTAATCTTGACATTATCAATGACAAAGAAGCAGAAGTTACGAATCCTCTGAAGTGCTATGTGGATATTAAGAAATTAGACGCAGCTGAGGTTGACGAGCTCGTCGTTGCAGGGAAAATTCAGATTGTCGATGAAATCGACGATGCAGACTGCATCTTGGTAAAATCTAAGTTGGCAGTGTCAAAGATTGTACGCAGTCTTAGCAAGGAGTTCAATAAAGAACTCAAACCTATTACAGATTTTCAGTGAGGTGATATAAGATGAATATCAAAACCACTAATCACCCTTCGGCTACTGAATATGATGCTCAAGTTCAAGCATACTTCCAGCCTTCTATGCCAAATATTCTAGCAACTGAGGTTCTCGCTGAGGTAGAAAAGAGATGCGGAGGAGGGCAGCAGTATTGCACTTTTCCAAACAGAATTAGCGATGCTGAGAAAGCTAAGGTAGAAGCGAAAGGATATACCATTACCAAGAATTATATCGACGGTAAGAACCTTGGTAGAAAAGAAGGTGTGCAGTATTATATCGGCTTCCAAGTCGCTATGAATACTACCGTTACTTCTGATATGTACACCATGGTGATTTCTCAGAAAGAAACCAATGGCATAGGTTCTGGTGCTGACAGCACTCAGACTTTGACTGTACCCGACGGTGAAGGAGGTTAATACCTATGGCAACAGATGACAGATTGTACGACCTTCAGGAAGCTAATGACCATCGTTTTCTTGTCTATTCATCTGCCAATTCTTATATAACTCCATATAGTACAGACACACACGGTGGTGAACTTATTACTGAATTTAACCAGAGAGCAGCGTTGAACACGCTGCTCAAACGGGAAGTGAACCTGTCTAGCTATGCTGATATGGTGGCAGAAGCAATAAACAAGGCGTTCGGTGTTCCTGTCGAAACAGACCAGACCACTGGTGCTACTTCAATGCAAGGTCCTGGTCTGAATTCATTCAAAAATCCTCTTGTTCATGATAAATCTAATTGGCATGTCACATCTTACGCTACCGGTTGTCGAGACGAAGATGATTATAAATTGTCTATTGCTAAAGATGACGGTAGACTTGCTATATCAAGCGGTGTGGCTTTGGTATACGGCTATTATGTAGATGCTCATGATGAAACCAAGATTTATAAAGCAGACGCAATTTCTGTTCCTGAGGTTGCGGATGTAGCAACCAATACTGGTCAGAATCCTGAGAATCCATGCTATACCAAGTTTATAAAGTTAGCGGTACAATATACCGCTCCTAAGTCTGCACGTCACGATGAACGTCTAATCCCGCCGCTGAATGGCGTATATCAAGGTGCTGCTATCGTCATTAACGACTACCTTCCTTACGGCAATGAACTGCTGTTGGGTACTATCACTTGTGATTCTCAGGGACACTATTTGCTGACAGAGAATCCTTATAAAACCAGGATGATTCCTCTTGACGGCATTCAGGGTGCTGAGAATTATAAGGACTTGTTGTCTGCTGTTAAGGATAACCACATCTATGGAATAAAGTTCGGTGAAACTGGAGGTAGTTCTGAAGGTGAAGTCACTAACCTTATTGATATTGATAGATGGTTGTGGATTGCTTTCGAGTCCAATCTAGGTATGCTGCTAAGAAGTATGTCAACTAATGCAGAGACAGCAGGTAATGCTCAAGATGAACCTACTCGGGGTATTATCGTTTCAGATGAAACTCCATATACAGGTGATGACTCGGTTGTAGATAATTTTAATTGCCTTCATCGAGTTGATGCGAAAACCTTAGCATCTTTTGCAAGAATGTCTTGGCATCAAGCCCAGTCCCCTGGAAAGACCGGTGCTGATATAATAGACCATCGAGCTTTGTATTTTCCATATGCGTCTTTAAAGGCGGGTGTTACAGATTTAAGTCCATCCTACAACTCGCCACCTAACGACCAAACAATTAAGAAACCGGTTTACGACTCTCAGGTGTCTTTTCCTGTACTTGCTAATCTACATGGAGTAGACGGTATTTTGACTACGCAGCAGTTAGCTATGCTAGAGTTGGTGTTTTCAGATTACGCAAATCGTAGAAGTTCTGGTCATGCTAGAGGAAGACAATTCGGTCCTTTCCTTACGATAGATGATGCTAAGAATTGGTTTGAGTTACACAAACCAGCTGTTGGTATAGGTGATTACTTCTGGGTAATCAATGATGTTGCTGAGGCTGGAGGTACCGAGCGTGCTAATGGTAATACTATTGAGAACATCATAACCGAGTATGGCACAGTTTCGGGTACAGTTTCTGGTACAGCAAAGCAGTCTAAAATGGAGGCTAAGGTTACCGGTTCAGTAACAGGTAATGTTATCGTTGAAGAGACAGAGTACCCGGTAGAAGGTTCGGTGAATGGTACAGCTCAAGGTACGATTAACGCTACCGTAACTGGTACGATAACAGGTACTTTGGATTCTTTCACTCAGAATGTTTCTGCTCGTTATGTCTGCCGATATGCCAATTCGACAAATGCAGACGGTTGGTGGAGATTTGCTCATGCAATCTCGATGGGTGAGGCTGCGTATAGCGGTGCTTTCGATAATACCCAATATACAGATAAAAGCATTATTCCTGGTTCTTTGTTAATCACTCCTGAGCCGAATTATCCTATTACGTATGGTTATGGTGATAATAAGCTGGAGGTGTCTACTGCAATATATGATGAAGGCGTTGAATCAAGCAATTCCGTTCTAGGTTTGATAGGCAAGCTGTGGACTCGATTGACGCCCGATTCTAATCCAATTCAGGTTGGTACTATCGCGTACGAACTTGGTTTTATAGCTGGTGTGTATAATCGAAGTGATGAACACCAAGGCAGTATTAAATTCGCCTATAATGATGCTAATGCTTACACGATACTCGACCCTCCAGGGGAATCTCGTTCATTTCAGCAGAAAGCTCCTACTTCTGGTTCAACCGAATTGTATCAATCAGTCATGTTCGCAGTTGAAGCTGTTGAGCGTGGTTTTGCAGTACCTGCAACTCCTAATTGCTACGGTGTAGTTAAGGTTGGTACTGGTTCTGATTTGACTGACGTAATCAACGACCAGAATAGTCAGAGACTACGAATTACCGATACCTTACTCGGTTTTATAAAGCACGGTGGTTTCAAAGAAATGCCTGATACTCTTATTCCTATCCTTCCAGGTGTTGACTTGACTCAGTATCAATATTGCTATTATCCGAATGGGGTTATTTTTCAGATGACAGGTAATGCTTCTGAATGGAGAGCTTCGTTAGATTCTACCGGTACTCTTGCTCACATTCGCGGTGATGTTACCTTAGACTTTTCTACTGTAATCGAGGACGGTGTTCGTTCCGATGGCTTATTGCTTCATCTAGAGGACATCGACTATCTGACCCTTAAAGGTGATAACCTCCAGGTAGATACTCCTACAGGTCATAAGTCTACCGAGACGTGCTTGTTCGGTGTAAACCACTGTCAGGTAAATAAGCCTTTCTTTACAAACGTCGGTGAGTGGAAGTATTCTTCTTTTGTAGGGGGCGGCAACACAATCGAGCTTGATTTACCTTGGATGATGATTCCTCAGATATTCACCAAAGCAATCGACAGTGATGAGGAAGATAAAGGCAATAGTTTGTCTTGTAGATTTTCTAGCGTTACTATGGGTGAAAACGGTGTATGCTCTGCAATGCTTGATGTTTGGATTAAGTATCAAGGTTGGGAAGATTATAATGGAGGAATCGATAGAATGTGGTCGTCCCTCGGATATGTGAACTTCCCACCATTATTCTTTGAGTACAATCTTGAACAGAAAGAAGAAGAGACAACAGGTAATGAAGGTGAGAAGACACCAGAAGTAGAATCTCGAGGTCCTATCAATCAGAATACGATTATTCGTATACCTGATAATCTTAATCTGAAAATTTCCGGTACCGCCGGCGTGCATCAGGGTTGGGACGATAATAACTCTGATTTTGTACCTAATGGGAATCTTCTTGTCAACATGAACTGGGAGTGGAATGGGAATCCTTCATCAGCAAAGACACGAGCAGGTAAGGTTTATCTTAACCTGTATATGAAGAACCCATCCTTGGATATCAAGAAGCAGAACTTCTCAAACCTTAGATTCAGAGCTCCAGTACAAATTATTAGACTGGACAACAACTCTATGTCGGAGACAGTTCCCTATGAACAGCTTTATGGTTCAGTTGACAAGTCGCTGAATTAAAAGAATCTTCGAAATGCGTGTGTTAAGTGTGTTATACTTAGAATGTAGATAAAATACTACCGATGCACACGCATTTTCTACTAAACCAAAGAAAGGTGTGAATTTAATGGCACTAATGAATGAAGACCATGAATTTCTGTATGATTATTCTGATGTGGGAATTCCGCAGACAGTTACTGTCAGTAGTTATACCAGTCGGATGGAGAAACTTAGATTGTCTTCTGACAATCTACATCAGGCTATGATTAAGCACATTTTACCTCAGGTAATCGAGCCTAAGATTGATGTGCGGAAACTATATGAGCCTGATTATTTTCTTCTGTTAAGACATTTGCGTATTCTTACCTGGGGACCTTTCTGGACAGCTCAGAACTGGGTATGTACCGACTGTATAAATGAATCTGGTTCTAAAGGTAAGTTCTATACCGAGCCTAAGCAGATTGACCTAAATACAATCGGAGTTCTTCGTCCAGATAAGGGTGAAGAACTCAAGAAGGCATTTGTAATTAAACCTGAAGAGTTTGTGTTCTGCAATGCTGAGGTTAAGATGCATCTTAACCGGTGTCAGGATATGCTGTTCTACACAGCGAAGGTTGATAAGGGTGACGAGGAATTCCGAGCACTCGGAGCTGCTATTGCATCGGTTTCTGATACTGATTTTGTCGATATTTCCGAAGCTTGCGAGTGGCTTGGTAATCTCATGGCTGTCGACGAAGAGCTTATCGAGCGTCGTTACATGGAAGAGTTCAACGTCGGACTTCAGAAACGTGTTGAGTTTAAGTGTCCGAAATGCGGAGGTCGTGCGTGGGCATACGTACCAGTCAATGACTACTACTTTCGACCGACCGAAGAAGACCTCAAAGAATGGAAAACTCTATTGGCAGCTTCTAAGAAGTAAATATGACCAGGTTGATGCTGAGATACGTTGTATTCTAGCAAGGTGTCCAGGATACACGGCTGATTATATAGAAGACCAGCCTGTGTTATTCAGAACAAAGCTGATAAAGAAATTCATCGAAGACGACCAGGCAGGTAAAGACGGTTCAGGTGCAGTTAAGAAAACGTAAACTTCGTTTATCGTGGTTTGCATCATATATAATTATGTTATACAGCACACACATATTGCGTATTATTTGCAGTGGTTTTGCTTGTGATATCGTGTGTGGTTGTAAACATTATATATAAAATATAAATGTGTAGCGTGCGTTAGCGTGCTATGTGTGAGGTGATGTTCATATGGGTGTATAAATAGCGAGTAGAGTTCTCCCTCGATAAAACGAGAACAGTGAGTAAGGTATCCCCTTGCTAAAGTCAAAATCGATACGAAAGGAATAATCAACTATGAAACCAAAAATCAAATCAGAAGAGTCGTGGGGTAAAGCACCAGCATTATTTGCTGTGCTTATGTCTATCAACGTCGCAAGCTATGCTTTGTGTGTACCGATGATGGTAAAAATCCTGGAAGCGAGAGAAACCAGTATCTTTTCGATTATAGTTATGCTGGTTCTTACCGTTTTCGGTATGCTGTTGGCAGGCAAGCTCGGTGAAAAGAAGCATAAAGGTGTTGGATATGCTCTCGGTGCTCTTCTAAGTCTGATGGGAATTGTGCTGTGCGCACTTGACGCTGTAGATGCCTTGTTCATACCAGGACCTACTGTCATGGCAACTGCAACAGGCGATTCTCTATTTTTTATCGCAACATACATCGTCTCTGACGTATTCTCAGAAGTGTTCGGTTATAAAGCCTCAAGATTATCAGGCAATACTTCAGCTATTTTTGCTGTTGTCACAGCCCTAATCGCGAAAGCATTTACCGGTATTCCCGTGCCTGAGTATGCAGAAGCGAATGAATCCGCATTTGATTTCATCTACGGTGGCGGTATTTATGTCACTATCGTTGGAATACTGATTTACGCTGTAGGTGATTTCTTGAATGATAAGCTATTTGCTTTCATTAAGAGAAAGAAACCCGGTAAAAGTTTTTCAAGCTACTCGCTCCGCTCAATCGGTTCGAGTATCTTAGGTAAGTCTACTGACTTGGGTCTGTTCACGCTCTTGGTAATGATTCCATTCTCAATCCCGAGATTCTGCTCAGCGTTGGGTATGGACTGCTGGGGTATGGACGCAAAGAGCATAGCTGGTAATTTCTTACTTGGAATTGCATTTCAGATTACAGTAGAAGCGCTGATGTCTCCTGTATCATATAAGATTTCAACCCAGGTAAGAAAACGTATAGAATTATAACACACGAAAGGACGATTGACTATGAATAACGAAAAGATGGAAATTGGTGTGCCTGATATTTTCAGCACCTCTAAAACCGTAACAGCAAAGGGGCTTGATACAACTCCTGCTGAAGAGCAGTATTCTTCTGCTCATTATCGCTATGAACTACCTCAAGAGCTTATTGCTCAAGAACCGCTTCCAGACAGAGCAAGTGCTAGATGTCTTATCGTCGATACAACTGTCGAAGCGAACAAGGATGGAGTAGCTGTAGCACTCGAAGACAAGCACTTCACAGACATTTGTGATTACTTCAATCCAGGAGATGTGCTTGTTCTTAACAACACGAAGGTTATTCCGGCAAGAGCGTTTTCTTATAAGAAGGGTACGAAGCCGGATGAAGATAATACTGTCGAGATTCTGTTCGTTCAGTATCAGGGCGGCTCTACCTGGAAGGCAATGATTAGCAAGCCACAGGAAGTCGGTACTGTCCTTATTCTTAATGGCGCTGTCGACGCAGAAATTACAATCAAGAGCTGCGATGACGAAGGTGAAGTGTTCCTTGATTTCGCTAACTCAACTGGTTGGGATGTTCTCGACAAGATTGGTGAGACTCCTCTTCCTCCTTATATCCAGGGTAGAGGTCACTCTGAATCCTATATTTCGGAAATGTATAATACTGTCTATGCCAAGGAAAGAACTTCTTGTGCAGCACCTACTGCAGGTCTTCATTTTACACCTGAGCTGCTTCAGGCACTCAAGGATAAGGGCGTAAAGATAAGGGAGGTTACACTTGACGTCGGTCTCGGCACTTTTAAGCCTGTTGTCGTTAAGGACCTCAGAAACCATGCTATGCACACCGAGCATTGCTTCTGTCCTGTAAATGTTATCAACGACATTAAGCAAGCACATTCTGAAGGTCACAACGTGGTTGCTGTAGGTACCACATCACTTCGTACTCTCGCTTCTATTCCTGATGAGGTTTGGGAGAAACCTGAAGACTTCTCGACTGACACAAGCATCTTCATCTACCCTGGTTCAGAGACAGCAAAGCGTGTAGACTGCATTGACGGTCTTATTACTAACTTCCATGCACCTGAAACTACTCTTATGATGCTGGTCTCTGTTGTTGCAGGATATGACCAGATTATGGCTGCTTATAAGCACGCTGTTCAGAAGAGATATCGTTTTATGAGCTTCGGTGATGGTATGCTTATCAAGAGACGTTCTTGGGCAGATTATGCAGAGCACGCTGTACCTGAGTGTGATATGGAGGGTTAATCATGGAAGGAAGAAACAAAGAAGAGCTTCAGGGCGTTAGCTTGCTTGGTAACCAGAATACCAAATATAAGTACGACTACGACCCGTCTGTTCTGGAGACGTTCGTGAATAAGCATCCTGACAATGACTATGTCGTAACATTTGATGCTTACGAGTTCACCTCACTCTGCCCTAAGACAGGGCAGCCTGACCTAGCAAAGATTATCATCAGTTATATCCCACGTGAAAAGATGGTTGAGTCTAAGTCACTTAAACTCTATCTGTTCAGCTTCCGTAATCATGGTGATTTTCACGAAGACTGTGTCAACATCATCATGAAAGATTTAGTTACGCTGATGGAACCTAAGTACCTGGAAGTACGTGGTATCTTTGCTCCCAGAGGTGGCATCGCAATCTTCCCGTTCTCCACATATGTTCATCCTGAACATTCTGAATACAAGGAATTCGAAACTGCACGGAGATTGGCTGTTATGCAGTCAGCAGTAGAAAGGAAGGTGACTTACGATGCCTAAAGTTATCGTATTAAGTTCCGGTGGTGTTGATAGCACTACTTGCCTAGGTCTTGCAGTATATGAATACGGTGCTGCTAACGTGACTTCTGTGTCTATGTATTACGGTCAGAAGCATAAGCGTGAGCTTGCAGCAGCTTCTAAAGTTGCTGAGCATTACAATGTGAAGCACATCGAACTCGACCTTTCGGTTATCTTTAAGCATAGCAATTGCCCACTTCTCGGTCATTCTACTCAGGAAGTTCCTGAAGGTGACTACGCTGACCAGATTGGCAGAAGCGTGAACGGTATGGTATCTACGTTCGTACCATTTAGAAATGGTATGTTCTTGTCTGCAGCTGCTTCTCTAGCTGTTTCGCTGTTTCCTGACGAAGAGGTTTACATTTACATCGGTGCACACGCTGATGATGCAGCGGGAAATGCTTATGCTGATTGTTCTGAGAATTTTATAGATTCTATGAATGATGCTATTTATCTTGGCACTTACGGAAAAGTATCCATTAAAGCACCTTTTGCAGGTTGTAATAAAGCTCAGATTGTAGCTAAGGGTTTAAGCCCTCAATTATCTGTACCTTATCATCTAACGACAAGTTGCTACAATGGTAGGGAAAAGGCTTGCGGAAAATGTGGTACTTGTATCGATAGAGTTAAGGCATTTAGAATTAACAATGCTATCGACCCCATCGATTACGAAATAGAACAATCTAGTATCGGTGTAGAATGATACTACAATTCAGAATATTGTTCTCGGTGTGACCAAGACCTCACGGAAATTACCTAACCTAGTATTCAGATTTAAGAATCCTGAAATTACAGCTAGGTCGCCACATCGAAAGAAATAACCCAATACTCAGGAGGTATAATATGGATTTTCAATTCTCAATTTCAAAAAGAATGGAGATAGCTGGTTCACACCAGCTGTCTCTTGACTACGAGTCTGCCTGCGAACGCTTGCATGGGCATAATTGGCTGGTCACCGTATACTGCGGTGCAAATCACCTTAACCATAATGGTATGATTATCGACTTCAAACATATCAAGAACCTCATTCATGACAGACTTGACCACCATCACATCAATGACATTATCACTGATATGAATCCTACAGCGGAGAATATGGCGGCTTGGATTCTGTGTGAACTGAACAAGAAGTTCGATGAGCTCAACCCTCTAGATGGAGCTGATGGCTGTTGCTATAAAGTTACTGTCCAGGAGTCTGAGGGGAATGTCGCTTGCTGCACGCTCGGCGGTTGTGGAGGTAGACTCTAATGGAACAGAAAACATTCCCGGTTTCTGAAATTTTCTACAGTATCGACGGCGAAGGTGCTCGTACCGGTGCACCTACAATCTTTATTCGCCTTTTCGGTTGTAATCTTGACTGTACCTACTGTGATTCGAAGTATGCGTGTAAGGCAGATTCTTCTGACTGTGATAACAGTAGCAGTTTCGACACGATGGGCATTGACAAAATCCTTTACCACATCGAACGCTTCGAACCGTGCAAGTGCATTACTCTTACAGGTGGTGAGCCGCTTATCAACAAGCATGTAGGTGAACTCATATTCGAGCTCAGAAAGCGTGGATACTGGGTGAACATCGAAACCAACGGCTCAATCGATTTAGGTAAGGTCATCGATAGTCAACCTGAGTCAAAGAAAGGTCCTATGGATTACTTCTTTACTATGGACTGGAAGTCAATCAGCTCGGGTGAGTCTGATAAAATGCTAACATCTAATCTGGAACTTCTTGAAACTACTGACGTGCTGAAGTTTGTCGTAGGTAGTCAAGAAGACCTTGACCAGATGAAGCACGTGTTAGAAGATAATCCAGAGATTGATGCTCAGATTTATGTCAGCCCTGTGTGGGGTAAAATCGACCCTGCTGACATTGTAGCCTATCTACTTGAGAACAAGCTGGTTTATGTTAAGGTTCAACTTCAGCTTCATAAGTTAATCTGGGACTCAGACAAGAGAGGTGTATAACAGATGCAGAACATAGACACGAAAGCTATTGAGAATGCGATTAAAGACATACTGGTTGCTCTTGGTGACAATCCTGAAAGAGAAGGACTCAAAGACACACCTAAGCGTGTAGCTAAGATGTACGCAGAGGTATTCGAGGGTATGTGCTATACCAACGATGAAGTCGCAAAGAAATTTGATAAGTGCTTTGAGGAAGGTGCTACCGGTGACCTTGTCACTATTTCTGATATTCCGATTTTTAGCTACTGCGAGCATCATATTGCTCTGATGTATAATATGAAGGTTCACGTTGGATATCTCCCGAAAGGTAGAGTAATCGGACTGAGTAAGGTAGCTCGTATTGCTGATATGGTAGGTAAGCGGCTTCAGCTTCAAGAACGTATTGGGTCTGACATTGCTGATGTTCTCGAAAAAGTACTCGGTACTGAAGATATTATTGTCGTAATCGAGGGAGAGCATTCTTGCATGACAGCTCGCGGAATCAAGAAGCCAGGTACCAAGACCAGAACTGCAACTCTGAGAGGTGTATTTAAGACCGACTCCGACCTCCGTAATGAGTTCTACAGCTTGGTTCGCAACAACTAATAATTCCATCGGTACTGCTTAAATGCATGATTACTGGTTGTGTAAATATATACGCAACGGTGCAGCAATTAAGCAGTACCGTTTGTTATGAAACTTCGTTTCTGTAGGTAAAATGTGTTATAATATTGATATAATTTATTTAGGAGGTTACCTTTATGTATGATTTTTACCCGTCAGACCTTGGTACGCAGACTATATCGAGGTCGAAATATTACTGGCAAAATGAGGAGGCTAAATGCTGCGTACTGGTTCCTGATACCAGTCGTGAGTGTCCAGATAAGCCAGTGCCTGTCTATTTTCTGCAGACAGCTCCTAATGTGGATATTTTCTGTACCGACCAACAGAATCCTGACCACGCTTTCGTTTCTGCAACACCGGGATTCATCGACTTAGAAGTCAGTGTGTTCGAGCGGAAGAACGGTAGATGTGTTCGTCCAGAAAACTGTGGTAAGATTTTAAATGCGATTCTTGACCTTATTGATGAAGGTTCTTGGTCGTTTCCTAGAGCGAAATCTGATACTCCCTATATTACTTCTGCTCAAGCTACACTCCTTGAGAGTACATTTAAGACAATGGTTCAAGCACCTGACAACGGCACTTGTATCCATGCATCCGTTGCAGTTGCAGGTAAAATGTTGGCTGATAGAATTGACATAACTTCTGACGTTGTTTACGCGGTTCAGCATTATGACCAGTCTACAAACACTCAGGACGACCAGTTGGTGAAGGTTGTCCCAGACAGGGATATTGACCTTATCGGTAAAGATGTGATTGTGATTGATGACCTCATCTCGAGCGGAAGAACAGCAAACGCAGTAATCGAACACATTCTGTCAGCAGGAGCGTCTCATGTCTACTTCTTCTCACTCTACAGAACAATCTGTAGCCGAGAGGTGGATTTGCTTGAAGACCCGCGTGTAACTATTCAGTCCTGTGTACCCTTGTCCAATGCTTACTGGACTTATGGTCGTGGCTTCGACCTTACCGATAACGAGTCTCGAAATCTTCCGGATATCTATGCAGCTACTAAGCACTGGGATTGGGAAACCTCAGAAGACGTAACAGAACTGATTAATTATTTCGCTGGCAAGTCTAGACGCACAATATCGGCGGAATAAAAATGGAGGTAGAACAGAATGAAACTTCGTGTATTTATTTCACAGCCGATGACGGGACATACTCTTGAAGAAGTGAAGAGTGAAAGAGAAGCGGTTATTGCTATAATGCAACAACTTGATAAGGGACTCAGAACTGTTGGACATACAGTCGAGGTAGTAGATTCGTTCGATGAGGAAGCGTTCAAGGAGCATAGAAATCCACTCGAGTGTCTCGGTGACTGTATTAAGATTATGTCTACCTGTAATCTTGTTGTATTTGTACCGGGTTGGGAGAAATCTAGAGGATGTCGAGTTGAGCACCAGTGCGCGGTAGAATACAACATATCTACCGTAATGCTGAAAGATACCGATACTTACACCGGGTCGCAGAACAATGATACCACAACATAAAATAGATAAAGAGGATTCGTGTGCCTCTTATTCAGAAAGGAGTGAATATCTATGCACATCATCAAACGTGATGGAACAGAGGTAGGGTTCGACGGTAGAAAGATTTCCATCGCAATATCGAAGGCTAATGCCAAGATGAGTGAGGAGAGCAAGCTCACCGAAGCTCAGATAGATGAGATAGCTCATGCTGTAATCTCTCGATGTGAACAGCAGACAAGTATCGTGTCTGTTGAAGACGTGCAGGACTTTGTCGAACAGGAGTTGATTGGTCGCAATCTACCGAAGTTGGCTAAAGAATATATCACGTATCGTTATGAACGAGCTCTGGTTCGTAAGTCAGACAGCCTGTCAGACAATATTATGACTCTGATTCAGAACAAGAATTCTGTTCTAAAAGAAGAAAACTCGAACAAGAACACTCTCATCAATTCTGTACAACGTGATTATATGGCTGGTGAAGTGTCCAAGACAATTACCTTTTCTCAATTACTTCCTGAGGACATCAAGGAATCGAACCGGATAGGTGATATTCATTTCCACGATGCTGATTATTTCGCTCAGCCTATGTATAATTGTTGTCTGGTTAATCTGCAAGATATGCTAGAAAATGGTGATGTCAGCACTGTTATTTCAGGTACTGGAATTGATACACCTCACTCATTCTCGACAGCTTGTAACATCGCTACACAGATTATCGCACAGGTAGCTTCTAATCAGTATGGTGGTCAAACTATCTCAGTTGCTCACCTTGCACCATTCGTTGACAGAAGCAGACAGCAGATTAGAAAGCAAATTATCGATGAGCATGCTAAGGCTGGTGTCACACTGTCAGAAAGACAAGAAAGCATTATCCTCAAGGAGCGTTTGGCTAAGGAGATTCGAGATGGAGTACAGACAATTCAGTATCAGGTAATCACATTGATGACCACCAACGGTCAAGCTCCATTTTTGAGTCTTTGTCTTTATCTGAATGAAGCCAGAACACCTCAGGAGAAGCGTGATTTGGCTCTCGTCATCGAGGAAATCTTACGTCAGCGTATTCAAGGTGTCAAGAACGAGAAGGGTGTTTGGGTTACACCAGCATTTCCTAAACTTCTGTATGTTCTCGATACAAATAACTGTGATGAAACCACTCCCTACTGGTATCTCACCGAGTTGGCAGCAAAGTGTACCGCTAAGCGGATGGTTCCTGACTATATTTCCGAAAAGAAAATGCTTGAGTACAAGATTGACAAGAATGGTAATCCTCAATGCTACCCTTGTATGGGTTGTCGCTCATTCCTCACACCTTATGTTGACGAAGATGGTAATCCGAAATATTATGGAAGATTCAATCAAGGAGTTGTTACTATCAACCTGCCTGCTGTTGGTTTAGTGGCGAGAGGTGATTTCGATAAATTCTGGCGTGTTCTTGATGATAAGCTCGAGCTTTGTCATAGAGCACTTCGTATTCGTCATGAACGTCTACTTGGAACTACTTCTGATGTAGCTCCTATCCTCTGGCAGTATGGTGCAATCGCACGCCTCAAGAAAGGTGAGAAAATCGATAAGTTGCTCTACGGAGGTTACTCTACAATCTCGCTCGGATATGCAGGATTGTACGAGTGTGTCAAGGCGATGACCGGTCATTCGCATACAGACCCAGAAGCTAAGGATTTTGCTATTGCAATTATGCAGCGTCTCAATGATAAATGTGCTGAATGGACAGCAGCTGAAAACCTCACTTACTCTGTATATGGTACTCCGCTTGAGTCTACCACATACAAATTTGCTAAAGCACTTCAGAAGCGTTTCGGAATTATCGAAGGCATTACCGATAAGAATTACATTACGAATTCTTATCATGTTCATGTTACCGAAAAGATTGATGCGTTTACCAAGTTGACTTTTGAGTCAGAATTCCAAAGACTATCACCTGGTGGAGCTATTTCCTACATTGAAGTTCCGAATATGACAGATAACATACCAGCTGTGCTGGAAGTTATTAAGTTCATATATAATAAAATAATGTATGCAGAGCTGAACACCAAGAGTGATTACTGCTGTGAGTGCGGCTATGACGGTGAAATTGCTGTTATAGAAGAAGAAGGTAAACTTCTTTGGGAATGCCCACAATGTGGTAATAGAGACCAGACCAAGATGTCTGTTGCTCGACGGACTTGTGGTTATATAGGTACTCAATTCTGGAACCAAGGACGTACTCAGGAGATAAAAGACAGGGTGGAGCATCTATGAACATAGCTCAAATCAAAAACCTTGATATCGCGAACGGACCAGGCTGTCGCGTTAGCGTTTTTGTTTCTGGTTGTACCAGAATGTGCAAAGGTTGTTTCAATGCTGTGGCTTGGGACTTTGATTATGGCGAGAAGTTCGATGACAGGACTATAATTAGAATACTTAACCTAATGTCAAATCCCAGAATTTCAGGACTATCAGTCTTGGGTGGTGAGCCTTTCGAACGTAGAAATCAGAAGGAAGTGCTTCGTCTTATGCGTTCGGTTAGACAGTCTGTACCGGGTAAAGATATCTGGTGCTTTACTGGGTACACTTTCGAACAGCTATTGGATTCTGATATTACTACGACACAGTCTGTCGAGATGGTACAGCTGATAGACGTTCTGGTTGACGGTCCTTTTATATTAGAGCAGAAAAATCTTGCATTAAAATTCCGAGGCTCTTCTAACCAAAGGATAATCGATGTTCCGAACAGTCTTCGACAAGGAAAGACAATAATCTGGAAAGATAAATACGACAACTTCTAATTTTTCATTTTATACCTCCTATGAAAAACGCACAACGGTTTTGCTACTGTTGTGCGTTTGTTTTGCGTGTGAGTGTGTTATACGGTGTACAATTTACACGGTTTACAAAATCACACGCAAATCGTAGCAGCATACACAACTTTACGCAGTCAATCATTGACATATATTCGTATAATAATATGAAAGGAGGGATTATCTATGCCTACCAATGATACAAATAACCAAAGCAATCAGAATACAGAAGGCTTAGGTCCGGACAGCATTCAGGATTCGTTCGAGGGTGACATTCTAGAGCAGCTTAAATCTGAGTCTGCAAATAATGCGAACTTGTATAAGCTAGAGCTTAAGATGTATAAAACAATGACCAGTATCGATAAGGCGATGACCAAAGAGTATAAGCTATTTATCCAAAGTAGAAAAACCTTGGATAATATGAATTCAACTCTGTCGTCTATCAAGTCTGATACCAAGAGTGCGGTTGCAGCCTTGACCTCAGTCGACACCAGTCTGAGACACATTCTTGAAGCTTTAGGTCATATCCGCGATAATAGTATTTTTAATAATACCGGTCAGAATAATAGTAACAGTAATAACTCAGGAAATCAAAATTCTTCATCTTCTGGTTTAGAGTCGAGGATTGCAAGAGAGAAGCGTGATTTAGAAAATCTGCGAAGAGCTCATGATAATAATGAGATTAGCGATTCTGAATTTATTCAGCAAGAACAGGACTTAGAAGATTCTATATCTCATCTAGAACAGCAGTTAGAAGTCATCCATAAAGCGTTAGCTAATCATAGTCATATATATGAGCAGTACATCACATTCGCAGAGTCTGCGAATAAGAAAAGAGCTGACCTTATTCAGCAGTTTACCGTAGGTAATATAACCGAGCAGCAACTTAAAGCCGCATTAGACGCACTTCGTCAAACGACAGAAGACCATGCGGAGGTTATGCGTGACGCAGAAGACCTTTGGAAAGGTGGCGATAAGTTCAGCTTTTCTAAGGAAGCTAAAGATATCAAAGATAGCATAAATCGAGATTTCGAGGCTCGTAAGAAAGATTTAGTAGACCGCTTTGAAAGACAGGTACCTGATGAGAATGGCGTTATCATGGATAAAGATACGTTCACGCAAGCGATGCGTGACCTTCTAGGTGAACGTGAGAATGCGATGGCTAATGTTATCGGTGTCTTTGGTGTACACGGAGTGGATAACCTGGTTAAGTTCGGAGGCATTCTAGATAATCTTATCAATAAGTTCTCATCTGGTCAGACTTACAACGCACGAACCGATGAGAACACAACTGCATCAACTATTGTAGGAGCAGTCGGAGATATCGGTGGTACCCTTGTAGGTGATAAGGTTGGTGCTGCTATCGGTACTGCAATCGGAGGTCCTGTAGGTACTATTGTCGGTGGTATTGTTGGCGAACTTGTAGGGAGCAAGATTGAAGCACTTACCAACCTAATAGGTGACCAACTTGACTATCTAGCTAATCATTCTAAGAAAACTCGTGATGAGATACTTAAAGCTGGTTTTGATAAGATTAGTCAAGATGTCAAGGATATGGCAACCTACTCTATCGAGATTTACGAAACATCAGCTAAAAACATCTACGCCGCTTGGGATAAGAACTTGTCGCAGATTACAGCTACACAAGGTTACACCAAAGAGGCTCTTAATTCACTCCAGGATTCTGTTGCACAACGACTTAAAGCAGAAGGCTATGGTACTACAATCGATGCATCGAAGTATTTAGACCAGCTTGCTAATACATTAAACGCTAACCTAGGCGGTCAGCTTGCAGAAGCATTTTCAGCTCAGAACTTAATCTTACAGAAGGCTATACCTGAAGTTGACTTATCACAGAGTGCAGCTGAATTTGCAGCTATCTATGCTCAAGCCAATAAACAGAATGGTAGCGGCGAGGAAACAATGATTTCTGCTATGAACGAGATTGCAGGTGCTGCAAAGGCATTAGAGTCCGTTACAGAAGGCAACAATCAGTTCTTAAAGCAGACAGGTCCACTTCTAACCAAGGCAACGGAAGTTGTCAATATTGCAGGTGGTAACGCCGACCAGATAGCTGATTTGACTACTCAGATGATGGCATCAGAAGCAGCTATTACATCGGTAGCACCTCAGCTAAGCGGATTCACCAGCGAGTTGGTTAATGTATTAATGAACAATAACGATGCTACTGCAGTGTCGCTTAGAGCAATCATGAACGACATCGACTCAAATATCGGTGTGAGTGCAACCAGCTTTATGCAGTCGTTTATGCAAGATACTCAGGGAACCTTGAGTACCGCATTTGCTGCTATCCAGAAGTTTATCGACCAGAATGAGAACGAAGCATCCAGACAGGAATTTCTACACGCTATGGAATCTGTATTCGGTGTTCAAGGCTCTAGACTGGCACAGATTGATTTCGGTAGCGTGTCTGATTTGATATCTCAGGTAAATACCTCTACCAATATGGCAGCATTAACAGATGCTGAAAATCTGGTTCGTTCTGGTGAAACTACCTCGCTTGAGGAACAGTTGGTAGCTAATACCACAAATCAGCTCTTGGCTACCAATGAGATAGCTTCAAGCATCGATAACAGTCTAATGAGAAAATTGGAACGTAATGAGCTGAATATGGAGCGTATGGTTTATTCAGTTCAAGCGGTTCAGTCTGTTGACTTAGCACAGAATACCTTGGACTTCTTCACCAAGATTTCTGATTTGATTATGTCGATAATTGACCCACTCGGTTTGTTCGATATGTTAATAACCGAAGTAAATGCTGCTACTTCTGCTTCGATAGACGCTAATCGTTATCTGGTAACTGCAACGATGTCTAATATAGGTTCATCTGTAGCAAGCGATATAGCTGGTGCTTCTAATGCGTTTGCTAAAACCATAGGTGGTGCTACTGCTGTAATTGCTGCTGCTGAAACCAAAAGCACAGATGCGATGGTATTTGCAGTTGAGAATAGTGGTGTGTCACCGACCTTTGAACATATGATGTTAGACTATGCATCGGCAAGTAAGCAAGCTCAAGCTGTTATTGCTAATAATCAAGCAGAATCTAACGCAATTAGCTATGCATCTATGGAGCAGCAAGCACGAAACTCTTCTGAATACCAGCAGAAACAGCAAGAAGCTCAAGACCAGAACAGTCGGTATGAGGAGGATAAAGCTGCTGCTAGAGAGCAGCAGAGAGCTCAGCAGGAAGCTGAAGACTTGCGTAATATTGAAAATCACGATAACATCGTGATTATCAAAGATGCATTAGACAGCTTAGATATGAGTGAATATCTAGAACCAATTCTAGCAGAGCACAAGACTCATACCGAGCAGATTAACGATGTGAAGAAACAGGTAGAAGAACTTGTCGCATTGTTTAGTACCATCGTCGAGTGGAACATGGTTCAGAGTCCTGAGTTTGCTTCCACTATATCGTATGATGAGCGTAATCGCATTATGGATAACGGCTATGTAACCAATAGCGTTACTCCGTTTATTTAAGGAGGTGTCTAGATGAGCTGTTACGATACGTATGCTAAAATACCGAAGACACTACCAGAAGCGTTACTTGAATCTTCTAGGAAAGATACTGGTTACGGTTGTCTTGACTTAATTCTTAAAGTCAGGGCAGCAAACTTCTGGCATGAAAGTCTTACGACAATGACTATGGATGAGCTAATTGGTTATTGTAGAACCACAATCGATTATCTATACCCAAATCTAAAAGACAACAATACCTATCTGTATCTCACCCTAACTTTTCAAGATAAAGACACAAAACCAGAGGAATTACTAAAGGTAATTTATAATTACTCTTGGTGGCTCGGTTTCACGATAGGTCCTAATAGTTGCACACGAGATATAGCGTATGCTAATGAATTACTTCGGTTACCTACCAATGAGGAGTGGTCCTCAACATTAGAAGCAGCATTGATAAAATTTCAGACTAATAATTCATATATAGAGAATGTAACTGGATATGCGTGTCCAGAAACATTCAAACGCCTTCGTCTGCTTGAGGGAGGTGTTGTTGAATGAAATCGATAATTCCTATCGATGACGCTCTGACAATCGATACCTTTAGAAGACAGAACCCTAAAGCAGAGTCTATTCTTCGTTCTAATAATCTCCCAAATCCTATCTGTCCTTACAGTACAGTTGCTAATCAGCTATACAATAATGATTATCAAGCTATGAAAAAGTTAGGTGTAAGTCCTGAATACTCTGAAGCGAAGCAGGTTAAGGGAGTTCAGGCTCAACTGAATGACCGTGATTTGGCGAACGTTGTTGCAGAATTCACACCAGCGGAGTTTATTCGTTACAGCGTACTCGGTAGTGTACCTGGTTGTCTAGTAGTACCAACCGAGTTTGTCGATGACGTGAAACCAGTATCAGGGCATACTCAGCAAGCCGTTCTACGTGACCATCGATTATCTGAGGTTCGTGATGATTTAAGAGCGGATATGACCGAGCTTGAATTTCCTCGCATTGATTCTGACTTCGGTGAGACACAGGACAACTGGTATTGGAAACCAACTGGTGATGTTACAATCCAGGTTGAGGGTGAAGCTTCATTGGAGATTCCTTGCTTCCCTGACAGTGTCAATGATAGTACATCAGCAACCTGGTCTCAGGAGATGACGACATATCAACATTACGAACCACAGAATACCTACAATAAATCAGGTCCTCGTGTCGTTTCTTGTACTTTCAAGATTCACCGTGCTATGTGGGATGGAAACCAAGACTCAGGTAAATCAGAAGAGTTGGTGGCATATATGCAGTCTGCTTGCTATCCTAACTATGATACACAAGCGAGTGAACCACCAAGAGTAACTCTGATTATAGGTAAGTCCGTGCGAATTGTCGGTATTCTGACTACCATGGAAACCGTATATAGTGGTCCGATAGGTCCGGATAATAAGTATGACTGTGTCGATATCAGCATATCGATAACAGAAGAGTCTGATAACGTTCTCAGCACAGAAGCGGTCAGAAGCGGTCTTGCTGGTTGGAGGTGATGTTATGATACGTTATCTAAATCCTTATAACTACACAAGAACGTCCCGATACGCTAAGCTAAGAACCATCAAGCGTGATGGAGTTGAAAAGTCCTATCACGAAGTGGTAAACTCTACACCTAAAGTTGATGTGTCAAGCTGTCAGTTGTTTAAGGTTACTGGATTGTTCATAAATAGGCTTGACCTAATTGCTGATAAGTTCTATGGTGATGCGTCGCTCTGGTGGTATATTGCGAAACAGAATGATATAATCGATTTTGAAGTTGTACCTGCAGGCACCGTATTACAGATTCCGCCTTATGATTCACTTATGACAGAAGGAAGAGTTCTCGAACCATTGTCTTATGTATACCTGAATCTAGGAGAGGAGTGACATTTATGCCGCATAAACAGCCATATATGCAGTTCATTATTCAGAACATAGCATTGAGAAGTCTAGGTTTTAAAACACCTTCTCCTTTGGTTGGCATCAGTCTGACTAACTCTGAGTCAGGAATTCAGACGAATTTTAAGGTAACGATACACGTTCTTGGTGATTCTCGTAAACAAGCGCACGTCGGTTCTTTTGAAATGATGTTGTATGAATTTGCTCAGATGAGAGGTGACTCAACGACTCCTTGCTATCTAGAAATGGGTTGGTGTGATGAAACAGGTATCATAGAATCATTATCTATTCAAGGAATTTTTATTCAGTTCACGTCGACGGTACACACAGGTTATACCGAATATATTCTAGAAGGTATTGGTAACTTTACCAATACTGCAACAATTCGAGGTATAGCCGTACCGGCTATAAGAGGTAACTACCGACCGTCTGATGTAGTAGAAGCCGTGCTAGATTATGTCCATGCAGATGACGTCTTTGACTATGATATCGACCATGATGATGAAGTCGTTCCTATCTCGAAAGCTTCTTGTGTTACCAGTCTGGGTGAGTACATTAATGGAAGTAGCACGCAGCAAGGTCTAATTCAACAATCATACTGCGAAGGTTCGAAGAGCTGTGCTTATGGATTACCAAGAAATAGGTCCATAGATTCTTACCTAAGAGCTGGTTATACAAAAGCTGAGATACATAAAATCATGGGTTCTCCTGTAGCACAAACACAGCGTTCGGCGTCTAGCTATACCTTTAGTATAACAGAGCCGACGTTCCATACCCGTGGCATAATCCGATATAAAAACAATGTAAATCTCGCTAATTATGTAGCAGAAGACGTTCTGATGTGGGGCGGTTTGTACACTAATATTCTGAGTATTTCAGCTACATATCAAGGTGTAACCCAGACGTTGCTAGGTTCTGGTGCAACGGTACAGACTGGTATGGGAATAACGCTGAAAGGTGAGTCACTGACGACACAATCGAATAGACAGAACTCTTATAATGCGACGCTACAGAGTATGTATTCTGCTGGTAATGTTCTGAACAACTTGAATGCTATTTCTACTCAATTTAACACCAATGTTCAGATTACAATCGTAGGTAAACCAAAGGTGTTCCAGGTTGCTGATGCTGTACGAGTTGTGGTATATACCGGTGGAACGCTAAACCCGATTACCGGTGTGTATCGTATAATTAAAGTAGCACATAACATAAACGGTACATCGTACACAACCACGCTAACGGTACAAAGATTAGACTTAATTACTGCTAATGACACGGCTACTTCGTTAGCAGGATACACTACGACGTCAAGAAAGAATAATGTGCAAGCAGCTGCTTGTACTAAGCAAACGCTTAATCTTGGTCAACCGTTCCAGCATATTATCAATATCTTAAAGAGAGGTAAATTATGATTAGGTATATTGGTTATGTCGAAGAAATCGACTGGAAAGAAAATACCTGTAAAGTGCGTATACCTAACCTGGACGGATTAGGTATATCAGAGTATAAACCAGATTTTATGCGAATGTTGTTACCGAACAGACCTAGCACAGAATCTCTTGAGGATGCGGATATACCGTATCATATGCAAGGACTCAGGGTACATGATGTTGTCTATGTGCTAGATTCAGAAGACCCGAACGATAAATTTACTATCGTAGGATTCTACGGTGGTGTCTATGAGGAGGGATAAGCATGTTTACTAATTCATTCGCATACCCTAATCTATTCAATGCAGCTACCGGTAACTGTGACCTAAAGGAGGATTATGCCAGCATAGTTAATCGTGTTGGTTTACTAATTCGTTCGTACAAGAAAGAAGAGTTTATGTTTCCGAACTTTGGTTCATATTTTCCTGATATTCTCCTAAGTTATAATACGTCGACTATTATAGAAAAAGCTAAAGAGAATATTAGGAATGCTATAGCAGAGTTCGAGCCTTATGTAGACTCTCGTCAGATTAAAATCAACGACCAGTCTGAAGAAAATCACGTTAAACTTCAGGTGGTGCTTGTCCTAGACAAGAACTATGAGGAGATAGCAGGTACCATAGAGTGGTCGTGGGATGAAACGCAAGGAGGGACAATTCAATGAAATACACCAGCAGAGATGCTCAGTCTAATATTCAGAATCTGATTGAGGATGTCAGAGCAGGTACTCATATCTGGAATCCAGGTTCCGAAGCTGACCCTGGTATGATTCTGTTAAAAGCACTCGCATCTAATGTCGACTTGCTTTCATTCAATCTAGACACGCAGGTTGACGAGATGTATATGCAATCGGCTACACAGATTAAGAGCATTCGTCGACTCGGTGTAGCTAATGGTTATGTACCAGGTTGGTATCGAGCACCGAGAACTACTCTGACGATTGAAAATACGTCTGAAGAAGCAGTTGTATCGTTGAACTTTACGCTGCCAGATGCTACCAATAACATCTGTTATGCTGCTACTAACGCTTTGGAAGACTTGACGTCTATTCCTTATTTCGTTATACCCAAGCCTAACGCTGAGTATGGCGACATCACAGACAACGACGTGGTTACACTTCAACCTAAAGGTTCTTTGGACGTTTATCATAACAGAAAGGACGTTGTAACTCGTCAGGTCGCTCAAGGAACTCTGAAATCTGTTATTGTAAACCCAAGAATGATGGTAACAGGGACAAAGGGCGTCAACACATTAACCTATAGATTACCGGCTCAGAACGTGGATGGAGAGCTGATTTGGGTACAAGAGTTGACGTCTACGCTTGACCCTATTAAGTTCCAGAGACCAGAGAAACCTTGGACTCGTGATACGAAGAATGATTTTGTTGATTCTACTCAAAGACGATATCAGATTGCTGTCGATGACTATAATAATCTGATAATCGTGTTCAATAAGTTTATCAACGATGTGATTCAGTACAATCGACTTATCAGAGTGTTCTATGTCGAGACTTACGGTGTAGCAGGTGAAGTTTCTCAGAATGTCATTTCTCTGTCGACAGTAGACAGTGCTGTAGCTCAGGTACTTAAGGTAACGCATCCTGCTAATACATTGGATATGCCTGACCGCTCTGCACTAACAGGTAAAACTCCTCTTACAGCATCTGAAGCAGCGGAAGAAGCAAAGAACTATGTCAATACCAATGATTCAATTATTACACTAAAGAACTTCACCGCTTGGATAAGAAGACAGCCTGGTATTGATACAGGAATTGCTGTTGACTGTCAGAAAGCACTGGAAGTGAATTGGGCATATAAGTTCGACGAGGATATGGCTGAAGAACTTAAACCTAAGAAGTATATTATGCCAGGTCCTGATGTAAATCAGGGATATGATTTTCCTGGTTGGACAGCTTCAGACCCTTATGACCCACTGAAGGGTACGATGTACACTATCGGTGGTAAGTCTTACGAGTTCCCTCACAAGTTCAAGATAAATAAACTTCTGTTCTTCTGCATATTCAATAACTTTCTTGAGAATTGGAGCACAGGTCTTATCAATGAAGAAGGAAAGCAGTGTAAGATTGGTGGAGCTGCTGAATGGGAAGGAGATACGTCTGAGTGGAGCACAGAGATGGTAAGCACTGAGCATCCATACCGTAGATACAGACCTTCTGAAACAATCAGAGCAATGATTACTGAGCAATACCTTAAAACCTATAATCTAACCTGTGATATTGATTTCGGTTGGGTGCGAGTGTTCGAGTGGTCGGTTAATGGTATAATCTGGACTAATGAGCCGGTAGCACAATCAGAAGCAGACAATATTGTACAGATAGTTCTGAAGGCGCTTCGTATTCGTTTCCATGCAGCTAATATGGAGATAGGCGTATTGCCTAGAATGATGGATATCGTCGATTGCGTTCAGCAATGCGATTCTCGCATTCGTTACTTTGATGCTGGTCTTCTAAATAAGCCCATGATAAATTGGGGTCCTGTTCGGGATGCTGAAGGAAAGATTACCAACTCTAACGTAACCTACGATACAGCATACTTCAATGCTATTAGTTTTGCTCGATTCATCGATGGAGATACCGAGCATTACGCTAACTCTCCTGTATCGCAGATTAGTGTTGCTAAGGAGTGTATTCTTAAAGCTTAAGGAGGTGTAGATATGAAGTCCGAACGAATGATACCTAATATCTATGAGCAGAGTTTCGATATGCGAACTATGTGCAGATTGTTCGATATCGAGCACGAACTGCTTGAATATTACACCAATCATATATTAGATTGCTATTCACCTGAGCATTGTCCGAGAGCTCTTCTTCCTGAGCTCGCGGAGCATATCGGTTTTGACTATCAAGAGCTCAAGACTGTTATGTATAATCGAGTTGTTCTGAAGAATTTTATTAAGAATATGATACGTTATCGAGGAAGCGCTACCGGTATTGGTAATGCAGCAGCAATCGACATCAGATATCGACAGAAATATCCTGATTATTATTATCGATACACCGAGCATGGTGTCGAACAGGTTCCAGACCCTGATGCAGGAAAGCCAATACCAATGAGTTTTCATGAATCAATCGATATATCAAAAATCTGGTTGGATGTAGACCATGATGCTGGCATAATCTATCTGTTCGTAATCGCAAGTGATTACTTTCCTAAAATTACGGTTGGTATGCCTGATAATGAAAAGCAGGCAGCATATGAGGAAAGAATGCGAAGGCTTCTAGATTTAGCTTATCTGCAAGAATATGTACGACCTGTAGGTATGTATCTATTACCAATGGTTGCTCAGAAAGTTAATCCTTATACCGACCTGACAGTAAAAGCAGTTGTCATTCCTGAACATGAGCGAAAATCAAGAAACGGTGCTACTGGTACACCAAATTCGTCCATGGTTCATAAATATGACCGTATGCTGTTTGCTAAGGTAGAGAACCCGACAGATGAGCTGTCGGTCGAGCCTTGGCTTAGGACTCTTTACCACTCACAACTCGCCGGTAAGCTAAAGCACGAATACTATACTAAACCAGTATACCATATCGAAGGTAAATTTCTGTATTATGACCATGACGAACTCCTTAGCATTTATAGCGAAATACAGCAGAACGTTCCTGGTATGTCTGGTATGAAAATAGGTGATTCTTTGTATAATCCAAAAGCCTATAGAGCTCAGCAATCCTACAACTACGGTCCGGAAGATACCGACGCAGCAGAACCAGAAACACTTCAAGAAGCCGGTAAAGCCGTACCAACCAGCGAACCCTTGCGATATCCTGACCATGTCGGTTTCCCGACTCCTAGAACTATGGAGAATGTCGATATACTGGGTAACGGACTTAAACTACCACCAGAAACAAGTCCAGATGCTGAGTATCCGATTTATCAAGACGCACAGCGTTATGTAGAGAAGAGACCTGGTTATCTGGTTGACTCTTATACCGGTACTCATATGCCTACGCTCGATACGCCTGGTGATGGTGATAACGGTACTAATAAGAATTTGATGATAAACCTATTTCAGGTTGATGATGATGACAAATCAGCCTGGACTGGTGCTGATGATGTTATTATTGCAGGTAAAGACCCTGTACCTAGAAATCCTGTACCATATAATGCAGAGAAGAACGATGGACCTACAGGTGACGATGCCTTCTGGACTACAAAGAATTCTGAGGGTGAAGACGACCCAACTGAATATATTCCATAATTCGCTTACAAATCATTATATTTCTTCTGGTTTTGCTTAAATGCACGAGGTCGTAACCTACAGTTGTTACCTCATATCACTGCATTTAAGCAAAACCGTTTGTTTTCTGGGTATTATGAGTCATTGATGGCACGAAATATAATAGGGTAACAGGTTAGAGCCTGAATTTTAGAAAGGATGATTTGTATGATAAAGACTTATCAGTATGGTGATGCCATTCAGATAACAGAACATTTTAATTCTTCTGAGTTTCGTTGTAAACCTGACAACAGTCATAACGCTCAGCACGAATACAAAATCGATGATGAACTTGTTCAGAACTTGGAAAAGCTCTTTACGGTTATTCCTCAGCTGTTCGGTATTGATATTTCTAAAATCTGTCTGACTTCTGGCTATCGTTGCCCTACGCATGATAAAGCAGTCGGTGGTTCAGGTTCTGGACCTCATGTTGATGGCTACGCCGCTGACATCATTGTCTACGACAAGCAAGGTTCTCCTGTTAGCAGCAAGATTGTCTGCTGTGCAGCTCAGGAAATTGGCTTTCGTGGTATTGCTAACATTACCAGTGCTTATATCTATACGCACTGCGATACCAAAGACCGCAAAAATGCTTATGGACAGTCGTATAGATGGTATGGCAATGAGGTCTACGGTAACGGTACGGTAACCGACAACTTCTGGACATATTATGGCTTATCACCTAAGACTAACGAGTCTGATGCTGAGACAGTTAAGCTGAAAGGTATCGACGTGTCTAGATGGCAAGGAAACATCGATTTCGCTAAGGCAGCAGCAACAATCGACTTTGTTGTAATCAGAGCTGGTTACGGCAAAGAAGAGAATCAGATTGATGAAAATTGGGAGAAGAATTACATCGGATTTAAGAAGCAGGGTACTGCGGTGGGTGCTTATTGGTACTGCTATGCTGATTGTGCTGAAGATGCTAAGAAAGAAGCTAAGGTGTTCCTTAAGGCGTTGAAAGGTAAGCAGCTTGAGCTTCCTGTATTCTATGACATCTTGGAAGATGACCATATTTCGATTCTTCAGAAAGCAGCTGAAAAGAAAGGTACTACTATATCTGACCTTATCAATGAAATCGTCCCAGCATTCTGCTCGATTCTCGAACAGAACGGCTATTATACCGGTGTCTACTGTAATCCGAACGGTTACAACAATTATCTGAATGACCGCAACAAGCAGTTCTATGTCCAGTGGGTTGCCGATTGGAGAGGTTCTTGTGGCTATTCTGGAGATAAAGTTCTCTGGCAGTATTCTGCTACAGGTTCTGTTCCTGGTATTTCTGGTAACGTCGATAAGGATTATGCTTATACCGACTTTGCAGTTATCAAGGAAAAGGGATTCAACGGTTGGAATTCATCTGATTATACACCGGACCCTGGCACTCCTGACGAGAAGCCAAAAGACCCTGCAGTTAAGCCAAATAATCCCGAGACTCCTACACCAGAAGAGGCTATGGACGTATTCGAACAGATTCTGAAGCAGGTTCAAGAAATCAATCAGAAGCTTGGCAAATGATATGATTATGGTAATGAAAGGAGGTGAGGTTGGATGTCAGAAAATATTCTAGCATCACAAGCAAGGGTTATTCTGAATGTTCGTGTAGTCGTAGGTAAACCAGACGCTGACGGTAGAATCCAGGTAAGAACTGACCGTAGATTTAAAAACACCGCAACTCGTCTAATGACAGAGTCTATATGTAACTATCTAACCGGTGCAGAAAACACTTATAAGCGTGGTAAAGGTCGTCCTAACTACATGGGTATTGGTACGATGGGTATCTTAAAGCAGCCCTGGAATACCAACGATAAAGCTGAGGTTGAAGATGGGTTTGAAAATAAGAACTTTGTCGATGGTGTGACTACTCGACCTTGGTTTGAATCTACATCGCTTGCACTTACCAATGTCTGCGGTCCTAAGAATCCTGATGAACTAGGTATAAGTCAGCACTATTGGGATGCTGAGAAAGGCTGGGGTAAGAATGGATTCACCGGTGATGTGTCTGACGAGCCTATATTCCAAGGTGAGTTATGTACCAGCCGTATCCCTAATCATGACGTTAGCCCTTCTGAGCAAGATGGCTGGGACCTCATTGGTCGTATTCCTATTCTGAGAGCAGATGTTCTGTCCGACTGTCCTGCTGATTGGGATTATGGTGTAGACGGATATTGTTCACAAGCTATCTTCTACGGCTACGCTTCGATAGAGTGGGTTCATAATCTTCTGAATCCTACCAAGAGAGTTTGGGTACCGGACATTGACCCTGAAAAAGCAGCTCAAGGTAAAGGTACATGGAGAGTAGAACCTGTCGGACCTCAACTCGACGTGATGGCTGTATCTGAATTTGGTCTGTATGAAAAGAATAATACCGACCCTCATGGTTTGGATACTATGCTTGCAGGATTCCGAGTACCAACAGCAGATGACATTGTCTATGTCACTGACGGTGAGGTAATTCTAATCGAGTGGCGTGTATCTGTTCGTGCTATTATGCCGAATGAGTGTATAGGTGGTCTTGACGATATACCTATGGGTATTCTACTTCGTGGCAAAGTTATTGACCTACATCATATTCAGTATACAGCTACCACTGGCGTTGGTGAGCGTGCTCCGGGTGTATTCTGGTGGAGAGTCGAAGGAAATAAGTCCGCAAGCACTAATATCAGTTCAACTGGATTACTTACAATAGGTAATGACGAAACTACTTCTAGATTAGTAATCTACGCAACGTCTAGTGATAACCCAAATATCCAGACGTCAACAATCGTGAACATCAGCTCGGTTGATGAACAAAACCGAACGATGAGTATGCGAGAACCTGTGACATATGACGGGGCTGGACTTACAGTTCACCTAGAGTCAGAAAGTCCAGAAGTATAAAGGAGGTGTTCGCATGGCAGAATATACTGTAGGTGATTTCTTAGGTCAAGATAGTACCGAGTATCTTGTCACCCAGATTTTGTTGAAAATTAAAGCAGTTCGAGATATGCTTTCCGGAGTTACTCAGATAGACGTTCAGGTTGCTGACGAAGTACCCACCAATCCTCCTGCCAATCCAGACACGACGTTATACGTTGTGCTTGTTTCTGGTGATTCAGAACCTGGTGACTTGTTCACCGAATACATCTGGGTAGTTCAAAGTCAGACTTGGGAACGGGTGGGTAAAGCTCAGGTAGACTTAACAGATTACGCAAAGAAGAAAGATATCGGTAACGCTACACTGACAATTAAGATTGGTGATATTACCCTAGGTACCTTCAATGCTAATGCTAAGTCAGATTCAACCATCACGCTTGATTTGACTGCGTACGCATTGAAGACTGATATCGGTGAGGCAACTCTAACTATTAAGCAAGGTCAAAATATTCTAGGTACCTTCAATTCTAACTCTAAATCAGATGAAACAATCACTATCCCTGAAGCCGACTTGTCAGATTATGCTTTAAAAACTGATATTGGTAATGCAATTCTGACAATCAAGCACGGTCAGAATACTCTAGGTACCTTCGATGCTAACTCTAAGTCAGATGAAACAATCAATGTTCCTGAAGTTGACTTGTCAGGTTATGCTTTGAAAACTGATATTGGTGATGCGACTTTAACCATCAAGATTGGTGATAGAGTTCTAGGTACCTTTAAAGCTAATTCTAAAACCGATAGTACCATTACGATTGACCTATCTGGTTATGCGCAGACTGGTGATATCGGTGATGCTACGTTAACTCTGAAGCAGGGAGACGCTACACTCGGTACATTCAAAGCTAACGCAAAGACTGATGCGATAATTTCAATTCCAGAACCTAATCTAGATAGTTATGCTCAGCTAACAGACATTGGTGACGCTACTCTGACAATTAAGATAGGCGATACTGTATTAGGTACATTCAAAGCTAACTCCAAGACCAATGCAGAGATTACCGTACCTGAAGTTGACTTGTCTGCTTACGCATTGAAATCAGACATCGGTGATGCTACCTTGACTATTAAGCAGGGTAACGATACTATCGGTTCATTCAAAGCCAATTCGAAAACAGACAGTACCGTTACAATTGATTTGTCTGGTTATGCACAATCTTCAGATGTAGGAGACGCTACCATTACGCTGAAGCAAGGTAGTACTACCTTAGGTACATTCACTACTAACTCTAAGACTGATAGAACAATCGACATACCTGCTGGTGCTGGCGTTGCTGAGGATTGGAATGACGGTGACTCGGTAGCTCACTCGAAAACTACTTTAGCAAATATGCCTGTAGACGTCACGAACGGAACGATTCGAGTTGCAGTAGATACCTTAGAGTTATATCTAGACACTAACAGCAAAAGAATTCGAATTGGTGACTACATTAGATTGTCAAACGATGCAGAAAGAATAGCGTTGCAGAATCCTATCGAAAGTAAGCTTTACATGGTTGAGTCGACACACTGCTTATGGTCGTACAAGAGTGGCTGGTGGTCATTGCTTAGCTATGGAGACCTGTTGAAGCGTAACGTGCTGGTTAGCACATTTCCTGTTGCATTGGGAAGTAACTCATCAGTCGACAATGGTGCACTCGATAATTGGCTGGCTCACGGTACTATGATTCAAGTACCTGAAGTGGTGTATCTGACTTCCGATATGAGGTTCAAATCTATCATTACGAATCTTCCAACAAGTCCAGGTTATGATTTATATCTGGCACCAGCTATCTACAAATATATAGGTCCCGACCCTGACGATTATAATAAGATAAAGTGCTCACTTGTCGCAGCTGGTAATATCAAACAAATTACTAGAATTGGTTGGCAGGAATTTACCTTTAATAGAGGAACTCAGAAGTATCTTGACCCACAAGAGGTTTACTTCTATGTCTACCTGCATAATATGAATGGTCTAGGTATGCCGGGATACTATGGCACACAGATGAATGACCCGCCTTATGTATCCTGGATAAATGGTAATCTAGGTAAAATTCAAGATGCACCGGATACACTGGAGCTTCAGTCAGAGTCTACACTTCGTTTGTTCGGTAGTTTCTATGCTAATGGTGCTACTCAGAAATAAGAATTGAGGTGTCGATATGAACACTGATATCATGTATGGTAATAAGCCACTCTATGCGTATGTCTATATAGGAATCCGCAGAAAGGTTGCTTTTCCTCTATACCTAAGACGTCAAAGGCAGCAAGGATATCTTCATGACGTCTTTCGGATAGAGTGCTACAGCGAAGCAGAAGTATCCTGGTATAATCAGATGTGTGCTCGAATGTCTCATTGGCTTGTTCTTCTGCATATAGATTACATCGAGCAAATAGAAGATGGGTACATAGACAGTATAGATGGAGGTGGTAACCTAGAAAGTACGCCTGATAACACTCAGGTTCGTGAGGGGATAGATGGTAAATTATTCGGTGAGAGTGTGATTAGAGAGACGTACATCGACAAAGAATTTTAATTAAGGTAGGTAGACTCAAATGAGTACAGAAGACATTATTACAATAACCGTAGCGGTTCTAAGTAGCGGACTAATTAGCACACTCCTGAATAGACACTGGTCCGTTGTCGACAAGAAAAAAGCTCAAGAAAGAGCGACTTCTGAAGAAGTTCAGCAAGAAAAAGCCCAGCAAGAGTTAAACGCGAAGATGCTAAAGAAGCTTTTTCGTGCTAACCTAAATCGGACAATAAATTGTGTCAGAGATAAATTAGAAGACCCAGATATTTCTGACGCCCGGCTGCGGCTATATATTACAGAGCTTCATGACGATATGGAGGACTATTTCGAGATGGGTGGTAACGGTGCTACTCATGCTGCTTATGTAGAACTCTACAATGAAATCCGAGAACGCAAGCCAGAGTTAATATCATTAGCGTGGCTTGATTTTATCGCAGATGACGTTAAGTAAGAAAGGAAGATACACCATGGAAAATCAAATTGTACAGATTCTGGTGGACATAGTTGCCACCGCACTCGCAACTGCATTAATTTGCCTTATTCGTTCGAGTATCGCTTGGGTAGGAACAAAGTGCAAATCAGAGCGTACCCAGTTCGCACTTCAGGAATTTCAGACAGTTCTTGAAGACGGTGTTGGGTACACCGAGCAAACTTTTGTTCGACTTGCTAAAGCCGGCGGTACATGGAACTCAGAAACTCAATTAAAAGCGTTGCAAGATTGTATGAATTACATTAAGAATAACCTGACGCAGAAGACGCTCAAAATTCTGACAGAAGATAAAGACAACATCGATGAATGGATTAAGGCTAAGATTGAATCGTATATATCCTATCAGAAATAATTTCTTTTGGAGACGCCCTTGGCATTTGTGTCAAGGGCGTTTCTGTATGTCTTTACAATCATATATTATAGTATGTGAATCGTGTTGCTGCTTGTGTTGTGCGTACGATTTTCGTGTGGTGATAACAAAACCAGTATAGTTTATGTATTAAACACAACCACATGATATGCGTTAGCGTGCGTGTTCGTACACAAACTTCGTTATCTTAGTTGACGAATGTATATAATTTGATATTATAAACGCCCACGAAGATAATAAAGGAGAGCAAGAACATGATAAAGACAAAAGCAGCAGTAATCATTATGATTGCCCCATTAGCATTCACAGGTTGTGGTACCGAAATACGGCAGAACGATGTGAGTGTACCAGACGTTCTGGTCGAGAATTTAGAGGTACATACTAAGGATAGCACTTTGCTAGAAACAAATCGACCCACAATCACAACGTCTATAGTTACAACGTCTATAGTTACAACGTCTAGAACTCAGAAAACGACAACGTCTACGTCAACCACGTCGACTGTGTCCATTACCTCGACCACGAATACCACGAAAGCTCAGACTATGGAATCTGAGTTGATTACTGAACCTATCGAAACAGAATCGGTAGTCGAGGTGGTCGAACCTTGGGTAGAAGACTACGAGACAGAGGAATCTGAATCTTATGACGCTCCTCAGGAAAGAGCTCATGGTGACCTTATTCGAATCGATATGCGAGGTACATATTATGCACCAGGTAGTTGGAATCAATACTCAGCAACTGGTGGCTCTGGTCATGCCTTAATTGATTGCAATTATGGCGGTGACGGTTATGCTAAGGGCAGCATCGCCAGTGGTTATCTCTATAATCTACTTGGTTATTATGCTAACGGCGGGAGAACAACCGTTTGGTTGTGCGTTGATGGTTATCCTGAAATGAGTGGTCTCTACTATTTAGATGATTCTAGTGGTGCTGACGTTATTGACTTTTTCTACAGTTCTAACAGCAACTGTCAGTTTAGTCAGGCAGGTGTTGTGTCTGTGGATGTATATTACGCAAACTGAGAAAGGATGAGTTTAATGTACAAAAGTGTTCTGACACAAAATCAATATGAAGCAGAAGCTTTCGATAATGATTATAAATCAAGAGATTATATCTGTCCGGTCTGTGGCAAACCGTTTCATCTTCCTATGTATATGTCTCCGTCGGATTACGTCTATACGATTACGGTTCGTGACAGAAAGACAAAGAAGAGTTTGCAACGAAAATGTTGCAGCTACTCTTGCTATAGAAAAGGCTCTCGGTAATCATCGTAACCGTAACTTCGATACAAAACGATTTCTTACTGTATAATATAGATGTAGTTAGAAACTACAAGATGGTCGTATCCGATAACTTCTTTCTTAACCCACGGGGAGTCACCTGCCCCGATTTTGCGGATATGGTGAAATTGGCAGACACGTTAGATTTAGGTTCTAATGCCGCAAGGCGTGCAGGTTCAAATCCTGTTATCCGCACCACTAAATTGCCGATATGTCCAAGAAGTTTATGGAGATGGTTTTGAAAACCAGTGATACCACGGATTTAGCAATGGCATATTAGCGAGATAAGGGCGAGTCTACCATCATCTTGAGCAAGAGTTCTTGATATCAGTCGACCTCTCGTTCGAGAAAGGTGAAGCCCTTACATATCACGAAGATGATGTGAATAATTGTCGACGTGACCAATATAGATGATTCTAGAGTTGAAGCAAGAGTTTCAGCAGTGAATAGGGAAGTCAACAGCAGAGTTGACATACTGACACTTCTGGTGGGTTGAAGTGCAGACAACGGGATGTAGCGTAATTTGGTATCGCACACGGTTTGGGTCCGTGGGACTGCAGGTTCGAATCCTGTCATTCCGACCATTGCGGATGAGATACAGGTAAGTGCATTCTGATGAACTGCTAGGTCTCTAGCACTTCTAGATTAAGAGCAGAGTAACCTGTGATTCCGTTATTATATTTTCAAGTTTAATGAAGGAGAGGTATAAGACAAATGAAGAAATTTGTTGGTACAAAGGTTATCGAAGCTGAACCGATGACACGAGGTGAATATGCAAAGTTAAGCGGTAGAAATTCAATCCTCACAGAAAAAGGTGAATCTGAAGCTGACAGGGGATATCACGTTCGCTATGCTGACGGTTATGAGTCTTGGAGCCCTGCAGATACTTTCGAGGAAGCATATAGAGGATTCGAGGCTATGTCTTTTGGTCACGCTCTAGAACTTCTCAAGAAAGGTTACAAGCTTTCAAGAGCAGGTTGGAACGGAAAGAAGCAGTACATCGAGCTTGCAGACGGTATCAGTTATGTGAATTCTGACGGAAATGTCATCAATGCAAATCATGAAGCTATCGGCAATCAAGCTATTGCTTTTGTTGGTACGTCAGGTGTTCAGCTTGGTTGGCTCGCATCGCAGGCAGATATGCTTGCAGAAGACTGGTGTGTAGCTGATTTAACATGACCTCCTAACCTTCAGCTATTAGTTCGAGTTCTTGTCGTGAATATGGATATTTCTTATTCATATTCACGCTTTTACGTTCTTAAAAACTTCGTTTCTATAGTTCTATTGTGTTATAATAGTGATACAATAAAACACAAGATAATGAGATATCGCAGCGCGGCTAGATGACGTGCATTCACGAACGGGAGTATAGGCGATTGTAACTCCCGACGCCAATCGCCAGCAGGGGCAGGACCTGCCGGTATCACCACCCAGGAAACTGGGAACTTGTCCTATTGTCTCCTTTCTTTTGTTTTACGCATTTCTTTATTTCGCCTCTCTTCTGAGAGGCATTCTTTGTCGACTTGATGGAATCAACGGACACGCTTGACTAAAAAAAATCAAGTGTCTTCGGACATGCGGGTTCGATTCCCGCTGTCGACACCAGTAACTTCTTTTCAAACCTACTGAATTTGTTATAATATGTGCAATAAGAACACAGGAGGTACTCACTATGCTTAAGATAAACACCGCGAAAGGTAATCCGATGGGTGATGCTTGGATGCTCAAAGCTAAAGGACAGGGATACGAAGCTATACCTGTTAAGATACACATCTATGGGGAACTGGGTAATCTAGATGCTAACGCAGAAGCAGCACTCTGGATGTTGAAGTATAATCCCTACGATAAGCTGGTAGATTTTCTTCGTGCTTTTGTCAGTTATCTTGCTTGTAAAGAGGTAGCTTACACGCAAGATAAAGAAGAATTTATGAACAGATTAAAGTCTGCTCTGAACAGTCTTCCTTACAACCTAGGAGAATCTTTGAAATGGTCGAAGGAGAACACAACCAACTATCTGATTAGTCTTGTAAAAGATATGTCGGTGGGTGATATCTACGATATGGGTGACCAAGTAGACGACAATTCTGGCGATTTCGTTGCTAAGGACCTGAATGAACTGTTCATTCGTGTCAGAATGAATGACGAGTACCAGGCAGGTGCATACAACGGTGTATGCTATTTCAGAATCGGTTCTACGTCTCGAGATTGGACAAATCAGATTTGGGCGTTCGTATATGACCACGGTAAGATTAAGAAGGTAGTTGTAGAGCGTGACGCAGAGTCTGACGGTACAGAAGGCACCGACAGACGTGATGTCTATATCAATAATATGGACAGAGACGAGTTCTTGTCAGCAGAAAGACTTCCTTGCATGGCATCAAAGCATGCTGATGGAATTTCCAAGACATGCTTTGATATCATCAGCAAGGGTAAGTATTCTGATTTAGATTCGGTTAAAGCAAATGCCAGCAGAATTCAGTCCGTATGTGATTCTCTTAGACGAGAACACATCAAACTCAATTGTAAGACAATTGTAGCACCTTGGGCAACTAAGCCGCTTAATCGATGAAAATATTGCAGAGTAGTCTACCTGAACATTAGTCTGCACTACACGAAACTCTAACCAGAAGGTTCTGGGTTCGAGTCCTAGGAGTCCCACTCCTTGTTTATTTATCTTGTTAAACGCTGTAGGAGAACCTACAGCGTTTTTATTTGCTGCATATTTCTATAGTTCTATATAAAATTTAATACGATTTATAAAACCATACGCAAATCGTAGCGTGCTACGTGTTCTATAACTTCGTAATCGTGTGTCTTTTTATGTTATACTTTATTTGTAAAAAAAATTAAAACAGGAGGTTACGATATGGAAAAATGGTACAGTCGTTTCAGACGAGGTGATGTCTGGTTCTTACATTTTCCAACTGAAAACGGTGATGGAATTGAGGGCTCGTCTGTTCAACAGAAATCCCGACCCTATCTAATCGTATCTTGCGAAGAAAACAATCTAAATGCACCTACGTTCAATGTAGTGCCCATTGGAACTCGAGATAACGACCACCTTCCTATGCACGTCTATTACAGATATCAAGATGGGTCAGACGGTGGTCGAAATCAAATCGTCTTCTGTGAACAGATTACGACAGTCAGTGCTCTGGTGTTCAATAACCCAAGGTCTCGCTATATGTATTCCTTTAACCTAGAGTTCATGAATAAGGTGGATGATGCTTTGGCATCCCAACTTGGGCTTCGTCCCCGAATTGCCGATATGCACATTCTGGAACGCATTGTTCATGAACTTGCTGAAGTCGAATTAGCTAAGATAGAATCAGCTAAGAAAGAAGAAGCTGGAGTTCGTATGGAAAAGATTGCAGAATACCTTGCAAAAACATTCAATCTTACGATTACCACAGAACAACTTCAAAATGGCTGTGAATATCGAGATGCTCAGCTTCAGATGGCTGATAAAGAAGTTATTCAGGAGATGCGAGAGACTGCACAGACACGTCGGTGTATAATCCCAACACCACAACCGTCTCTGGTCTCTGATTTAGTGCAGCCGTCGGTTTCGTCCGAATCTGCGACTAAACAATCAACCACAGCTAAGACCAAAAAGAAGACTAACCGTTGGACACCAGAATCCCGAGCTGAATTCCTTGAATATTATAGAACACACACTATTTCAGAGACAGCTGAGCACTATGATATGAAAAAATCATCGGTAGCAACTCAGGCGTCTTTATTCAGGAAGCAGGTGGGTGAAAGTGTCACCTAAAGAATTATTCGACCAAAATCAGAACTTAGTCTATTATTGTATAAAAAGCTTAAACATACCATCTACCTGGTATGATGATTGTATTCAAGAAGGAATGCTGGGATTATGGCGAGCATGCCAAGAATTTGATTTAGATAAAGGATATAAGTTTGCTACCTACGCAGTTCCTTGTATTCGAGGTTCGATTATTCGATTCTGTCGTGATAAGATACCGACGATAAAGATACCAAGGTCAGTCTGGGAATCAGGTTCTGCTGGTGAGATTAAGATTAGTTCACTTGATGAGTTGATAGACGTTGAGAAATCTAAGAATACCACGCTCGGTGATTTTATACCAGCAGAACCTGATTTTTATCCGACTCTGTTCGAGGATACTATTGACGATTTTCTTAGAACATTGCCTAAGGGAAAATATCGAGACATAGCAGAAGAAGTTCTGTATGGATTGGCTTTCGGAGATAAGCCTACTCAGAAATTCTTAGCTGAAAAGTATAATATGTCTCAAGCTATGGCTTGCCGGTTGTCGGTGCGTGCTAGAGAAAATTTCAAGAAGTTCATGCAAAGAATAGATGAGTGATGCGACAGATATTAGTAGAATGTGCGTTGGCATTACAGCTATATCTTTTGTATAACTCCAAGAAAGAGGTCTATCTAGTTCAGTTCAACACATCTGATTCTGTAACGGTCTCAGAGTGCTAACAAGAAAGGAAGAAGTACATATGTCAGATATAGGAAAACTTTTAAATGATTCAGCATCTCAGGGGAAGATACACCCCATTTCGGTAAACGCTGAAGATTTATTTTTCAAAGGGCATATCACAGCGGAGGAATATTCCATGCTTTGTAAAGGAGAGAAGATTTCTATGTCTATACACGCGACTGATAAAGTACCAGAAGATGGGCAAATCTGTGTTCAGGAGGTAGCTGAAGGGTTAGCTAAAATCCTAAAGCAGAACCCTGTTCGTGATACTACAAGCTGTCTGGATACTGTTATCAAGACAGCAAAAGAAATTATCGATTCAACTGTCGAAGACTGGATACCAAATCAGATAGATAATACCTTGATAAGAAAGAAGCGTTCTGAAGTTTCTTTAGAGGACAACCCATTAAGACCGAAGTTCGAGGTAAGATTTACGCTGTTGAATATCGAGAAAGAAACAAGTCAGACTATCGGAACTTCTATCGGTGTTGACACTACACTGCTTGTCGGTGATGAGTTGAAAGACAAACCGTTCTGGGATAGATTCCAGTATGCGGTACAAAATCAATTCACAACCGTCGCGCTTCAACTAATCAGAGCAATCAAAACTGGCAACTTCGGTATTAACCACTGATTGTGTTATAATGTAGATACAATAAGAAAGAAGGTGCATTATGAGAAAGGTAAACAGATTTTCTGGAGATTTTGATTTCCTTAGCAATTTTTTCCAAGCTGATGTTCAAATCGACGGAATCTTATATCCCAGCTCTGAAGCAGCATTTCAAGCTCAGAAGTGCTTCAGTAACGATGACAAAATTCAGTTTACACGATATACTCCCAACCAGGCAAAGCATTTCGGAAGAAAAATCTATATGAGACCTGACTGGGAGGATATCAAAGTAGACGTAATGACTCGTGTCGTTCGTGCTAAGTTCACACAACATGAGATTCTAGGTAACCTGTTATGCAGGACTGGTAATGCTAAACTCATTGATGGTAATGCTCAGAATGATACCTTCTGGGGAGTCTGCAACGGAATTGGGAAGAATCATCTTGGTAAGATTTTGATGCAGATTAGAAACGAATTAAAGGAGGAACGGAAGAATGCTTAAAAGAAGCCGGTATTACATCGATTCTTTTGATTTAAGCCGTAGATGTCCCACACTTAGCAGATACGGTCGTAATCTGACACTTCTCGCAGCGAAGAATAGGTTACCTAGGTGCTATGCTAGAGATGTTGAAATCGAAAAGATTCAGATTGCTCTGTTTAGACACACCAAACCTAATATCATGCTTACAGGAGCCACAGGTTGTGGTAAGACTTCCATCGTTGAAGGTTTAGCGCAGAAGCTGGAAAATACACTATACCAGAACTGGGTTAATGAGTCTGACTGCAGTCCTTTGTCACTGCTAAGTCCAGGTTTGCCGGTGGTTTATGAACTGTCATGTGGTGATATACTCGGCGGTACGAAATACCGCGGTGAATTCGAGGAGAGACTTCAGAAAATTATTCATGAATTGGAAGAACTTGAACGAAAGGTAGTTCTGTTCATTGATGAGGCTCACCTACTTACATCTCTTGGTGAATCAGAAGGTGCTGTATCTGCTGCTAATCTGCTGAAGCCTGCTTTAGCACGAGGTAGGTTTAGCGTAATTGCTGCCACGACAGATACGGAATTCGAAAAATATCTGTCTACAGATAAAGCACTGGTTCGTAGATTTACCCGCATTGATGTTAAACCTATTCCAGAGAGTTATCGCGGTGATTGTGCTTTGTCTATTCTGAACGATTATTCAGAAGCATTCGATATCGCATATTCTAAGGACGTAGATAAGGACTTTTTGCTGCAAATTATCCAGGGTCCTATGTATGACAGGTCATTCCCTTGCGAGTTTGTCGACGCACTCGACCTTATGTTTGCAGAATCGAAATACCGAGAAAAGACTGAATTGAGTAAGAGTGACTTCCAGATAGCAATATGTTCTAGAACTGGACGCCTGGTTATCTAAGGAGTTGACAATTCATGAAGAATTCTTATTTCGAACAATCGGTTGAGAAGCATAATAAATTCAAATAATGACCTTAGACTCACCGTAAGCAACTTCGTTTCGGTGCTTTGGTATATGTTATAATGTATATACAATAAAACACAACCTATTATGGGTAAGGAGGTTAGATATGTACAGTATCAAAATCGAAGGCAAACCCGACATCAGTACGCTCAGAGGAGTAGGTGAGGTGAAATCTTATGATTGATAGAAACTCTGTTGCTGTAATCTGCACAGAACCGAACAACGGTTACTATGCGATGATATTTACAGATAAAGGAACTCTGGTGCGTTCGCAGTGCAACCTTGGTGATATGTATGAAGGATTAGTTCATACAGTATCTGACCTCCTATTGCACTACGCGAATAGTATCACACCGATGCCAGATTTGAAAGAACTTACACCAGAATCACAGACAGAGATGGATAATTATATCGACGTCTTGTATGATGTCTTTACTGCTTTCATGAAGTCGGTGCAGAATCAGATGTGCATCGAGTCTTCAGCACGTCAGTTCGAGGCAGTAGGACTTGACAAAGGTCTCGCAGATATGCTTGCACACGAAATACATAAGCGTTCTGGTAAGCCTGATTCAGCAGAAGACGAGGAAGAAGATGATGACAATTCTGATATAGACATTGATTAAGGATTCCTTATCGTTCTGACTTCAAGGTACTAAAGTCATCTGTTCGACTTGATAAGTAACCGTACGAACAATCAGGACATTATTTGAGGTAGGTACACGCACAACTTCGTTTCTACGGTTAATGCGTGTTATAATATACTTACAATATTAGAACTGTATAGGAGGTAAAACAATGAAAGTCACGGTTGTTACTTTTAATGCTGCCGAGGCTCACAAGGCAAAAGAAGGACTGACAAAGCTGAAGAAATGTGTCAGCGAGTTCAGAAAGGACCTTAGACACAATACAGTAGAACTGGAGTGTCTCCAGTCTTTTGTAGAAGGACTTCGAGTCGTTGCAGACTATTTCGAAGGATTTATAAAAGATGAGTCTGAAGAAGTCCGACAGGATGTATCAGAATCTCGTATCGATTCGAAACACCACTAATCCAAACTCTTTATGGTTTCTATCTATACCAGTTCTTCTGGGATTTTTGCTTGGGGCATATCAGGGTATTAAAACGCAGCTTTGGCACTACTATTCATGGGTTCAAATCCCGCTGCCCAACCGGCGGTTGTTAGTCTTGTAGAACTCACCAATTATCGTACGCATGCGGTGACAAGATGACAACCGGAAAAGACAGGTACATTATCCTTTCGGATTCTAGCTTCCGACCACTTTTCTTAAGCCGAGGTAACACTAAAGTATTCAAAGATGGGTGATGCTACATATACCCGACATTATCCCCAGAAAGGAGGTGAGACTTATGTTCGGTTCGGCAGAATTTATCGAGTTTGGTAAAGAGCAGGTTGCGAAGTATTTCAATGAACACCGTGATGTGACAGATTCTCAGGAACTCAAATCTGAAGAAGTCTATAACGTCTGGTATAGCAAGTCACTTCAGAATCATAAGGGTCTGTTCAGCACACCTATGTCTGACGGTATGTATTATGAAATAACATACAATGGAGATAAGGACGAAGCATACATCGATGCCTACAAGAAATGGGAGAACTTCACGGTTAAATGCGTATGTCCTGATTCACCGACGGCTGGTGTAAAATAATCTGCAAAACAGTTCTAGACTACTGTAATTCACTATAAGCACTTTGGGAGGGATTCTAGATTACCTCCCATACATAAAGGAGAATATAAATGGAAGACGTAATCAAGAAAAATGTTGACCACCCTTCGCACTATAATCAAGAAGGTAGAAAAGAATGCATCGTAGAGATGCGTGAACAGTTCGGCGATATCGCTGTTTATTGGTTCTGCAAGCTGAACGCATACAAGTATGGTTATCGTGCAGGCAACAAGGACGGTAACAGCGAGGAGCAGGATAAAGCCAAAATCAATTGGTACGACGAGTATGCTGAGAACATCCAGCCTGGCGTCAAGATGGACGATGTGATGAAAGCACTCAGCCCTTGGAAGGACGAAACTGATGGCTGAATATAATTTCTGGGACGACAGGACTCACGAAGGTAATTCAGATGAGTATGAGTGTCCTGTAATTGATTGTGCTTGTCCATATCAATCTGATATGAACTGCGAGAATTGCCCTGAGGAACAAGCCTTTACGGCATCATTCTTACGCACCGAAATGAAAACTCTAAAGGAGATGAACCCAAATGCTCGAACTCACACAAACCCGAGTAACTAACCTGGAAGCTGCCATTCGCGGAATGAGGAACCCTAAGAACTCCTGGGATAAATCAGACAGCGGTTTCGGCAGGTACAACAACCAGGACGACACAGTAGGTCCGAATGACCTTAAGCTAATGAATGCACTTGCTTCTGGTGGTCCGGTACACGCTAAGTACCGCAGATTCATCACCGTATGCGTGGACATCGATGCGCCTTTGTATTTCTGGAAGGAATTTAAGACTTATCGCAAAGGCAAGGACTTCGTCGACGAAGAAGACTTCTACAGCTACGCTGGTGACCACCTAATCGAGGACAGCATTGAAATGAACTCTTGCTCTACCATGCACAAGATTCACAGCAAGGAGTTCGAGGTCAGCGACTTTTCAACCGACCACCTTAACCTCGATTCAATGGATATTCTGAAAAAGACAATTGAACTTCTGAACTACTACCGTGACCAGTTTATCGAGACCAAAGAAAAGAACGCTTGGTGGCAGCTCATTCAGCTTTTGCCGTCGAGCTATAATCAGAAGCGTACCGTAATGCTCAACTACGAGACACTCGGTGCGATGTATCATTATCGCAAAGACCACAAGCTGGACGAGTGGCATACATTCTGTGAATGGATTGAAAATCTCCCGTACAGCGAAATCATTACAGGAAAGAAGGTAACCCAATGAGTATGACCGAGTGGGCAGAAAAAGAAATCGAACTGGCATTAAAGCGTGAAATCGATGCCATAGAAAATGACCCCGAAGAGACAGACGAAGATATGAAAGAAATGGGTAAGCAGTACGCAGAAGGATGCTATGCTAGCGCTCTAAAAGCTTACAAGTCACTGATGAAAGATGGACACAGTGGGTACAGTTTTAGCGTAACTCGAGGTATCCTTAAGAGACTGCTTGATGGTTATCCGTTGACACCTATCGAAGACATACCAGAATCCTGGAGTTTGGTTCACGAAACAGATGAGGTGGTAACGTATCGATGCAAGCGTTGTCACTCTCTATTCAAAAAAGTTGACAAGAAGACAGGCGATGTTACATTTGATGACATAGACCGAATCATATGCACGAACAGTTCTGGTATCTGCTGGACGAACGACTTTGTGTCTAAGAAGATTTTAGAAATGCATCCTATCGAGATGCCTTATCGACCTACGGGTAGATACTATGTTAGTGCTTTCGACTTCGCAGTCAACGGTACACCAGGTGAATTTGACACCATGGAAATCAAGTCGGTTAAGTGCCCTGACGGTAAGGTTGAAATTCTGGATTGGTACTTTAAAGAAGTCGACGGACAGTTCACACCAATTGACGCTGATGAATACAACCAGCGTTATGAACAATTCCAAGATAATGTCAGAAACCGTGCTAAAGATATCGACAAATCTGAAAATGGTGATAAGTATGACCAGACAGAAGTTGTCTAAGTTTATGCTGACAACCAACTTCATTTGCAGTATGTTCTATTCGATGAGCTATCCCTACATATATGCTGAGTTGATGAAGGCGGTCAACCACTTCTATATTTCAGGTGAGCAAATATTATCCTGTCTGGGTGTTGTCTTATTCGGCATACTCTGGAATAAGAAAGGTGACTTCTTATATAAGCATTATCTAAAGATAGTTACCTTGGAGACTATTGCTGATACGATATTGTTTGCTCACGTGATAATCACGGGTAACCTGAAGTTCTACTTCGTGCTAAATGTTCTGATATATGCCTTAATAACCCGAAATATGGCAAACGGAGGCATTAGACTTAGGGCTAAGGTACACCCAGACGAGAAGAGCAGAGAACGATATGACAATAACTGCAACATTGTGAATAGCACAGCAACACTTGTAGGTTCAGGCATCGCCTTGGTAACCGATATGAGTCTAACAGTGCTATTCGTTGCAGCTCTTATTGGTAATGTGTTCGATAACTTCTGCTACTATTACATCTATTGTCAAGCTAATAAGCTGGCAGAAAATGATAGACAGAAAGGAAACATCTAATATGGAAACACCAGCAGTTAGATACATTAATCTACTTCGCAGCACACAGGTACCTGGTATTGAAGACCTTATCAATTATCTGAACAGCCCCAGTTCAGACTGGTTTACTGCACCTGCAAGCTCTCGGTACCATGGAGCGTATGCAGGTGGTCTTGTTGACCATTGCTTAGCAGTCTATGACGAGCTTGAAAGAATTGCCGCTGCATATGCTAACAAGGTTACTATCGAGCCTAAGTCTAGAATCCTCGTTGCTTTGCTGCATGACCTGTGCAAAGTCAACACATATAAGCCCACAGAGAAGAGCAGAAAAAATATGTTCGGACAGTGGGAGAAGTATCAATCTTGGAATCATGATGAGTCTTATAAGTTCGGAGGACATGGCAGCAAATCTGTCTACATTGCGCAGCAGTATATCAAGCTAAACCCAGTAGAAGCAGCAGCAATCAACTGTCATATGGCTACCTGGGAGGAAGGAAAACAGAAGGAGATTAGTCAGGTGTTTAACGACAATCCCTTGGCTTGGATGTTGCACGTCGCAGATGAAGCCGCTACATTCATTGACCAGAAGTGAAGATGCTTCTGAAGGACAGGTTCACCTTTTGATATTACTCAGCATCTGAACTTGACAATTTTGGAAGTTCAGATGCTGAGATTATGGTCAAGCCTATCACAGACCGCTCTAACTTGAATTTAACTGCCCTGGTATGAAGTTATCAGGGCAGTTGCTATCTTACTACAGAAGAATATAATAGATAGTAGAGTACACCTAGATACACCATTAGAATAACGATTTTGCTTAAATGCACGGTACGTGCGTATATAAAATGTAATGCGAGAACAAAGCAATTAAGCAAACTCAGAGGAGGAATACAATATGCTAAGATTGTCAATTCAAGAACCGATAGTGATTAACTGCACTATCCGATTATCAGCAGATCTACTTCAGAGGTTGAACTGCGCTCAAGCTAGACCTGATTTGAAGCCTCAGCAGGTGGCTAAAATCGTGAGAGGAACACCAGAGTCAGATTTTATACTTGACTGCTTTCAGCCAGGAAAAGGTAGTTCACCAGCAAGCCTTCGCTTTAAGAAAGCAGTTAAGCAGTACAATAAGCAGTATGGTGCAAACATCAATAACTCTAATCTAATCCATCTGATTAAAGAGTGGTGCAGTGAGCATGGCTACAATGAAATTCAGTCAAAGAAGGGTGAAAAGACCGGTGGTAGATGGGATGGTAAGAATCTATACATCTATAAGCTGCCTATGCAGACTCTATTCCAGAAAAATCCAGACGGTCGTGGTACTGTGATGGACGGTCGTGTAACGCACGGTGACGGTGTTGACAGACTGTATATCAAGTTAGCAATCGAAAGGGCAGGTGAACCTATCAACGTGGTTTCCTATCATAGAGATTCTGATGCTACCAAACAGAGGAAGAATAGAGTACCACGTAAGTATGACAAAACACACCACGTTAAGCCAACTCCTGACGAGAAGGATGCTGATGAAGGAATGCTAGAAGAGCAACCGCAGAAGCAAGCAGCTCGCGCCCAGTACCGCAAAAGACACAGTTACAAAACTTCGTGAAACTATTGGACTTTATGTTATAATGATATTACAATATAACACAAAATCCATGGGAGGTAACGTATGGAAAGATATATAATCGACGGTGTAATCTTAGATGAGTATAAAAACCAAGACGAAGCAGAGGAACAATTAGAACTGCTTGAGTCGATTGACGCTGTCTTCTACGAACAGTTCGACAAGGCACTTCAGAACAACGGTACTGAGTTTCAGATGGTTCTAAACGGTGTCGAGATAAGGTGTAAGTTCACGATTGAAGATGGCGTTGTCCATTATACTGCAACTAGAGCTGACTATCAGCAAGAGTATGTGTTCTTGGTTGATATCGATGACGTAGACGACATCGACGATTCAATTCTGGTAGACGATGTTACCCAAGCACGACTGGTTTCATTCTGGGTAGTAGAAGGACACAAATTCTAAGCGGTGTATATGCAGGTAGTAGAGCTCGACATAGGTAAGCTACCTGCATGATTCAAGCAGTAGAAACTCAGATTAGATACTCGGTAAGAGTATTAAAAACAATTCTGGAAATTACTGTTCTTAGAGACCAGATTAGAAAATCTATACGGTAGAACAAGCTTGTGAGAAAAAGTCTGTTAAGAAGACTTCTCACAAGCTATTTCGGAGTAGTTCTGATAAAGATGCCAGAACTGATGTCGTATCTGCAGTAGTCGAAGGCACAGAAGCAGCAATCAAGAATTAAAGTAAAAGGAGAAAGTTATGAGTAGAAAGTTCAAGCAGATTCTAGAAGGAAAGTATCGCAACAAGAAGAAGTCAGAAGTAGGAAAGTCAGCAGCATATGTCATCATTCATGAAATCTGCACTGATAAGATTCTTTCGCCCGAACAGAAAGTCGATGTGATAGATAGGTTCTGTCATGACGAACTTACCGTTCAGGATATAGCGAACGTGTTCAGAAACGAGTCACTCGAAAGCTTCTAAGCAAGGTAAAATTCCTTCTAAATAGTCAAGAACCTTGCCACAATGGTGAGGTTTTTATTTCTTAAAATGCAGACATGAATGTATATGTATTGCGATGTAGAAAGCATAGATTATCGAAATCAGATTTCGGTAGAAATCGACGACAAAACCTGAATATCGTAGAAACACCGGGCGTTAGGTACACTCGGTGTTTCTATATACCAAGAGTTCACTATGGATACATTTAGCAATTCACCAGAAATACAGAGTAAAAAGGTGACAAATGTCGGCAACGACAAATGTCACGAATAATCTATAAATATTCTAGAAAATATGATAACAGCACACCAGCGTAACGGTGGTATGTCATTCAATTTGTGAGAAATAAACAGACAGGAATCGCGGCGCTCGAAACCGTTCAGTTGCAACCGAAATACCGGTTCAAAATTTCCGCCCAATGGTCGTCGATTTCCTCTTCTATCATCTTACTCCAACATTGCCTAACGACAATCCACCGCCTACGATAGGTGATTTTTGTGTATTCTGTACAAAAAGAACTACTCCAAATCGGACTGAAAACTCGGGAGAAAGGGGTGGTAGCAAGGAGAATAGATACCGGAAAATTATCGCTCGCTAATAACCCGAAAATCGTCTTCTCCCAACCCGAAATTCGAAACCGAAATTCGAAACCGATTTAGAACAATCTTCCAACCTTCGAGTTCCACCGCAGGTACCCGACAATCTTCGGAATACCAGATATCTGAAATCTGTTCCATTCTATCACCTCATCCCTTGAATACCGAAGTTCTGGTGCTTCTAGAATAGATAACTTCAGACTCTACTCTGAGTAGTTCAAACTATTCTAGAACGGTTCTACGAAGTTCTTACACTGTACCTACATTATAAACAATCTTTTAACACGGTTACGAAGTTTCGTTTTCGCTAACTCCGAATTTAGATAGACAACTTCAGAGTCTTCGCTAATCGCCTACAGCAGAAAACTCGAAGCACGAATAGACTATTCTAACTTCAGACTGCACATAATCACCTCTAGCAGAAGGACTCGAAGCTCAGATAGCTCTAGACTTCTTTAAGAGCTTCGAGTCCCAACCACGTTCTGTGTTAATCGCGTGCGCGCACGTTCATTATAATATGCGTAATTATTCTATATCTATTTTATCTTCGGAACTCCAACCTGGGTGTGTTATAATATAGATACAATAAAACACAACACAGAACAGCAAAAGACAAACTAGGTGTAGAAAACGCACAACTTCTTTTTGCGTGGGCGTGTGTGTTATAATGTAGATACAATAAAAGAAGTCCTAATCGGACAAGCACAAAGAGTACTTAGGAGGTACGTATTATGGCTAAGAAGAACACTTATATCGCAACTCTCGCAAACGGCACTGTAGAAACCCTCACGAACAAGAAGGCAGTCAAGGCGCTCGAAGGAATCGTGTCTGTAACCTGCAACGGTGAAGACATCACAGCACAATTTGTTAAGGAGGATAAGCATATGGTAGAAAACAACACCTACGTCGAGGAAGTAGAAGCAATCGAGGAAGTAGAAGCAATCGACGTACCAGAAGAGGTACCGGCAGAAGTAGAAGAAATCGAAGAAGAACAGGGACCGAAGAACACACTTCTGTTCATCGCAAGTCGCGGTAAGTCTACATTCCTCAGATGGTTCCAGATTCCTGTTACCGAAGGCGACGAAACGATTAAGGTTAAGGGCTGCGCAGCTCTCCTTCCGATTCAGGTTGCCGAAACTATTGGCACGAACAAGTTTGTGTCTTGGCTCGACCAAGATATCGTCGAAAAGTTCATTGCCGAAGGTAAGCCAGTACGTGGTATGGCAAGCACAATCTCCGACGTATTTAACCGATACATCAAGGTAACAGAGCTCGAAGGTGCCGATAAGGTTAACACCGTATATAATGTGTTCCGGGAAGTTCTTGCAGAAATCGAAGCAGGTAATACCAACGGTGGATGGGAGCATCCTCAGGAACCAGAAAATACTGAGGAAGGCGAAGACCAGGTTGATAGCGAGGTAATCGAAAACGTCGAGGCGGCGTAAGCCGTCCCGACAAATCAACTAACATAAAGGAGGTAGCATATGGAACGATACAAGGTGCATTGGGGCAAAGGTGACGAAGACTTCTCAATAATCTACGCAGACAACGAAGCCGAAGCTGCGGATATGTTTCACAAATATCAACCAGATAAGACAGTTCTTGAGATTAATGCGTTTCCGAAGCTTGCCAGTCTTCTAACTCTTTACAAACAGGGCAACTTTTCTAACGAACACGAATATCTACTTGCCGTAATCGAGGCAGTTCAAGATGCAGGAGTGGAAGACAAGGTAATTCAATTCTTAATCACTAAAGGCTGGGTCAAATAACTCAAATCGAAATGCAGAGCGGGGCGGTAGTCCCGCTTTTGCTGCGGTGTGTCGCACATTCGAGTTCTATCGCAGTTCGTGATTGAAAAACCAATCAAATGCAGCAGAAGAACTCGAAGCTGCTATTCAGCTACCACCGAACAGCTGGTGATACCAGACACAGCACGCTGTGGTTTAAACCACGGTTATGCACCACGTATAGTTATAACCGTAGGTACGGTATCCACAGCAAAACCTTAGCGTGCTTGTTTCTGCGTCAAGATATCGGATTCCTGTATACCGAGCACACCGTGATACTGAAACTTCGTTTACCTACTCTGAGTGTGTTATAATATAGGTACAATAAAACATAAACCACACAGCACTTAGGAGGTATTTATATGGATAAGCAGAGAAATACAGCAGCAGAAGTCCTCAAGCGTGTCGAAGAGTACCTGGACAAGCCCCAGAACAGATTCCTCATCAGCAGCGTCTGCGACGACCTCAGCATTTTTGACTGGTGGCCTGAGTACCTGAGCAAGTCGAAGCTCGGAGAGATGCGTCAGTTCCTCAGTGAAGCTATCAAGCTCGGCTACGAAGGATACGTATGCTTCAAGGTTGGTGCTACCGGCTGTGCTAACGGTATGTGGGCACACACCGAACTCGAAACCGACGAAGGATACAGCCCTGACCACTGTCCGGTTCTGTTCCGAAGCTTCACACCGGCTTACCGCTACTGGGACGTCACCGACAAGGACGGTGACTGGGATTTCGAAGGTAAGTACGAGAGCGAGGAAGACCGCAGAAAGAACTACAATAAGCTCAAAACCATCAAAGACCTTGAAGCTTTTATCGAAGCTCATAAAGACCAGGTATACCGCAAATAAGCGGTATACCACCCGTCCACAAATTCGTAAACCGCACCACAATGTGTTATAATATAGATACAATAAAACACAAACCAAGTCAGTTACTTAGGAGGTAATCATATGGCAATCACAAAGAAGAATCTGGAAGCTAAAATCGAAGAGTATCTCAAGCTCAAGGCAGAAGCAGACGCTGCTGCAAAGAAGGCAGACGCTATCAAAGCAGAGCTCAAGGCAATCGCAGCTGCAGAGCCCTCGAAGACGGTGACAGCTGGTATCCACAGCGTTACCATTACCGAAACAGTTCGCAAATCCATCAACGTCGAAGAATTCAAAGCTGCACACCCCAAACTTGCAGTGAAGTTCACCAAGGAAACTCCGTACAGCACGGTTAGAATCAAGTAACCGTACTACCGGCAGAGGCTCCTGATTTCGGGAGCCTAGCTGCTTGGTTTTGCTTGCCTCGCACGTATGTTTATATGTCTGCGTTGCGTGCATTTAAGCCATACCGGATATAAATCTTCGGAATTTATATCCCAGTCGTGTTATAATATAGATACAATAAAACACAAACCAAGTCAGATACTTTAGGAGGTAATCATATGGCAACATTTCTTACAATTACCCAGAATGGGTTCAATTTCAACGTACACGAAGCTGACAAGCTCAAGGCAGATGAGGAGTGGGGTATCGAACGTGTCGCAGCGTTCATGTCAGTCCATCATGTCCTTAGCACGATGGCTACGAAGTATATGAAGGGTATGACCCTTCGTCCGGCGGTCGCCAGCATTATGTACACACTCAACTGCGACTCGGTAACTTCAAGAGACCTTGACAAACTTACCGGATATCTGGTACCGAAGCTCTGTGACATCTACACCTCAGACGGCTGGGGATTCTTGGGAGGTGCGTTATCAAAGGTTTTAGACGATGTCGAAAAACTGGCACTCGACCACATTGCGTCTGAAGAAGAACCAATCGAGATTTTAGGTAAAACCTGTACCCCACCGAAGTTTCTTTCTAGACCGTCGAAGTTGGAATACGATGCCATTATTGCTAAGGACAAAGCGGCAGAACAAGCACTCTGGGATAGATTCAAAGAAGTGCTGAATAGTGGCAAAGCGGCAGGGCATCACATTCAAATGCGTGAAGGTCCGAACGTCTACACCTGCATAATTATCAAGGTCAGTCCTAAATGCATCTACTGTGATGTGAAAGACGAGTATGGAAGATTACTTCAGTCTGGGGCAAGATTCCCAAGAGACTCGAAGAGATTCATTATCGCATCATTCAGATAATTTCCAAATCTTTCAATTTCTACATACCGAAGCAGGCGCCGAAAGGCGTCTGTTTTGGCGGTGGTTGGATTGAACGTAGAACCGGTATTCTTCGACTTAGAATTAAAAATCTTGTACAAATACTCACCGGTATACATACTCGTTCTTTGTGTAAAGTAACGAATTTGTAGAAAAAGTCTTGACTTTCTTCCTTCAATCTGTTATAATCATTATAGTAGAAATGCTACTGACCCCCAACCTGACGCGTGTTCCACATTTTCATAAATTCGTATAACTCACACGGGAAACAAAACCCATCGAAGTAAAGACCCTCACTTCGATGGGTTTTGTTGCGGTTTCAGACGGAATTTGTGTAAATTGTACAAAGAAACTTAACTCGAAGGATTTGATTTTGTACAAGATTCGCAATTCTACATCTTCTACATGACTAACAATATAATATATGTTCGCCGGGCTCCCATTCTGTACGCCCACCGACAGGTAAACCTTTCGTACCTACCACTCACCGTTATCGGTGACGAACATATCTTGTCTTCGACGACCCCCACCTGCTCCGCCTGTTCCACGACTGTCTGCGACGCATTGCCCTGCGGGCAGCTTTCTAGCTATATACGATTCTGCACTTCAGCATCCTAACCGCACCCTAACCACGCACACCACAATACCCACAGCAAACCACACGCAGAACCACACAACCCAACCTAGGCGTAAAACTATACACCAGCACAACCACACCATGAACACCAGCATGCGTGTAGTCTAAGAACTTCGGAATCGTATCTTGGATATGTTATAATACAGGTACAGTAAACACAACAACAGAAACACAGCACAGAAAGTGTTTACTGATAATACAGAATGGTGCGTGAGGTTAATAAACTTCGCAAACAACACCAGGAAGTGTTATAATATAGGTACAATAAAACAAACAACGCCCAGTAGGGCATAGCAAAGAGTACTTGGGAGGTACAGATTATGGCAAAGAACATCAAGAACAACGCACAGGCAATCGAAAACAACGAACAGGTTATTGTTAAGGAGGATACAACTATGGCAAAGAACGTTATCAACGCAACTGCAGAAGCAATCGAAGAAGTCGCAGCTCCGGCAGGTCCGAAGCCGATGCTTCTCGTCACAGCATCTCGTGGCAAGAACACGAAGCTCGCTTGGAACGTCATCGACGTCAACGACGACGAGGAGACGCAGAAGGTCAAGGGTTGTGCAATCGAGCTCCCGACTAAAGTTGCCGAAATTATCGGCAACGACAAGTTCATTTCCTATATCGACCTGGACATCATTGCCAAGTGTGTCGAAGAACACAGAGCAGTGCGTGGTACTGCAAGCACCGTGTCGGATGTGTTCAATCGTTACTGTAAGGTAACAGATACCAAGGGCGAGCGTGTAGCAGTGGCACTCGAAGTGTTCGGAACTATTTTAACCGCAGTCGAGAACGGTGAGCATAGTGGTGCCTGGGTACGACCGGAGCCTAAGAAAGAAGCTCCTACAGATAGCGAAACCGAAGCAGCAGATACAGCGGATGTTACAGAAGACGAACAGTAAGGTATAAGGGACCGAAAGGTCCCTGCCTAGATGGAATTTCGGAATGCCAATCAGCATATCGTATAATATAGATACAGTAAACAAATACACCGAGTCTCATAGGAGGTACAAGGTATGGCTAAGAAAAAGAAGAGAGATATAGGTGACCCTAGAGTTCTATATAAGGCTTGTCGGTTGTGGTCTAAGGAATCTAATTTCGAATCAGACACCTTGGTTGCTGTATGGAATAGAGCAGTTGAGCCAGGTAGAAATGGGACTACCTTCCGGAATTATATACTGCGTAATTACCTAGGTATCCTTACACCAGACTCTAAGAAATCGAAGCACCAGGGGCTTTAAAAGATTCAGGGATAACCAAACGGAAGGAGGTGACCGGGAAAGGTCACTACCAGATAAACTTCGTAATCTAATCCCAGCTATGTTATAATATAGGTACAATAAAACACAAGGAGGATACAGTATGTGGAAACAGGATTTGGAGGCACTTCTTAAGGCGTGGCCAGAGAACAGACTTATAAGCAAGATAACAGCAGTCCACGGTGGTATTTCCGTCATCGATACGGAAGGTGTTCACTGGCATTACAATCATAACGAAGGTACATTGACAAGACTTCCGAACCGGAAGCAGAGAGGAGAACAGCATGCTTAACGAAGCTAAGAAGTGGGTTCAGGACCTGGAAGAAATGCTCACCAGTTTGGCAAAGGAATTCAACAAGTCAGTCGAAGAGCTCGACGATACGTTTACCGACTGGTACGACAATGGTGGTATTGACTTTGACCTAGATGGTGAGTCCTCAATCGAAGTGTTCGCTGAGAATTACCGCAACGACAGAGAAGAAGAAGCTGAGAGCGATGCCTACGAAGAGGTTTACCGGAAGATGTGTACCTATGCCGCTCGTCAGGGCTATGACTTGCAGGACTGGGAAATCGACGATATAATCGAAGAGGCCGAGGAGGACGGAGACAGCGTACTGGACTGTTCAGATGGGGCACTCAGAGAACTCACCGAAGATTGGATTGCCGACCACCCGGAGTAAGCAAAGCATAGGGCTCGAAAGAGCCCGGAGTAAGCAAAGCACAAGGGCTCGAAAGAGCCCTTGTGCTTTTAACTATCGCAATTCGAGTTCTACCAGCATTTGCGATTAAGAAATAGAAGAGTTTCATTAGAAGAACTCGAAGCTCTAACGCTACCGCTACTGCGAAAGTACCTTTAGCAAATCGCGGTATACCACGTGGTTGTGCACGGTGTACAATTATACTACCACATACAAGAACCCACAGCATGCGTTAGCGTGCTGTGTGTTTTTATGGTATTGTGTATTTATGTAAACCACAGTACCGGTGTATCGTGAAATTCGGAATGCTACCTTAGGTGTGTTATACTATAAGCACAATAAGACACACGCCTACAGAGAAAGGAGAGCATTATGATTAAGATAATTCAGCCCAGAATCACAAGACAGGTGGTAGAGTACTACATCGAATTCACAGACAACGAAGGCTCTGGTTTCGCCTTTCCTTGCGACTCGAATGGCAACATTCAGTTCAATGACGATATCCCTGAACTGGGTAAAGCCCAGCGTGATAACTACGACTATGCGATGGCACATCGAGAGCGGTTCACGAAGCAGTATGCTGAGCTTGTAGCTCGACGGTACACTGTGACTGATAATGCTGTTGGTGAGTGTGCTTGTGGTGAGGAGGTGGAACTGTTCGACCAGTACCAGGGTGCTTGCTCGTGTCCGAGGTGCGGACAGTGGTATAATGTCTTCGGTCAGTCACTCATAGACCCTGAGTACTGGGAGGATTGATTCGAAGGACACTAACTTCGCATTCTAAGCTTGAGTGTGTTATAATATAGATACAATAAAACACGGAGGTGTTCGTATGGCACAGACAGAAGACCTTAAGCAGTGGGTGCTCGAAGAGTTCGAGCGCAAGTCGGGAATCAAGGGAGTCACCGCGTGGCCGATATCACCTAATTGCTGGAATGTTCAAACCGAAGATGGTGAGCTCTATATGCTAAGATGGATGGAGGGTTAATCATGGCAGAGAGAATTGAAGTGTTCACAGAGACCTACGAAGGGATTCACGGTCGTAAGCCTAGAGGTAAAGGCACCTGGGCGTTCTTCATCGTAACTACTCGTGGAACAGATTTCGACGAACCGATTATCAAGTCTGGGACCTACTCCCAGGCGAAAGCCGAAGCAATCAAGGAAGCTCGCAGTCAAGTAAGCGGTTTCACAGGTCTCATCGTGGGACCGTGAAACTTCGTAAACCACTACCAAGACCCTGTATAATTAAGGTACAATAGAACAAATCCTTGTTCAACTATTTAGGAGGTAATCATATGGATAAGAACATTTCACTCGTAGCACAGGTTGTTTCTCAGCTGGCAAAACTCGGCATTACCGCAGTCGAGAAGCCAGACGCCTACTGTGCTTATCAAGGAGTTTGGGGTTCGCTCGCAAACTACACCAAGGTCACAATCGGTCAGATTCGTGAACGGTACGACTCGCTGGGCAATCCCAGACTCAGTGTATTCGTGAGGTACGAAGCGCTGCGTGTGTCAGGTGAGGATTTCGGTGACTTTTGTGTCACCGAATCTCGCAGTATTTCGCTGGAATCTCTTCTCTCCTACCTGGAAGATCATGGCATTAAGAGTCACAAGCCAGATCGTTCTGTGGTTCGGGTATATCGCATCAATCGGTAAGGAGGTGTTACATGAAAGCGAGAATACAGTCGGTTGAGCAGGTAAAGAAGATTGCGTCCGCTAAGCTCCAAGAAGAATTTGCATCTCGTTACCAAGAAGCAACACTCGAAGGTGCAATTCAGGGTATGGCATTTGTGATGTACGTTCTAGAAAATACATATGGTTGGAAAAAGAAAAGACAGCAAAAGCTGTTCGAAGACATGCTGTCTTTAACTGACCTACCAGAGCTCTCTCCTGAGATTCAACCGTACAAAGCACTGGACATTAGAAAGCATATCGAAACAGAATATGGAATTGATTTTCACAAGCTGCTAAATCGTGTCGATGCATTGCCACCAGATTAAATCGGCACGTAAAGGAGACAGATATGGCACAGAAAGAAACAATATCCCCTGACCGTGTATATCGGTTATGGGAATCTACTCAAGAAATCATCGAATTTGCAACCTGGATTCCTGAAGTGGTAGGGACCGAAGGTGAGCTGATAAGGATGGGCTCAACGCTGGTAGCGGAATTGCCAGACGTTAATAAGTCTACTGTCGTTAATTCTACTGTCGTCAATGCTAATGTAGTCGAATCTACTATGGTCGAGGTAACAGAATCGATTCGATTTATCGACGCTGATGTCAGCTATTATCGCAAGACACTGAACGTCTTCAGGAAGCGGCATCATATCAAGAAGTGATAATAGCGGCTTATGCTGGTTTTTATCGATGGGTGGTGAAAGCGGTATAAGCCGCTATTGCTATGAGCTCACAGAGCTTCGGTAATTTGTGCCAGATGTGTTATCTAACACATTTCTAGAGTAGGACTCGAAGCTCATAGGGCGTTCGCTGTTATCTATCGGTATTCACCGTAAACACAGCACGCTACGGTATACCACGTGGTGTTGCGTGATGTACACATTTACTGGTAAAGCCTATACCGTAAGCAAACCACTGCATGAGCGTGGTGTTGTTACTATATAATAGTACCGTAAGCATTGTGATACACAGAGATTACGATAAACCAAACTTCGTTTTCTTAATCATGAAATGTTATAATATAGATACAATAAAACAAACAAACGAACAGGTACGTAGGAGGTACAAGTTATGGAAAAGAATATTTTTGACGCACTGGTAGCAGAAGCACAGAACAACGGTACAGTTGAAGAGAACTGGGAAGCATACGAAGAGGAGTTTATGGGTGATGTGTACACAAAGGTTGAGGAGGAGACCGGCACATACCTGGAGCCAAGCACACAGATGGGCTACGGCAGTGTTACTGGTTACGATGGCACATACGACGGGTGCACATACGATTACAGCACAGAGACACAAGCAATGGTTGACGTACTGGCAGAGGGAGGTACTTACGAAGAAACGGTGGACAGAGCATACAGAGCAATACTGGAGTTGTTAGGCGACTAAAGGCAACGACGTTAGAAGCATCGAGCATAAGGTTAGAAGCATCGAGCATAAGGTTAGAAGCGGCGAGCATAAGGTTCGCCGCTTTTTGTTACAGCTGCAACTTCGGTAATTTGTGCCAGATGTGTTATCTAACACATTTCTAGAGTAGGACTCGAAGCTCCCATAGCATGATACTGCTACCATAACCGTACCTCAATCAGTGCGTTGCACAGAGTTCACGATAAACCAAACTTCGTTTTCTTAATCATGAAATGTTATAATATAAGCACAATAAAACACAACCCGATAAGGAGGGTACAAGATGGGAAATGTAACCGAAAAGGATACTCAACTGAAAACATTCTTTGAGAAGTCGATGTGCTTCGTGATAAGAAGAGCAGCATTTTCTAGAGGTACTCTGACGTACTATATGTATAGCAGAGAGCATGGCAAGAACATTCTCTTCGAACAGAAACCAGATACCTCGATGTCTTGCACAATAGACGGTGTAACTCGGAACATCCCAACAAGAGATGCTTTGGAGGCTGCGTTAGGGCATAAACCTACGAAGTTCGAAGTGTGTCGAATCGTTCAAGAAGTCATTCTTAGAATGATCGATGACCAACAGGACGAAACGAAGAGACAGGTAGGAAGAGACTTTGACAGGTTCAGCAGAAGGGGTCATTGATTTAGAAACTTCGTAAGCAACACCAGCGTGTGTTACAATATAAGCACAGTAAACAACACACCGGTTGGGTATTGTAACCAAAGAAACAGTGCTTGCACAACTTCGTGATACAGGTGTATTCATGTTATAATGTAAGCACAATAAAACACAAACCGATAAGGTTCAGGGAGGAAATAGTATGGCACAGGAAATTATTAAGAACACAACCGTACGGGAAATCAACGAAACTGCTACTATCGTTAAGGAGGATGCTACTATGGCAAACGAGGTTATCAACAGCACAGAAGCAATCGAGACCACAGAGGTTCAGGCTCCAGAAGTAAAGCTCCCGAAGTTCAACGACGTCATCGTTCCTGCAGACGAAGATAGATTAATGCTGTATATCACAGCAACTCGTAACAAGAACGACGCAATGTTCTGGGACGTAATCACAGTAGCAGCAGGCGAAGAACCTAAGGCAGTACTCAAGACCATCAACGAGAACAAGTTCGTTAATCTCGTCGACATGCGCAACGTAAGAGCGTTCGTAGAAGCAGGTGCTCCACTCAGAGGAATGGCAAGCACGATTTCCGATTTCGCAGCTCGTTTTGCTAAGACGAAGCACGACACTACTGAGAAAGCAGCGCTGGTGCTTAGAGAGTTCAAGGACATCCTGGTTCAGGTAGATGCAGGTACAACAGCAGGCAAGTGGGAGAATCCAGAAGCAATCGAAAAGGCTGCAGCTAAGGCAAAAGAAGCAGAAGAGAAAGCAGCAGCAAAGGCTGCGAAGGAGGCAGAAAAGGCAGCAAAGAAGGCTGCAGAAGAAGTTATCGAAGAGACCGACGACATCGACCCCTACGATGTTGAAGACGCAGAGTAATCTAACCAACACCCGACCTCCTAAGTCGAAGTCAAGAGCCCTGGGCGAGGAGCCTGGGGCTCTTGCTGCGGTATCACAGTTCTGGAAACTTCGTGATGCTGGTGTGATTGTGTTATAATATAGATACAATAAAACAAGTCCTAGACCACAAGGAGGAAACGATATGGATAAGAACAGAATGTCCTGGAGTGATGCAGTTAAGTACCTAAAAGAATTCAACAAGAAACACGATATTCACGTTAAGTGTAGCAAGCCCGCTACGTGCGTGATGGTTGCAGTCATATCAGAGGATAGCTTTGATAAGGAGTACAGCTTAGAGTCTCGTAGCTATGCGTTCACAAATCACGATAAATTCTTCATCCCGTCGAACACTGGCACGTCAATCTTTGCTAGCAGCTTAGCTGGTGACGATATAGGCATTAGATTGGAACAGTATATCCGTTATTCTAATTGGAAAGTCGAATACTGCTACATCAAGGAAGAGCGAGAAGAATAACTTCGTAACCTTACCTAGCATCCTGTATAATATAGATACAATAAAACAACACCAACAACCCGTAGGAGGTAGAGATTATGGCACAGAAGAAAGAGTACACAGTTATTTGTCATCATAGAGGAAGAAAAACCGAGTACACCGGAACTCTTGAGCATCTCATCGACGATGTGTTCGGGTACACACTCGAGAGTGGTGAGTCCTTGCAATACGAAAGAGGTTGTCGCAAGGTTAACACTAATCCGAAGTCTGGTAAGAGTCTCGTGACTGCTCTTAATAACGCAGTTCACAACACTATGGTTTCTTGCTATGACCCTGACTGGTACGAGATTAAGGAGGTGTAAGTATGCCAAACGGTGTTCAATGGTCTTGGGAAGAAGTACGTAACGCAAGAAGAGCTGCTGAGTACTTAACCGAAGCTCAGCGCTCCGCAGCTTGGAAGGCAGAAGTTGATGCTCGGTTGGCAGCACAGCAAGCAGAGCGTGAGGCTAACCAGGCTCGACGTGAGGCGGAGATAGCACGAAGCGACGCAGAATACGCAGCACAGAAAGCTCGCGAGCAAGAAGCTCGAGCTCGCGTAGCTGCTAATCAACCTCCATATCAAAGCAGCATTCAGTCAGAGATAAAATGGAATTCTGGAGCTTGCAGGTCAGCTCGAAGACATGCAGAAGCTGCTCGTGCCGCAAAGTTCGGTAGCAAAGAGTATATCATGGCACGGTATGGATACGTGTGCGGAGAGTTCGGTAATTCAGACTGCTATTATGGTACTATTCTGAAGTCTTTGATGGGAGCTGAAGGGCTGACAGAAGACCAAGCTTGGGACCACATCGTGTCGGCTTACACCGAGGAACGTTGGCGGCAGTGTGAAGCACCGTTTACAGAGTATTTCCTCAATCACGTTAGCTGCTAACGCATACCATATGGTTGTGCTTCTTGTATACTGTATAACCGTAGACACGGTGACCACGGTATAACCGTAGCACAACCATAGCGTAGTTGAGGGCATACTTTAGGATATGCCCTCGATTGCAGTTATAATCGGTGATTATAAACTTCGTAAACCTACTCTAGAAATGTTATAATATAGATACAGTAAAAGAACAGTAGAGAAGAAAGCATAAAGCTTAGGAGGAAGACAGTTATGGAGAGAACAAGACGTAGACACATTAGATGGGATAGGGTGCTTGGGAGCATTCTCCTCATGGCAATGTTCATATTCGGTGTTTGGATTGTAGTGTCCTACTGCAACATCGTGTTGAACAACAACGAAGAAAACCCGGTGTACTTACCTTGGAACCTTTTCATGGTTCTATTCTAAGTTCCAGAACTTCGTTTTAACCACCGTCGTGTGTTATAATATAGATACAATAAAACAAACAGTAGGTTGGGTAAGACGGCTGCAACGCAGCATAGGTCACAGAAACCACAGTCCGAGTTCTCGCAGTAGTGAGAGCAATGCTTACCCAACCAGATGTTACTACAGGAGGTATAGATATGGATAAGTTTATCGAATGTCTTAAGGAAGAATCTTATTCCCTGGCAGCCAAGGAGCTTGACCGTGAAGCAAACAGCTTCACGTTCGGAAGACGTGTTCCGGAAATCGCACAGCAAATCGAAGACGCACAGGTCGGTGAGGAAGCTTACAAGTTCAGCGTAGCTTTTGTGCTGGCAATGGTACAGCGTTATCCCGACGGTCGAGACGAGAAGAGCATTGGGTTGGCAAAGAAGATTATTTCTTCGGGCTTGGAACTTGGTGAGATACAGGAAAGAGTTCTGAAGGAGGTGAGCCTGAGGGTTGTCGGGGCTTCGATGCACCCCACGGTAATGCAGCAAGCAGCACAGCTTGCATTCTACATCTTGGACTTGAATGGGGCGGTCCCAGAAGAGCTCAAGGAAGACCGTTCTTGGTGGAGAATGCCACTCATCTGAGCAACGAGTTCTTGAGCGCTAGAAAAAGCACATAGCAGCACAACGCACGCTAACGGTAACCAGATACAGGCATACAAGTATATGCCTAGCAGGAACTGTTAGCGTGCGTTAGCGTGCTTGATGGATGATAACTTCGGTCTGCTATTGGTGCTTTGCAAGACGTCTAGCAGCATAAGGCGTGGTATAAAGCTCGTGCCGCAGCAGGGCAGCGTGTAGCTGCCTTTTCCTTTAGGCTGTAGGAGCTTCGAGTACCTATGCTAGCTATGTTATATAACACATCTAGCAGCAGATACCGAATTTTTAACCAGATATTTCAGCGAAACCGCCTGAAAATATCGCCTGAAAATACCGGTTTCGAAATTCCTTTCAACGGTATTCCGATACTATGGGTCCGCTTTTTACGTTTTTTTCTCCGACACCACTTCTGCACAAAATCCCAGACATCAGCACTTACCGCAACCCGTTCTCCCAGCTCCCACCTCCCAGACCTGAGCTCCCTACTCCCGATTCCCAGCATCACCTTCGCACAATCAGGCTATCCGTTTCTTGTTTCACAATTCCTCGGTTTTCTAGTAGCACAGAATTTCAGAAATTTCCTTATATCCGTCAATATCAGATTCTTCCTATATAATAGAACGTAGGTTTCGAGAAAGGAACTACCGAATGAGAACTCAGGAGGAATATACTATGCTGAAACTAAGAACATACCGCACGCTGAACTGCGCAGCTAACGGTGTCTTGTACCATTATACAAGTTCTATGGATAATGTAGAATCCATTCTAGAAAACGGTTTACGCACCAGTGCTTATCCGACAACTAACCCTGACGAATACATTACTGGAATATCACTATCTAGAACCAAAACCACCATTCCTTATTCTGTCAACGATACGCACACTCATGGATATGCTCTCGATGATGAAGGCTCTGAATTTAGACGCTGGGTATACGGAGTAATCTTTTCTAAACGACTTCTGTCCAACATCGGTAAGATTAAACCGTATCATTATGCTACAGACCCTGGTTGGTATTTTCAGATAAATATCCGCAGAGTAAATTCGAACATTCAAGAACTGCCTGAAAATTGGCTACCAGAAAAGGTCACCTTGGATATAGTAACAAATTGGAGAGTTCATGATGCTGCAACTGCTCGAGCTAGAATACGATTTTTCTACCCAGAAGATACTGTAGATACCGATGACTATTATACTGATGAGGAATCCGTCATTCTCGAGGATATGCCCTACCTACCTAGTTTCTCGGAAGGCATTTCTAAGGAAGATTACCTTAATCAGATAGCTAGTCTAGACAAACTCGACTTTGAGCATAACACACCTATCGATAATGCGAATACGCAGGTAGACCAATATCTGAAAACCATTAATTTATCAGACACCAAAGAACAGCCTCAGATAGTTCAAGATATCCTTGAAGACGCCTTTCGAATTATCCGCAGACGTATTCAAGGACGTCAATCACATCAGAAGAAATCTAGAGCAGGTAACGCGACAAAAATCTGGTCTGAAGGGACGGAACCTGTGTACCTGGAAGATAAAGGTGATACCAGTTATCAAGCTATTATAGAAGCTCTCAAGCAACTTCAAGAAATTGCGCCTAATATAAAGATTAGCGGTAATGAACAAGAAGGTTGGCGGGTTTATGGTAAGCTACCTGAAGGAACCTTGTTTCAGAAGTTACCCATAACCATACAGAAGATAATGAATAAGCTAGGCATGCCAGTGTACGAATCCGAAGACCGGATTCTGCTACCCAATGCAAAGCCAGGCGAGTATATACCTGCTACCAAGAAAGCAATTATCGGCATTATAGTACCAAGGTCTCAGTATTCGAGCAAAGAGGTTGAAGATTTCAGGCAGAAGCATCCTGACGTACCAGTTCATGTCTATGCAGATAAGAATGAGAAGTCGAATGACTCCTACAAATCAATACCAAGGTCTGCGTATCAGAACCCGATAACCTAAATAGATAGGTCCTGAGCAAGCAGGGACAGCAACTGGGTTCAGAAAGATAGGTACCTATGAGAACAAGTACATGGTAAGCTCGGTACCCATCAGCTGTTAATCCACCTTGATAATGATAAGAAGAACTGTGAGTTGTCAAATCTTTATGTCATTTCAAGAGCTACCAACCGTAGAATGGCTGCTTGGGGTTGGTTCTTTACTAATCCAGAATTAATCCTTACTTCTATCAAATGCTGCGAGTTGTTGGAAGCAACCGATTAAGGAGCGAATTTACTCTGCTCAGAGCGGGCGGTACGAAACTTCGTGTTTCGTACCGTTTTATGTTATAATATAGGTACAATAACAACACAAGGAGATGGTTAGATGACAAATGTAGTCGCAACGCTAAATGCGTATTCTAGGTTGAATTGTCTAGATTTGCTCACCGAGATTCCTACCTGTGAGTACGAAGGCAATATCGACGGCATTCATATATTCTCGATAGAAAACCCAGACGCACTTTTTACACTGCTGTGCGACACGCTCGGTGACGTTCGGATGGACAGCAAGGGCTGTTATCATTATTCTGATGGAACTGTGGCAAAATTCGTCAAGAAACGCAAAGCCTACGAGTTTAAGAAGTTCAAGACTGTGTTCGCTCGGATAAAGCTCAGATAAGGGGGTGTAATATGCCAGATATATTTTGCAAAGAGTCTGGTCATTGCGAGGAAGAGGATATGGGTATCTGCACCCTGGAAAATATCACACCGAATTCGAACGGCAGTTCTGAACAGTACCTAGAAAAGTCCATCTACTCTAAGGGACGCCCAGATTTTTCAATCAGAAACTCTGAAGTATACGACAATCATTTCGGCATTCTGTTGTTCTTTCAGAATAAGATTGATGTAGATTACGTCTTCAACATTTTGCAGAAATGGCACGGATTTAATATTGCTGTTGACTTCGTCGACATAAATCTTATGCTAGGACCTGCAGCGGACTCTGATGTTATCGACAAGATTGCAAAGATGATTGTTCATTGTCAGTATCAAGAGTATTATATCATACCAGAACAGCGTACGCTCAGACAGGCTCTGAAGAAACTGCTAGAAGAAAAGACCAGTCAAGTGCTGGTGCACTTTAAGCTATACAAGAAGGTTATAGAAGCTGTGAACAAGCGTTCTACGGGGAAATAACTTCGTGCTGCGTGCTGTAATATGTTATAATGTAGGTACAATAAGCGTAGAACACAGGTTGGTAAGGTACGTTACGTATCGAATTGTTTCAGCTCAAGGAAAACAAGATTCTAGAGTGAAGTCGTTCTATGGGTTTAATTGAAAAGAAAGAGGAGGAATAATATGCTATTTTCTGCAAAAATACTTAGACGCAGACGAGAAAAGAATAAACGTTCAACTCAGAAGCTGCATATAGACAAGGAAGGTCAAAAGAAGCTATTTAATCGTGTCAAGACACTTGATGTGGTTGGAGAATTTATGATTAACGTGAATGAAGAGTATTCAGGAATCGAGAAGTCCTTGAAGAAACTCTTTGCTAAAGGCTATTCGGTCTACTACCATCCTGCGCCTACTGAGTATGCCAGATTTCTGGTATCGCTCGACCCTAAGCCTGATGCGCAGGAATGCGGATTCGAGCCGATGTTTCGTTATGCAGAGGAGGACTATCATGATTAAACAGTATACCTATGCCCCTATGGCTGAGACTAAGGACGGTCAGACTTTATCTATTCAGGATAATCTAGAACTGCTTTGTAAAGCTGAAGAACAGTTCGAAATCTGGGAAAACCACTATCACTACCGCTTAGTTGAAGCTTGGATTGATATCTACGACGGTGACAAGAAAGTCAATACCGTTCCTTATGACAAGAGATGGGTTCCTTCCGTGAGTGAGCGAATCGAGGAGCCCCATCCCGAGCTCTTAGGTAAGACCTTACGTCAGATAATAGCAGACAGAATTCCTTTAGCTATTATCGATTCTGTACAAGGAGGTGTGGCTGGATGTCCGAGTGATTACTCACCGTTCTCGGAAGAGTATAATTGCACTCCTGACTCTTCGTCTGATGTAGACGGTAATCCCTATAATTGCACCGCGTGTTGGAATCAGGTGTATGAAGGTGTACAGAAACGGAGGTAAAAGAAGTGACCTGGAAGAAGGGTTCTTGGTAAGATTACCAAGTCTCATAACCTTTCGAAAGATGTTCAGCTAAATATCAACTCTGGTAAGGAGGAATCAGATGAGTAGTTTCTATTCAAGAGATGGCGAACCAGAATCGGGTGACTCTGCTATCACCGAAAGGTATGGATATGTTCTACTGGTCGCTCAGATTAGAACAGTCTGCGAAACATTCGGTGATGACAACATCTGGTTGGTAGAAGACCACGATGAAGAGTTACATCTGGTTAGACAGCGAGACCTAGCTGAAGTTGGCTATTATGGGTACTAACTTCGTAATCATGGTTATCTTGTGTTATAATGTAGATACAATAATACACAAGGAGGTTTCATATGCACAAGAAATTCGACGGAGACCACATCCCGAGTTTATTCGAGCCTGGTGATTGTGGTATCTATTCATGGACAGCCTGAGAAGTAGTCATAACAGATGCCTACAAACTAACTAAAATCTACCAGATTACTTCTAAAGAGTTCTGGGATAGATTAAGATAAGGAGGATAATTATGTACGACGCAGAGTGGTATGAAATCAAGAAGCTTCAGCAGAAACTTGCTCAGCTTGGTATATCTAAGAAGCATCTTGACCTCGACGACTATGCAGGGTTAACTCGAAGTGAGTTAGACAGTATTGTCAATTCTGCAATCGCTCGTAAGAAAAAGAAGGAGGTTCAGAAAGAGAAATGATTAAGTGGTTTCTACTCGGTGCAGGAGTCTGCCTATTCTCATATTGGGCTGGGTTTCTAACATCTGCCTTGATGGCTGTTAGAAAGAAGGATACCGAAGCATTAGATAGGATGGTCTGCCCTAAATGCGGAGGATGGATTTATCTAGAGAATGACAGCAATGGTTATTGCGATACTTGTGGTACCTATCTGGTTGAAGGTGAACTGATTGTAGAAGGAGATGATAGTGATGGAAGAACCAAAAGCACTGACACTTCTGAAGGCAACTAAAGAGTTTCTGGCAAATGTCCGAGATGGTGATAATTCTGATGCGATGTTTTTAACTGCACACTATGATTGTGCAGACTATGATGGTTACCGTCTTCTTAATGATATCGATGCCTATCTAAAGGAATACATCGACGCACAAAATGAGCAGGAGAAACTGAATAACACCGAGCGACTGTCAGTCTTTACATCCATCGCTGATGGAACACCTGAAGATTTGCAAGAAGCCTATAGCTGTATGCGTAAGACTACCGACGAACTTCAACCTAGAGTGGTTCCTATGTTTGCTACTAACTTCACGGAGAAATTTACGCAATATCTGATGTCTACATTAGACGTAGTCTACTGTAATAATTGCCGAGGTAACGACCCGTGCGACGACATCGACCCTGACTTTTGCGAGGACTGTCACAGAAAGTATATGAGCTGGGCGATTAGTCATCGAACTGCTGAGATGCTTGCTGAAAAGGCTTTAGAATTGTTCAGAGGAGGTGTAGATGATGCAGACAGACGATAAAGAAATTCTGGAATATATGCTTCAATCTTATATCGATGAGCAAAGACAGATTGCTCGAAATGCAGTGTGAAGTGATGACCAAGATTTCGACTGTGATTCCTATTAGGTTGACATTGTCTATGTTCCTGGATGGCAGCCTTGCGTAAAACCGAAAGGAGCTTCTAATGCTGCTGAAATTAACTGAAAAATGTTCACTGGGTTGTAATCACTGTATGAACCGTTCGACACCTGAAGGTGAACATATGACTTTAGACACACTCAACGATGTTCTTGAGTTTCTAATCAGGAACAAAGCTTACAAGCACGTCGTTGTGTCAGGCGGGGAACCAACCGAACATCCTGACTTCGAACGTCTTATGAATAGAATGTTAATTAGGTTTTCTGAAGAGAAGAATTGGTCGGCAATTACCATTACGACGAACGGATTCTGGTGTTTGGAGCATCCTGATGCTGCTAAAAGAATTGCAGCTGGAACACCATACACGAAGATGTTCTGGCAGGTATCTACAGACTCCAGGTACTATCCAAAGAAGTTACCGTTACATAAGAAGCTCTGGCGTGAACCAGGGTTTATCCTGTGCGACCAGTGCGTTGCTCAGATATACCCACAGGGCAGAGCTCTAGATAATAACCTACCCTGGAAGGCGAAAGCGTCTAGGTGCTTCAATGTTAGGGCGGTTACCAAACAGATAAAGAATCCGTCAATCGGTTTAATTGTCGAACAGCTTCTCGTGGCTCACTTCTATTGCACGCCCACTATCAGGATTGATGGTAGTATCAGCTTAGGTGAGTCTGACCTCTGTCCTAAAGCAGCGTCTATCTATGATTCGGAAGAAGAGATAATTCAGAAAATTATCGATTTTAAGTGTCACCAATGTGACTTTATCAATGACAAATTAGACCCCATCTATAAGCAATTTCTGTAATGAAACTTCGTATACCGCACTTCTCGTATGTTATAATATTGTTGAAAATAAAAGAGCGCGAAGCTCTAAATATCAGGAGGTTAAAATGATAACAGAAGAAAGATATCATGAACTAATCAAAGTCGTGAACGACGCTCGTCTGCTCTACATTCAGGGTGCTTTAACCGGTATTTCTGATGAGCTGTATGACAGCTACATGGCAGACATCTACGAGTACGAAAAGTATCATCGAGCTGCTGAGAACAGTCCGACACAGTCGGTAAATCCCGATATGGGTGATGGTGATGTCGTGCATCCAGTTGCGATGCTCAGCCTTCTCGATGTATTTACCGTCGACGACGCTAAGGAGTTCCTGAATAAGCATAAGAATGTGTCAAAGGTACTCCAAGAGTATAAACTTGACGGTTTGTCAGTGCAACTTATCTACAGAGATGGTAAGCTCGTTTCAGCATCGACCAGAGGTGACGGTAAGAAAGGTGTAGAGCGTATCACCGCTGCGCAGTATATTGCCGATATCCCTAAGACAATCGACTGTACAGACGAAGTCGTCGTTCGTGGTGAAGTATTCATGCTGAAGTCTCGATTTAAGGACTATTGTAAGAAATATGGAAAGCAAGCAAATCCTCGAAATACAGCTGTTGGTATTTTCAAAAGAGACAGCGAGCCAGAAAGAGCTGCTTACCTTTCTTGTAGGGTATTCAATCTTGAAAATCCCAAGACTATTAGTGACATTCCGTCAGCTGTAGGTACCCTTGATACTCACAGCAAGTGCTTGCAGACATTAGCTCTATGGGGCTTCAGTCCCGTAGCTCATTGGGAAGTAGGTACAGGTGAAGACGTAGCGGCAGTTATCTCCGAGGTTCAAGCAAAGCGTGAAGCTGAGGATATTCCGATTGATGGCATGGTTCTCAAACTCGACAATCTTGCACTTAGAGAGCAGCTTGGTGATAATGGTGTAGTACCGAGATGGGCTATTGCTTATAAATTCCCTGCACAAGAAAAAGAAACTAATCTTAAGGATGTTGAATGGCAGGTAGGTGCAACCGGTAAGCTCAATCCAGTAGCTATTCTCGAACCGGTTAATGTCATGGGTAGTACCATTACCAAAGCTACACTGCATAACTGGGGAAGAATCCAGGAACTCGGTATTCAGATTAACGATGTGGTTGTCGTGTATAAAGCAGGTGATATCATTCCTGCAATCAAATCTACAAGACATACTCCAGAATCTATTCCGATTCCTAAGCCTACGGTTTGCCCAGCTTGTGGTTCATTACTTACCGGTAGTTCAGAACCAGGTATCTGTACAAATATCAAGTGCAGGGAGAAACTGCTGGCTCGCCTGAACGGCTGGACTGACAAGAAAGTCGGTAATTTCAAGGGTGTAGCTGGAAGCTTGGTAACTGCACTCTTTGATAGAGGTAAACTTCAGACACCGGCTGACTTCTATAAAATCAAGCCTATCGATGTTCTTACGCTTCCTGGTAACGGCAGAGCAAAGATGAATACCTATATGCAAAGAGTTGATGCATCTAAAAAGTCGATGACATTTGCACAGATTCTCGTTGGTCTAGGTATCAACAGTCTTGCGAAAGCTGGTGCTGATGAAATCGAGGCATACCTTCGTTCTCAGCATCCAGGTCAATCATTCAGAAATGCACTTGCTGGTTTTATGGCAATGCCTAAATCACGGTTTCAGAATCTTATTGGTAATGCTAAAGGTGCTACCGTATATGACCAGATTCGGGACCCATTTATTCAGGAAGTAATCAAAGGTATCGGTGAAGTCTTCGCTGATAGAACGCTTTGATACCGGTATTTATAATAGATAAACGTGTGTAAGCATGTTTCTATTCCTCATGGTGTACGTGCGAATCAGGTTAAGTCAGTCTAGGTCGTGGGTTACCTATAACCAATCAGTCTTCATTCAAGAAACCGATAGACTTGACAGAAACCGGTTCAGGATATCTTAAAATTAAACAGAAGGAGTTTAATAGTTATGTTCAATGAAAGATTTAAGGTTGGCGACGTCATTCGCCATTTCAAACGTGAAACCGTAGAAGACCAGAGCAGCACTGATTATCTGTATGTACTTATCGGCACTGCTAAGCACACAGAGACAGGTGAAATTCTAGTGCTGTATAAGCCACTCTTCAATCCTCCGTGTCTAGAGGGTGTCGACGTTGCAGCTCGCCCGCTTGATATGTTCATGTCTGAGGTAGACCATGAAAGATACCCGAACATTAAGCAGAAGTATCGTTTCGAAAGATATATCTAAGGAGGGTTTCTAGCATGAAAATTCGTATCAAGAAACTCAGAGAGACTGCTACGCTACCTACCCAGGGTTCAGCTCAAGCCGCTGGGTATGACCTATACGCAGATATTCCGGAAGGAGAGCTTGTAATCAATCCAGGTCAGATTCAGAAAGTATCTACAGGAATCTGTGCTGCACCTGAAGAAAATGATGTAGCTCTTTGCTTATTCCCGCGTTCAGGTCTTGCGACCAAGCAAGGTGTAACTCTTATCAACTCAATCGGACTGGTTGATTCTGATTACCGTGGCGAGATTATTGTACCGCTTGTCAATCACGGTCAGTTCCCTGTCCACATCAAAGACGGAGACCGTATTGCTCAACTCGTCGTTATCGAAATTACTCGAGCAGACTTCGAAGAGGTAGCTGAACTTTCTGGTACGAGCAGAGGTGAAGGAGGTTTCGGATCTACTGGCGTATAAAACCACGAAAAGTCCATAATTCCATTTGGTTTTGCTTAAATGCATGGTGTGTATGTGTAAACGTATAACGCAGTGTCATAGCATTTAAGCAAAACCGTTTTTATCGTAACTTCGTAGAATCAACAGAAATATGTTATAATATAGATACTATAAAAATAAAGGAGGTCAGATATGGCATATCTTAAGTGCGACTGTTATACGATTTATGCGTATATCGCACCAGACGGTAGACGTTATATCGGTAAAACAGGTTCCCAACGAGCTGAGAGGGCAGGTAACGGTGGTTCTGGTTATAAACATTGTAGCTGTTTCTGGAAGGCTATTCAGAGGTTTGGATGGGATTCTTTTAAATACGAAATATTAGCTACGGTACCTAAGTCTCAGACTAACGCAGCTCAGTTAGCTTGTGATTTAGAAGCTCGATATATAAGAGAGTATCAGACTACGAACATTCGTTTCGGTTTCAATCGATTCAAGAGTGATTCACCAAGAAGTTATGCGAAACTCTCGGAGTCTCGCAGAAATAGGCGTGTCGTTAATAAGGACGGAGTAATCAAGCACGTACCGGAGAGTCAGTTCGACACCTACATTCAGAAAGGATGGAATCCTGGATATAAGCAGATAACCTGATATTCCTATGTATAATAGAACATATAGAAGCAACGACAGGCTTCTGTAAATAGTCTATCTCGAGATATGCTATTATTTCAATAACCGAAAGGAGTAATCACAATGGTAAATGTAACTAAACCGGTTGCGAAGATGAGAACTCAGGTTCATTCTGCAGCAAAGTCTGTGAATAGAAATCGTCGCCTTCGTAACACCAAGCTGAACAGCTCTCGCAGATTTGGTGGTTTCGATTACCACCCTATCTCTGAAGAAGAGCTCGCATTCAGCGATGGTATTTCAGTCGAGGAACTGCAGAGCTTCATCAATGATTGGGAAAATCAAGGATATAATGTTCTTGGATTCCTAAAATCTGATGATTACGCTGCTACTGGTAAAGACGTTCTTGTTGAAACCGACGATGGCATATACATCTGGGATGAAGGCGGAGACCTTATTCCGGTCAACAGCTCTAAGAAGAGAATTCAGAACTCAAGAAAGAAATGCATGAACAGCTCTCGCAGATTTGGTGGTTTCGATTACCACCCTATCTCTGAAGAAGAGCTCGCATTCAGCGATGGTATTTCAGTCGAGGAACTGCAGAGCTTCATCAATGATTGGGAAAATCAAGGATATAATGTTCTTGGATTCCTAAAATCTGATGATTACGCTGCTACTGGTAAAGACGTTCTTGTTGAAACCGACGATGGCATATACATCTGGGATGAAGGCGGAGACCTTATTCCGGTCAACAGCTCTAAGAAG